TTATGGGAAAAAATAAATGAGTACTACAGATTTTATGGGCAGAGATGGCTTCATCTGGTTTACAGGTGTCGTTGAGGATAGAAAAGACCCACTTAAATTGGGCCGAGTAAGAGTAAGATGTCTAGGTTATCACACGGAAGACAAAGAGGCCTTACCTACTACAGATTTACCTTGGGCACATCCAATGTTGCCAATTACTGCCAGTGGCACATCTGGCATTGGGCAAACTCCCCTTGGCCTTTTAGAAGGCTCGTGGGTGGTTGGTTTCTTTAGGGACGCAGATACTAAACAAGACGCAGTAATTATGGGGAGTTTGCCAGGCAGACCCATTACTACAGGCGCACAGAATTTAGCAGAGGGCCTTGGGTTTAGCGACCCTAATGGCAATTACCCACGTTACGCAGGCGAATCAGATGTTAATAGACTAGCACGGAATGACGCAGATAATCAGAGCATTACGCTAGAAGCACGTAAGACATTTAGAGCGGCCTCTTATACAAATATACCTAGTGCAAATATACTCCCTATCGCAGATGGCATAGTAGATATAGCACAGTCGGAGGGTGATGTATGGTCCTTACCTGAAAATACATATGCAACTGAATACCCATACGGCCATGTATATGAGAGCGAATCAGGCCATCTATTAGAGTTTGACGATACACCAGACCAAGAGCGTATTCTATTATATCATCATAGTGGTACTGAAACAGAAATCACGGCCGAAGGAACAAAGAACGAAGTAAACAAAGATTCAACTCATACGATAACCGAGAAAGACAATAAGGTCTATATCAAAGGGTCCTCTGACCTAACAATCGGTGGTCGCCATAAGATAACAATAAACGCTGATGGTGCTGCTAATAACAATTACGATATACAGGTAGGGCCTAACGCTAATGTCAATATACAAGTAGATAAAGGTAACATTAATATGGCCGCTTTAGATGGTGATATTAATATGTTTGCTAATAACAATATGAATGTAAGAGTAGGTGGTACGTATAAACTTGTTGCTGGTAAGATATTAGAAACATCACAAAGTACAACCACACGTAGCGCTCAGAATGAGTATCACACGTATGGTAACCCAATTGACCACAACTAAAACTGGCTAGGCTTTCTAATCTATAAAAGTAGTAAGTAACATAGAGATATAACGAAGCGGTATTTTATGGTTTTATATATGAGAATTTTTTTCGTGCTATTTTTTGTGTTATTAGTCGGCTGTGTCAAAGTGTCGGTATCATGTAAAGTAGATAATATAGATGAAATCGCATCCGCGGTCGAAGACTGTAAAGAACAACCTAACATGGCTATATCAAAGGAGTTTTAGAAGTTATTACTTTTATACATAGTTATGTTGAAACCCAAAGGAACCATGCTAGAGCTAACAGATAACGCAATAAAGAGATTAACTTACATTGCCAATAAGGCAGGCACTCGTTATGTGAGATTAGACATTAAGGGTGGTGGATGTGCAGGCTTTGAATATAAGTGGAGTACTACGGATACAAGGGAAGATACTGATTGTTTATTAGGCGATATATTAGTAGCGTCTTTAGAATTAGAGATGTACTTATTAGGTACAACGCTTGATTGGGTAGAGGAAGAGTTTAGTAGTGAATTTAAGATAACTAATCCTAATAGTAAAAGTAGTTGTGGCTGTGGGGAGAGTTTTAGCGTCTAGGAACTATCGTTAAAAATTTTTCGCTTTACTGTGCGAATACTTTGATGTTAACTTGTGCGGAAACTATATGAAATATGAAAAAGCAGATTTACCTGTATTAATCTCTATGCCACGTGCTGGTTCGCATTACGTAGGTCATTATATAAGACAAGCATATCTTAAACGAGGTATTGTAGGACCTGAAAATCGTAGTTCGGAGTTTTTTAATAACGAAGACTATAGACAACCTATACAACAGAAAATAAAGTTATTTGAAGATTTAAGAGATAACTTTGGTGTAAATATGTTTTCTATCTATCATGGCCATCATATGAGTCAACATATATCAATGCCTAGTAAACCTCATTACACTTATCTATTTGATTGGTTTAAAGACTTCTATTTAGGTTATACGGTTGTTTTATTAAGACGTAAGAATATATGGAAACACTTTGTATCTTTTACGTTTCATAATATTATTAGAGATGAATTAGACAAGTATGGTAAAGAAAATGAAATAACACATCCTTGGCATTCTATGAATGTTACAGATGATGATGTATTAAAATCAACAATACAAACATACAACATAAAGTTTAAGTTTACGGATGCTCATTTTGAAAAGTTTTTATATTATGTAAGATTTTTTAATGAACATGTAATCAACTATTATAAAGATAAATTAAATGTACATAATCTATGGTTAGAGGATTGTACTCATAGTAAAATGGTTGATATGTTTATACCAGAAGAACGTAAATTAACTTATACAAATCCTTTTGAACCTAGTAAGATAAAGTATTTAACATATTTTAACAATACAATAGAATACAAAGCAAAGTTTACTAATTTATATAATACTCATTTTAAGCCATATGGGTATGAGGTAGATTAAACGCCCACGCTTTTTCATAACACCAAAAACATTGCCAACACCATGCAGTAAAGTCTTTAGTTTGTTTACCTGAACCTACACAAGAACGTGTAATAGGAAACAAGTCTTCCATTAAACCTTCTTCTTTAAATACACCAGCAACAAATCTTTTATTTACATTTATATAAGGTTGATATACGTTATATGTTATATTAGGTTTGTTTGAAACATCACGTCTTGTTTCACCTTGTATTCTTTCTAAATTTTTAGGAGTATAATTGATTTCAGGAAATCTTTCTTTTGCATATTTGGCAAATGCCATACGTATTTGTACAGGTGGGTTTGCTGTCATACCATCTAATCTAATAGGTCCTTTAAATTGACTCATAAATTCAGGTATTAGTTTATCTAATTGTAAAATCTTTGCAACAGCAGTTACAGACATATTGCCATATAACTTTTGATTTTCTAACATACTATCTCTTGCTTTAGGCCACCAGCCACCTACTTCTCTATCGTTAAAGTCTTTGATTGTTATGTCATTTAACTTACCATTAGGAAACTTCTTTTGTAAATATTCAACTATTTCTCTAGCTGCGTCAGCGTCTTTAGGGGCGTTTACGTCATTACACATAAAAGGAAATATTTCTATTTGCGGAAAGTGTTTTAATGTTAAGTATGTTGCTGACGCTGAGTCACAACCACCTGATAATGACATAACTATTTGTTTAGGTAAAAAATCATCATCAAAGTCAATATCTTTTAATGCTTGTTCTTTATATGGTGATTTGTTTATTTGTTCTTTTATATTTGTCCAAAATTCAATTGTTTGATTTCCATATGTTAAGTTCATTTTAATGCTCCTTGTCTAACTTGTCTCCAACGTTGTAGTTCTGGTGTAACGTTAAAGTATTCTTCACTTTTTATTTTTTTAACTCTATTCTTGTCACTAGGTACAGCAAAGTTATCATAAGCCTTTTGTACATTTTTTCTTAATTTTCTACTTCTAGGATCAAAACCTCTATTTGTTTTTACTAATAATAATGTTATGCCTTCTTTATGTGCAATCTCTTTTGCTTGTTCTATTTCATGTTCATTGTATCCAAATATTATATATTGCCACACTATAGGGTGACCTGCCTGTACTCCCATTTTCATAGTTTCCCATACTTGTTTAAAATTAGAACCTATACGATACAATTCTGATTTCTCATCTAAACCATCAACACCAAAGTACCAACAATTTTCTCCTAGACCATAACTATATGCTTTTTCCCACCACTTCTCATCCATGCCTTTTGTATTAGTACCATTAGTTGCAACTCTTAAACCTTTACCTAAACCGTCCATCATTTCTAAAAATGCAAGAAAGTCAGGATGATATATTGGGTCTGATATTTGACCACAAAAGGTTATCTGATTTTCATAATAGTTTAATACTTTTCTAAATTCTGCTTTACCTATATCAAATGATCTTGCTATTCTAGGTAGACCTTCTACCTTTTGTCGTAAACATTGTGGGCAACGTAATATACATCTATGTGATAGATCCATATTAGGTGAAGATAGTTTTTGATTTTGAATATAGAAGTCTGTTAAATGGCTCATTTTTTATAAGTATCTTTTTCTAAATTACCACACTTGTATTGGCATTGTTTCAAAGCACAACTTGGATTATTTATTAGCGTATCAAAGAAGTGTTCCCACTCTTTAGATCCATATATATCTTCTAACTTGTCAACATTTTTTAGTGCAAGGTGATCGTCTTTTAAATGAAAGACTTCCGTTACACCGTGATCGTTTTTAGGATCATCTAACCAACAACAAGGTAACATATAACCATCAGATGTATAGGCTGCTGGTTTATGATAACTTTTAGGTTGATATGTTAAACATCTAGGTTTAATTTTTATATCTTTAGGATTCATTTTTATATTGTAACACAATCTTAACATAAAGTCAAGCTAGTAATACTCCTTTAGTTCAGGAAATACATCAAATAAATTGTACTCCCATTTAGTTCCCTTGTAACGTTCATCTATTTGTAATAAGTATTTAATTGTTTCTTTATAGTCATACCCATTATTGTCTTCTCGTAATACTTGTTGTATATCTGGCCACTTTTCATATTTAGGTATCAGTTCTTGTTTGAGTTTATCAGGCAATACGTTTGCAGCTAATTTTTCGGGACTTCTTATATTAGACCAGTTTATCATAGAGCCTCTTTCCCTTGTTTCAAATATATCAATATTTTTGTCGTACCATTCAGGCAACTCATAAAATCTAAGCACACTTAAAAACGATATAGCGCCATTAATATTTATTTTTACATTAGGGTACTTTCTAACGGTCTTAATGTTATTAACAATCTCATCCCAATTTGATCTTCTTCTAATATAGTTATTATATATTCCTACACTATCAAGTGATACGGTAAACTCAAATAAACCAAACTTAGGAATAAAATCTGTAACTTTCATTTTATCCATATTCATAGTTTGCATATTTGTCTGAAATTTTAAAAGCATTTTTTGACAATCATCAGGCGCCTTTTCTACCAATTTTTCAAGTAACTTATAATATGGTTTCATAACTAATGGTTCACCACCTATAAGTTTCATTGCATAGATGTAAGGTGCTATATCTACTACCTGATCTGATATTTTATCTAAACTATCATTATCTAAATTAAATGATACTCCTGCTCTAGCATACTTTTGTAATTTTTGTGAATATATGGTTTGATTATCTAATGCCTTGTGTTGTATTGTTTCTATTCTTTTTGTTGAATCCCAAGGATGGCACATAAAACAATCAAGGTTACATTTGTTACCATATACTTTTATCTGTACCTCAAAACATCTATCTTTTATATGACCTCTCAAATCTTCTTGGTATCTTCTTACAGATTTTTTTAGTTCAGGCCATATAAGTGAATCATTAGTTTGTATTTTAAGTGCAGCTTGTCGCCTTGATCTTCCGTATAGTTTTTCTTGTTTTCTACAAGTTCTACACCATTCATTTGTAAGTTTTAAATCAGAATTTTCATCTAGCATTTCTGCTCTTAACTTGTTTAGATTTTCATTATTTTCAAACCAATCTCTAAATGTAACGTCATGTATTTTAGGTGCTAAATGATCGTTGTTTAATTCAGCCCAAGAGCATGGTGCATATCTGCCTCTTGTATTGGTGTATAACATTTGAAAGGGAGCGCTACAGAAAAACATTTTTTGATCTTTGATTTTTTGTTCAAACTCACCATCACTCCAAGGTTTCATACAACCTGCTTGAAACCATTGACTAGTATCAACTTTACCATCGCCAAGATATTTGTCGCCTGGACCACCTTTTGTTAGATGTGATTTATCTTTTGTATCTTTTGTCATTTATATACACTTCAATTTTTTCAAACCCATAGTGATAATTTTTATATAGGTCTTCATTTAACATAGATGGGAAAGTCCATCTCTTATCTTCATCGCCATGTTTACCTTCTTTGATACTTATGTCTTTATTAAGTACTTCAGGATGTTCTAATCTATCCATATCTGGATGAGGATATCCTACACCCACAAGTAGTTTAGGTTCTGACTCTAGTTTTAATAATTTTTGTACATTATCGCCTTTTACATCTCTTTCAAAGGCACTACAATAACCTGTTTTATATCCTAGTAAAGCTGCAGCCATAACTAATTGACCAGATGATATACCTATTGATGTATTCTTTTGTTCTTCTAAAGTATCTATTGCTATTTTAGTTGCGTTTGGTTGTGTAGCAACAATGTGTGTACCACTTCTTATATTTTTAGTTTCATCACAATACACAAAAACAACAGGCGCTAGTATTTGTGAATTTGTTACAGCATATCTATGATCGGTAACAAACTTCTTTTTAGTATCTGTAAATATTTTATCTGTTTGAGTATTTGTTTGAAAAGTAAATAACTTTGTTCGGTTATAGATTTTTCTTATAACATTAGGATTAGTATATACTCTTAAACTATAATGTGTTTCATTTTGCTTTGATGGTGAGTTAGCTGCAACATAGATAAGTGTTTCTAAATCTTCCTCTGATACAGGTTTAGTCAAATCATAATTACGCTGTGCTTTTTTACATACATCAATAGCATTCTTTATTTCATCATTCATATGCCTATTTATTATAAATATAACTAATATAATCTTATATTTACATTCCCGAACATTGCAGATAACTAGGAGGTAGTCTATGCCAAAGAAGCATAAGAAAATAACTATATCCTCTCTAAAAAAGAAGGCACCTAAAGTACCTCCTTTCACGTGTATAAAGATTGACAATGTTATAAGTAAATTAGAGAAGATAGTAGATAAGAAAAAAGCGTTAGATAAGAAACAATTAAAAGAATTAGTAAAGAAACTTGAGGTATTAAGGGACGCCAATGATAAACTACGTGATAGTGGGATATATTGGTATGAAAAATTAAAACACTTATTAAAAACGAGGTAGGAGGTCTTCTATGAATTATTATTTTACAGGTGCTCTTATAATATTGTTTATTTTGTTTACTTTATTTGTTACACCCTACCCATATTAAAGTTTTGTTACAATCGGTTTTCCTATGTTAAATACTAGCGATAGTTATTAAACTATCAATCTCTAAAGTAAAACATAGGAAACCTAGATGAGAAAATTATTATTCAGTTTAATTATGATTTTGATGACAACTACATTATATGCAAGGGATCAAATTAACATTGTTGGTTCTTCAACAGTTTATCCATTTTCAACAGTAGTCGCAGAAAGATTTGGTAAGTCAGGTAAGTTTCAAACACCTGTCATTGAATCAACTGGTACTGGTGGTGGAATGAAACTATTTTGTAAAGGCATTGGTACAAACACACCAGATATGTCAAACGCAAGTAGAAAAATAAAACCAAAAGAAGTTAAACTTTGTAAAGATAATGGTGTTACCGATATTACACAAGTGATTGTAGGTTTAGATGGTATTGCTTTTACAAGTTCAGTACAAGGCAAACAATATAACTTTACAAAAAAACAACTTTGGGAAGCGATGGCTGATCTAGGATCAAAACCAACTAAATGGTCAGATATTGATCCTTCTTTACCAGACATTAAAATAGCAATACTTACACCACCTGCTACAAGTGGTACAAGGGATGCTTGGAATGATCTAGTAATGAAAAAAGGATGTCCTGAAACTATAAAAGGCAAAGAATGTTTTTTATTAAGAGAAGATGGTGCAGTAATTGAAGTCGGTGAAAATGATACTTTGATTATTAACAAACTTGTAGGTGAACCAACATACTTTGGTATATTTGGTTTTAGTTATTACGATAATTCAAAAGATAAAGTTCAAGCACATACAATTGAAGATGTTAAAATATCTTTATCATCAATACAAGATGGTTCTTATCCAATAAGTCGACCATTATACTTTTATGTAAAAAATCAACACATTGATGTAATACCAGGTATTGAGGAATTTGTAAAAGAGTTTACATCTAAAAGAGCTGCAGGTAAAAGAGGTTATCTTTTAGATTTAGGATTAGTACCTTTGAAAAGTTTAGATGAATCTATTTCTAAAGTAGAATAAAAAAAAGGGCGCCAAAAGGCGCCCCTAACAAACAACAAAGGTATTTTATAATTTTTCGTGTACCAACTTCATCCAATTATAATTTCTATGGATTGCCATTGTGCTAATGATTTTATTATTTTCAAAATCAATTGTAATTGTTTGACCACCAAAACCATCTAATATGAATATTGGTTTATCTCTCTTACCAGAGATACCCATATGAAATTGACCACCGTATGATTTAGTGTGTGAAAATGCGTCTGTTGTATTTGCATTATTAGTTTTACCTTTTTTAATTCTGTTTTCATGTAAAGATTTTAAATATTGACCTTCACAAGTATTGTTGTTCCAATCATCTAACATTGCAACAGCAACTCTCATATAATCATATCTGGTTAGGTACATTCCATAATTTATAGACAAGTCAGATTTTTTAGATTCACTAGGTTGTTTCATCACAACATTATATTCAATACCAATTTTATTTTGAAATATATCTTTTAACATTTTTTTGTATTCTTTAGCACCCATAGTTGACATAACATAACTAGCAAAAACGTTTGTATTTAAATTTGCATAGTGATATTTGTTTTTACCAGGTGTAGTATTTTTTAATTCTTTTTTTGCAATACTATTTACTGACCATCTATTAGACCATCTTTTTGAATTTTTAAAACTACCACCACCTTTGTTATCAACATATTTTTGTGAACCTGACGCCATATTAAGCACGTTAATTATAGGTTGATTTTCAAATAAAGTATTTTCTAATACATCCCAGTTCATAGTTTCATGTATACCATTAACATATCCTCTACAAAGAGCATGCCCGTATATATATGACATAATTGATTTACCCATAGAGTTTGAAACATACAAAGAATTGTTTTTAAATATTTTACCAAATCTATCTTTAGGTGTAATTTGATCTATTACTATCTCACCATCAACATACATAAGGTAACTTAATAGAGCAGTTTTTTGAAATGCCTTTGTAACTTTCTCATCTTCTGTAAGATTAAAAGTAAACTCTTTATAATTTTTTGATTTCTTTATAACGATTTTGTGTTTTTCTTTTACTGGTTCGTTAATATATTTTTTTAGATATTTTTTTAATATCCTATAATCTGGATTTGCATCCCAAGGTATTTCAGATGAAGTGCCATTTTCGTAACCTTTCCAAGGTGTATTCTTTGTATTCTTACCTGATACTTTTTTTATTTCTAATGTTTCGCCATCACAACCATTGATGTACCATATCTGACTATATTTTTGTTCATGTTTACAAACGTCATGTTCTTCAGCGAATACAGCAGCGGCAGAAAATATAAATGAAAATATTAATATTGTTATCCAAAGTCTAAACATTATATTCCCATCCCTTCTAATCTAAAATCTACAACAGGTACAAAGTCGTAAGCGTATTCTTCATCCTCACCCATAGGACCTGACATCTTAACAACACAATCATTTTTCTTTCTGTTGTCAAAGAAAGTTTGTAAAGCAAGTTTTAAACTATCTGCCATTTGTTGATGTACAGATACGTTAAACTTCGTAAACAAAGTACCACAACAAATTGTAATACCATCAGCAGACTCTGCCCTTGCAATGTTCATTATATCTTTTTTCAATTGTGTATCTTTCATAGTGTTATATCTCCCTTTTAGTTTTCATTATTTGTATTACTTCAAATAAAGATTTTGTTTTAAGTAATTTGTTTCCGTAAGCAAGTCTTTTTTCAAGTTTCTTAATTGCAGTTTTTAACTCTTTATTATTCATTTATTTGTTTTGTAATGCGATTGTTATTAAACCAGATACTATACCTGTTAAGGCCATCATAGCACCTATCATAAAGTTATTTGCTTCGATAGCACCAACAGATCCTACCATACTGAATAAAAATACAATAGCAGTAACTAATGATATGTTTTCTTTTATTTTTTTCATAATTTCTTCCTTATATCTCAACTGATTGTAAGCTTCAATTTGATTAAGTGCTTGTTTTTGTAGTGTCATAGTGTTTTCTCCTTATTTAATTTTTAATACACCAGTTTGTTGGTATACTTTGTAGTTGTTAATGATTTTATTAATTGCATTTTTCATATTAATATCAATCATTTCTAAAAGAGTATTATCAACTTCAATAATTTCTTTTATATTTTTGTTTATTTTACCGATTTGTCTATATGCAACGTTTCTAACAATTGCCATATTCATATTATTTGTTTTCATATACTACTAATATACCGTATTTTTATGTAAAAATCAACAAAAAAATGGATTAATTGTCCGATTCTTCCGTAGCTTGTCGGCATTCTGGCGTATATAGAACAAAAGTAGAACAAAAACCCTTATAAATAGTAGAAAAACATCAAAATATGAGGAAATTATGAAAAAAATGAGAATTTTTAAGTTTTGGAACGAATCGGGTGACGAAAAAGAGAAGGAAGCCATGAGTTTGAAGAAAGCCACTATGTCCGTACAAGGGGATTTCAAGGATAAAATCATTGGAGTTGAATATATCAGTAAAAAAGGCAAAAAAATCGTAGATTCGGTAAAAATACCAGTAGGACGGAAGATTCGTCAATCAATTATTATTGAACAAAGAAGATTAGCAAGAAAAGCTGCGTTAGAACAAAGACAAAGAGGATAATATGGCTGTTAGAGAAGGAGATCCGTTGACTACAGGTCATGCTTGTACTGGAATTACTAATTTAGCAACTTCATTAGTAAGAACGGTTAAAGCAAATGCGATTCCAGGTGCTGTACAAGGCACTCCTACCGTATCTCACACTTTTCCACCAGTTCCTTTGTGTCCTGCCCATGTTGCAAATTTAAACAAAGGATCAACAAACGTTAAAATAGGTGGTATACCTTGGGGTCGTGTGGGAGATAGTGCTGACGCAGGTGCAATGATTTCAGGTTCTTTAAATGTATTAGTAAATGGTCTGTAAAGTCATATAAATATTGCTATGGCTTATTCAAACTATGACGCAAGTACAACGAATCAAAGTAAACGATCAAATCGTATTTACAAAGATTTAAATTTAAACTTTACTAAAAATCCAGCAACTAAAGATGTTGCAAGATTATTTGATGTACAGGCAATTAAGAGAGCTGTTAAGAATATAATCTTAACAAACAAATACGAAAAACCTTTTAATTCTGACTTTGGTTGTAATTTAAGAGGTTTCTTATTTGAGAACATGACCGAACCTATGATGGTAATCATCAAAGATAGGGTTGCAATGGCAATTGAGAAATACGAACCTAGAGTTTCAGTAGAAGATGTAGTTGTTCGGGAAGATGAAAACAATAATGGGTTAGATATTATGGTTTCATTTTTAATTAATGGTGCAGAAGCGCCTATATCAGTATCAACATTTTTACAAAGAGTAAGATAAGATGGCACAACACAAATTAGAAATTTCAGAATTAGATTTTGAAAATATAAAAGGTTCACTCAAAAGATTTTTAGCAAATCAAAACGAATTTAAAGATTACGACTTTGAAGGTAGTTCAATGGCAATATTGCTTGACCTACTTGCTTACAATACACATTACTTGGCTTACAATGCAAACTTTGTAGCAAACGAAATGTTTATGGACACAGCACAGTTAAGATCAAGTGTTGCGTCATTGGCTAAATTAGTAGGATACACACCTAACTCTGCTAGAGCACCAATCGCTGATTTAAAATTAGTAATCAACGATGGTACAGGTGCTTCAATTACAATTCCTGCAGGTACAAAATTTACTTCATCAATAGATGGTTTAACTTACACGTTTGTTTCAGTATCAGATAAAGTTGTACAACCAATTGATGGTATTTACACAGCACAAAGTTTAAATGTTTACGAAGGTACATATGTTACCTATGCTTACACATATGACAGCCAAGATATAGATCAAAGATTTTTAATACCTAGTGACAGAGCAGATACAACTACAATAAAAGTTGTAGTGCAAAATAGTGCTTCAGATGTAACACAAACCACATACACTAAAGCAAGTTCAATAACAGAATTAGATAGTACATCAAAAGTTTATTTCTGCCAAGAGGCTGAAGACGGTCAATTTGAAATTTACTTTGGTGATGGTGTAATTGGTAAATCATTAGACGATGGTAATATAATTAGTATTAGTTATGTTGTTACAAACAAAACAGAAGCTAACGGTGCAACTGCATTTACATTATCAGGCTCTATTTCTGGATTTACAGACGTAACTACAACTGTTAACTCATCAGCACAAGGTGGTGCTGAACCTGAAAGTTTACAAAGTATAAAATTCAATGCACCTAATTTTTATGCCTCACAAGACAGAGCAGTTACAATAGAAGATTATAAATCAAAAGTAAAACAACTTTATGCTAACACACAATCAGTTAGTGCTTGGGGTGGTGAAGACGCTGAAACGCCATTCTATGGTAGAGTTTATCTTTCTATTTTACCAACAAGTGGTTCTAATCTTACAGACGCTACAAAAGATAAAATAGTAAAAGATTTAAAAAAATATTCAGTTGCTTCAGTTACACCAGTTATCATTGATCCTGAAACAACAGATATATTAATTACATCTAACGTTAAGTTTAATGAGGCAACAACACCCAAAACTGCTGACACAATTAAATCAAACGTTGTTACAACAATAACAGATTACAACGCAAATACATTACAAAAATTTGATACAATGTTTAGACATTCAAAACTTACAGGATTAATTGATGATACAGATGAAAGTATTTTATCAAATGTTACTACAGTTAGATTGAGAAAATCTTTTTTACCAACAATTGGAAGTTCTACAAAATATACAATTAACTTTGCAAACGCATTATACAATCCACATTCAGGTCACAATTCTGCTTCTGGTGGTATTTTAGAATCAACAGGATTTAAAATTGATGGCGACACTACAAACATTTGGTTTTTAGATGATGATGGACAAGGTAATGTAAGAAGATATAGAAATGATGGTTCTGTAAGATCATATGCTAACAGTACACAAGGTACAATAGATTACTCAACAGGTAAAGTTGAAGTAAACTCTTTAAATGTTTCTAATATAGAAAACGTAAGAGGTGCAGCTTCAACAGTTATAGAAGTTACGGTTAAACCTAATTCAAACGATATTGTTCCTATCAGAAATCAAGTATTAGATATTGATGTTGCAAACAGTTCAGTTACAGTTGAGGCTGACACATTAGCAGGAGGCTCAGCAAACGCTGGTATAGGATATACCACGACTAGTAGTTATTAGATGAAATGGCCGACTTTAAAGATAAAATATCAAACCTTATAAATTCACAAGTACCTGATTTTGTACTTGAAGACCACCCATTATTTTTAGACTTTGTAAAAGCATATTATCAGTTGATGGAATCAGCTGAGATTACATTAACAAACATTGGCGATCCAGATCATTTAGTATTAGAAGGTACAACAGCTGCAAAGATTGTACTTGATGGTACAAACGTAAGTAAAGATGATGGTGACGATAACGTTCTTTTAGAAGACACAAGTTATGGTGATTTTATAAACGGCGAAACTATTACAGGTTCTACATCTGGTGCAACGACAACAGTAATAATAGAAGACGTTGATGGTGGTGGTCGTTTGTTTGTTACTCATCAAAATAAATTTATAGAAGGTGAATTAATAACAGGTTCGTCTTCAGGTGCTCAGGCAACTATAGGTAAGTACAGAGCAAACCCAGTTCAAAATATTCAACAACTTTTAGATTACGCTGATGTAGATAAAACTATATCAGGTTTCTTATCTAAATTTAGAAACTCATTTTTAACAAGTGTACCTGATAGATTATACGAAGGTATAGATAAAAGAAATCTTACAAAAAATATTAAATCACTATATCAATCTAAAGGTACAAAACGTGCAAGTGAAATATTTTTTAAATTACTTTTAAACGAAGACGCTGAAATAAGATACCCTAAAGATGAAATATTAAGGGTGTCTGATGGTAAATGGGATACTAAAAAAATAATTCGTTGTTTAGCATTAGGTAATTCAGAGCCTACAAATCTTATAGGTCAAACAATCACACAAGCAAACAACCCGACAGATACAAATATAAATGAAGCGACTGCAATTGTAGAAGATGTATTTAAATTTTTAATAGGTGGTGTAGAAGTTACTGAATTAGTTGTAGGTGATAATTCTGTTTCTGGTACTTTTGTTGCTGGTGAAACAATTACAGGTACAGATAATACAGACGCTGATGTTTTAGTTTCATTAACAGTTTCAAAAATTATAGATCAAAAAACAATTACAAATGATGGTGCATTATATAACGAAGATGACCAAGTAGAAATAACAGCAGGTGGTACAGGTGCAAATGTTAAAGTTGGTACAATAGGTCCTGGTACAATACAAGAAGTATTAGTAGATACAGGTGGTACAGGTTACGCTGTAGGTGATACCATAAACTTTGGCACAGGAAATGCGACTGCAAGAGTATCAGTTGTAAATGGTGGTGTTACATTAGAGTCTGGTACAGGTCAATTAATATTAGAAGATGAAACAGGTAAGAATGACCAATATTTTGGTAACAAAGTTGTACAAGAAGCAGGTTCAGGTAACGAAGATATTACAGATGTTAGAATGATTGAGTTTGGTAATGGTTATACATCTTTACCTAGTGTGACGGTTACGTCATCTGGTGGTAGTGGTGCAAAACTATTAGCATATGGTTCTGAAATAGGACGTGCATTAACAATGAAAGTAATTGAGTCTGGTTATAATTATCAAGCAAGTCCTGCACCAACAATAAAGTTACCAACTTATATTTTATACAATGGTCTTTCAGGTGGTTTAAGTGAAGGAGAAACAATAACTGGTGGTACTAGTAGTGTTACTGCTGAGATAGTTTCTATAGATACGGATTTGAATATTGTAAAAGCAAAAAATCATAGTGGATCATTTGTAGAGGGAGAAACAATTACTGGTGGTAATGGCGCTACATTTACTGCATTAAGATTACAACAAGCAACTGGTACAGTTTCAACAGGTACAGTTGTAACTACAGATGGTACTTTTATAAACGAAGATGGTTGGGTATCTGAAAACTCAATGAAAATACAAGACAGTTTATTATACCAAGATTATTCATATATCATAAAAGTTGGTAGATCAATTAATGAATGGCGTGACGCATATGTAAAAACTTTACACTCTGCTGGTTTTTATTTTCAAGGTGAGATTGCCATACAGTCAAGTTTAAATGCTCAGATTAGAAGAATAACTGGAGTAAACTCTGGTGTAGAAGGTATCTTAAAAACTCTACTTACAAGAATTTACTCAAAACTTATTGGTCGTAGATTGGGTACAGAAACAGATGGTACAAGTTTAAGAGCAAATGCAAAAGCGGCTGTTGCAGCTGATTTTGATACAGATACTATAACACAATTTGATAAAACAACAAGAGATGTAACTTTAAAAACACAACCACTTGTAATAGATTATGTAAGTAGAGTTAGACGTACTATAAACAATGTCAATGTAAGACAAGGATTTGTATATGCAGGACCTAGATTTGGCACAATAAACAAAATGATACAAACTGCATTTGGTCTTACAGCAAACGGAACGCCTAGTAGTAGTGGTATTACATTTGAACAATTAAGTGCTATTAAAGTAAAAGGTACAAGAACATCACTAGATGGTTCTAACGCAATATTTTTAATGACATCTTCAGAGGATGGTAGAAAAATCAAAACAAATTTCACAATTCCTGCACAAATAGGTGTTTTACAAGGTGATACTTTTGATGAAACACAAACCACATTTGATAATACTAATATTACAATGGATGCAGGTTAAGATATAAATAGTAAGAGAGATATATGGCAAAACAAACAATAAACATCGGATCAATCGCAAATGACGGCACAGGTTCAACACTTCGAGCCGCTGGTGATTTAGTTAATGATAACTTTAATGAAATTTACACAGCAATAGGTGACGGTACAACTTTAACAAATATATTAGCTGCTGGTTATATTACATCATCAAGTACAGATACATTAACTAACAAATCAGGTAATATAAGTCAATGGACAAATGACTCAGGTTATTTAACTTCATTTTCTGAAGCTAATGATTTATCATCAGCAGTTACTTGGGCTGATGTTCCTGATGCTAATATTACACAATCAAGTGTAACACAACACCAAGCTGCAATAAATTCAGGTGTTTCCATTACAGAAAGTCAAATAAGTGATTTACAAAGTTACATAACTGCAGGCTCAACAACAGCACTTACTAATAAAACTTTTGACGCAAATGGCACTGGTAATTCAATTTCAAACATTGAAGTTGCTGACTTAGCGTCTGGTGTATTAGACACAGATTTAACTACAGTTGCAGGCACAGATACTACACTTGCTTCAGCAAAAGCAATTAAAACTTATGTTGATAATGTTGCAGCTGCAGGTATACATTATCATACAGCAGTAAGAGTAGAGTCGCCAATAAATTTAAATGCTTCATATGATAACGGTACTTTAGGTGTTGGTGCAACTTTAACTAACACAGGTACTTTAGCAGCCATTTCAATTGATGGTGTTGCTTTAAATTTAAATGATAGAGTTTTAATTTATAATCAATCAAATGCAGCTCACAATGGTGTATATTATGTATCAACTGTTGGTGATGGTGCAACTGCTTGGGTATTAACAAGAACAACAGATACAGACAGTTATGGTGCTTCTGATCCAGACTCTTTGGGGGAAGGTGATGCCTTTTTCGTAAGTGAAGGGAATACAGGTGCTGGAGAATTATATGTAATGAATACTAATGGTACAATTACATTTGGTACTACAAATATTACATTTTCTGTAATTGCCGAAACAGCAGTATATTCAGCAGGACAGTCATTAACACTATCAGGCACAGTATTTTCAGTAACATCGGGTTCTATAAGTTCAACACAACTAACAAGTGCTGTTGAATTGCAAATATTAGATAGTTCTGGATCAACAGTTAAATCACTATATGGTGCAGGATCGTAATAAAAAGATTATAAATATAAAGAGGAATAACAATGCCAGCAATAATAACAAATAAATTTAGAATGAACAATGCGGAACAGTTTCAGGAATCATTTTCTGAAGCTTCTCCAACAGTTTACTACTTAGGAATAGGTAGAGCACAAGAATTTGGTACTTTAACAAGACCAGATGGTAGAACAGACTACGAAGGTACAGAAACAGCACCTACTACACCAGGTGATAGTGTACTAAATGAATTTAAAAACTATGATGATCTGCTGGCTGCAAAAAAGATCACAGGTTCAGACGTTTCATTTGTTATTCCTAGAAGAAACTGGACATCAGGTACAACATACGATATTTACAGACACGATTACGAGGAGTTTGTAACAGGTAGCACATCAACAAGGGTTACATCAAATAGTGGTGCAACAACTTTGTTTGACTCTACTTTTTATGTAATAACTTCAGATAGAAACGTTTACAAGTGTTTAGACAATGATGGTAATACTGCTTCGACAGTAGAACCAACAGGTACTGGTACAACTTTAATTACAACTGGTGATGGATACAAGTGGAAATATATGTACACTTTATCTGCTGCTCAACAATCAAATTTCTTATCAACTGACTTTATGGCAGTTTCAACTGACTCAACTGTATCATCAGCTGCTGTTGATGGCGCACTAGACGTAGTAAAAGTTAAAACTGGTGGATCAAGTTATACAGTTTCAGGTGGTGGTACATCAGGAACAATAACTGCTGTGCCAATTAGAGGTGATGGTAGTGGTGGTGTTTGCTCTGTAACTTTAACTTCAGGCGCTATAACTGCTGTATCTATAACAACTGCTGGTACTGGTTACACTTCAGGTTATATTAAAAATGCTGACATCATTGCAGCTACAAATGCTGGTGGTGCTGGATCAGGTGCAGAATTAGACGTAATCATTCCACCAAAAGGTGGTCATGGTTTTAACGCCGTAGAAGAATTAGGTGGATTCTTTGTTATGTTAAATACAACATTAGAAGGAACTGAAAGTTCTAACTCTGGTGATTTTACGGCTGCAAACGACTTTAGAAAAATTACTTTAATTAAGAATCCAAACAACGCAGCTGGTTCGGCTGCTTCTGCGTCAACATTAAGAGGCACATATGCTGTTAAAATTAATACTTCACCCACTCCAGGAACATTTGTTGTTGATGAAGAAATTAATCAGGCAAGTACAGGTGCTGTAGGTAAAGTTGTTGAATGGGATGCTACAAATAAAATTTTATATTATGTTCAGACTAGACACAATGGCGCTGGTGCTGATACAAATGGTAACGTTACTGCTTTTAGTGGTACAAATGTAATTACTGGACAAACATCTAGTGCTACAGGTACTCCCGAAAATACTACTTCAACTGTTAACAATGTTTCATTCACTTCTGGTTATGCTACTCCTGAATTGAAACATGATACTGGAGAAATCTTATACGTTGAAAATAGAACAAAAATTGCAAGAGCGACTGACCAAACTGAAAACATCAAACTCATTATTGAGTTTTAATAGGGGAAAATAGATAATGCCAAGTCCAACTGATTTTAATGTCAGTCCTTACTATGACGATTTTACAGAGTCAAAAAAGTTTCACAGAATACTTTTTAGACCTGCTTTTGCTGTTCAGGCTAGAGAATTAACTCAATCTCAAACACAATTACAAAATCAAATAGAAAGAATGTCAGATCACCTTTTTGATAAGGGATCAATGGTCATTCCTGGTGAAATTGGTTACGATTTAAAATACTATGCTGTTAAGTTAACATCTAAATCTGCTTCAACTGTAGATAGTTATATTGACACTACACTAACAGGTGGTACTTCAGGCGTTACTGCTAAAGTTGTAAACGCTGTTGCTACAGACGGTACTGATCCAGATACACTATTCGTTAAATACATGAATACTGCTTCTGATGGTGCACAAATTCCTTTTACACATGGTGAAACAATAACATCATCTAATACTTCAACAGCTGTTGTTGCTTCTTGTCATACAGGATCAGCTGCACAGATTAAAGAAGGTGTATATTACATCAATGGTTTTCACGTTCAAGTATCTGCACAAACTTTAATACTTGAAAAATATTCAGATACTCCTAGTTATAGAGTTGGTTTATCAGTAACAGAATCTTTTGTTGCACCTGGTGATGATACATCTCTAAACGATAACGCACAAGGCGTATCAAACTCAAACGCTCCTGGCGCTCACAGATTTAAAATACTTTTAACATTAGGCAAAAAAGCATTAAACAATACTGAAGATAGTAACTTCTATGAATTGTTAAGATTGTCAAGTGGTGTATTACAAAACCAAGTTAGAACAACTGAATACGCTGTATTAGAAGATACACTTGCTCGTAGAACATTTGACGAAAGTGGTGACTATGTTGTAAGACCTTTTGATATAGATGTTAGAGAACATTTATCTTCAGGCAACAATAGAGGTATCTTTACATCATCAGCAGGTGGTGACGCAACTAAACTTGCAGTAGGATTCTCTCCTGGAAAAGCATATGTAAAAGGTTATGAGATAGACACAATCGCAACAACTTTTTTACCTGTAGATAAGGCAAGAGATTTTGACACACAAAATAATTTTAGTACTAGATTTGATGTAGGTAACTTTGTAAACGTAACAAACGTTTATGGTTCTCCTGACATTTCAACTGCTTCAGGTGTAGAAGGATTTAAAGGTTTAACTTTACACAATACAGCAACAAGTTCACGTGGTACTGCAAACACAGGATCAAGTTCAGATATTACTACAATTGGTAGAGCAAAAAGTAGAGGCTTTGAATATTCTTCAGGTACTGCTGCTTCAAACATATTTTCAAGTTCAAGTGTAACAAGTGCTGTTTATAAACATTATCTTTTTGATATAGTTTTATTTACACACTTAAATATTAAAACTGCACAAGCATTTACAACAGGTGAAACTGTAACTGGTAGTACTTCTGGTGCTACTGCAACAGTTCAATCTGTATCTACTACAGAAAGTGCTACAATCACAGGTGCAACAGCAGCTGATCCTGTAGTTATTACATCTTCAAATAAATTTAAAGAAGGTCAACAAGTAACAATAACAGGTGTAGGTGGTATGACTGAATTAAATGGTAACGTTTATACGGTTAGAAATCCATCGGCATCAAATTTTGAATTATACGACACAGACGGCACTACTTCAATTGATGGATCAGGATTTACTAGTTATACTTCAGGCGGTGCAGCTGCACATGGTGTAGTTATAGTATCAAACGTACAAGGTACTTTTGCTACTGGCGAAACAATAACAGGTGGCACATCAAGTAACACAGCAGTTATTCAAGCAGACGCTGTTGGTTTAAAAGGTGTTACTGCATTTGATATACCACAAGTTAAACAAATTGCAATGGCAGGTTCGCCTACATTTACTGCTGATACAGCATTAGACGCTACAAATGGCGACAATGCAACATTAACAGGTACACTATCTATCGCAAATAGTGGTACATCTGTAACAGGTTTCAATACAAGATTTACATCTGAATTATTAGTTGGCGATTCAATATCATTTACTACAGACGGTGGTACCTCTTTAACTAGAATAGTTGAGGCTATCATTAGTGATAGTTCAATAACACTATCAGCTGCTGTTGGTGGATCAGACGTATCCACAAAAACAATTGCAACGAGAAGAAGAACAAAAATACAATCACCTGATAAAAATATTTCTATATTCAAACTGCCGTATGAAAATATTAAAACATTAAGAACAACTGCAAATGGTAATGCTTCAGATACAAGTTATACATTTAGAAAACATGAAATTAAAACACTAACTGGTGATGGTATTGCAACATTTACTGCTGGTGTAGATGAAACGTTTGCCGATTTATCAGAAAATGATTTTACTATTTCAATTACAAGTTTAGGTTCTGGTGGTTCTGGTGCTGTAGGTGATGTATTAAGTTTGACAGGAAATAACCACGAAGGTTCTGCAATCTTTACTTTAAATGTTGCTAAAACACAATTAACTATTGACTTTGGTGCTAACTACGCTTCACATGACGTTAAAGCATTATTAACTATAAACAAAACGGTAGGTACTTCGAAAACAAAAACACTTAACAGTAATGAAACACTTGCTGTATCTACACAGGCAACAATAGAGAGTGGTGTAATTAGTTTAGCAAAAGCAGACGTAATTGCTATCAATTCAATTTACATGGCACCTGACTTTAGTACGGATGCAACAATATCACATACAGACGTTACAGATAGATTTGATTTAGATACAGGTCAAAGAGATAACTTCTATGATGTTGGTAGAATAAAATTAAAAACTGGTGCGTTAACACCAACAGGTAGATTACTTGTAAACTTTAACTATTACTCTCATAGTGCAGGAGATTATTTTGATGTTGACTCATATTCAGCAATTAATTACGAAGACATTCCTGCTTACACTTCAGACCATACAGGTGTTAGATATGAATTAAGAGATAGTTTAGACTTTAGACCAAGAGTTGATGACGCAAGTACAATCAGTTCAGGTAACCAAGATAGATCATTTGATGGTACTGGTAATTCAGTAGTACAACCTATCAAATTTAATTCAGACGTTAGATCAGACTTTGAATACTATTTAGGAAGAGTAGATAAAATATTTTTAGATAAAGATGGTAACTTTAAAGTATTAAAAGGTGCTAGTTCATTAGAACCAAGAGTACCTGGTACATTAGATAACGCAATGCACCTATACACATTGTTTTTACCTGCATATACATTGGATACATCTGAAGTTGGTATAGAACACGTTGACAACAAACGATATACAATGAGAGATATTGGTAGAATAGAAAAGAGAATAGAAACTACAGAATACTATACTCAATTATCTCTACTAGAAACAGCTGCACAGAATTTACAAATACAAGACTCAAATGGTTTTGATAGATTTAAAAATGGTTTCGTTGTAGATAACTTTACAGGTCACGGTATTGGTGATGTAGGAAATAACGATTACAAAGTTTCTATAGATTACGCAAACGGTGAGTTAAGACCTACATTCCATGAAGACGCTGTACAACTTATTGAAAGAGATGATGATGGTACTGCAATTACAGCTGATGATAGAACAACACATAACTATCAAAAGACTGGCGACTTAATAACATTACCATATACTGAGGAAACATTAATAGATCAACCTTATGCAAGTAAGGCTATCAATGTTAACCCATTTGGTGTATTTACATGGATAGGTGCAATAGAATTAACACCTCCAGGTGATGAATGGAAAGAAACAGAAAGAGCACCTGAATTAGTTATCAACAACCCTAATGGTAGTTGGGACAACTTAACTAAAAACTCTGGTAACTCTAATCAGTTATCTGAATTTCCTATGTCAACAGTTTGGAATTCATGGCAAGATACATGGACAGGAAGACCTGTTGAAACAGAAAGAAAAAATGTAGGTACATATAAGAAAAGAGGTGGTCATGGTTGGAGAGTAATTGCAAAAGAAGAAGTAACTACTGCTCAACAAGTATCACAAACAAGAACAGGAATTAGAGCAGTTGCTGTACCTGAAACAGTAAGAACATCTATCGGTGATAGAGTTGTTTCAGTTGCATTTGTTCCTTTTATTAGAAGTAGAACATTAACATTTACTGCAACAAGATTAAAACCTAATACAAGAGTTTATCCATTCTTTGATAATATAGACGTTACTGCATATGTAACTCCAGACGGTGGTGCATTAGGTGGTAATTTAGTTACAGACGCTAATGGTAAGGTTGAAGGTACATTTGCAATACCTGATCCTAAAACAAATTCAAATCCTAGATGGAGAACAGGTCAAAGATTATTCAGATTAACAAGTTCATCTTCAAACAGTTTAACAAACGCAAACGTAGAAACGGCTGCAAACGTTGAATATGTTGCAAGAGGTCTATTAGAAACAGTAAGAGAAACTATTATTTCAAGTAGAGAAGCTCGTGTAGAGATGAGAAGTGTAACAGAAAGTCAAAGTATTACTAGAACATCCACAAGAACGGAAGAAAGACAAGTTGGTTACCATGACCCACTTGCTCAAACTTTCTTAATTGATGATGAAGGTGGTGTATTCTTAACATCTATTGATATATTCTTTAGTACAAAAGACGCTGCAATACCAGTAACAGTTCAAGTAAGAGATGTTGTAAATGGTTATCCAGGTCAGAAAATATTACCATTCTCGGAAGTAACTTTAAATCCTAGTGCTGTAAATACAAGTACAGATGGTACAACTGCAACTAAATTTACATTTGCAAGTCCTGTTTACATACAATCAAACGTAGAGTATTGTTTTGTTGTAATGGCAAACTCACAAGACTACAATGCTTATGTGGCAAGAATAGGTGAAACATCTTTAGATACAAATAGAACAATATCTGCTCAACCATATGCTGGTGTATTATTTAAATCACAGAATGGTATGACATGGTCTGCTGAACAAAATGAAGATATGAAATTCAAATTAAGAAGAGCAGAATTTAGTAACGTAACTGGTACAGTTACATTAACTAACGATACATTAGGAACAAGAACACTTAAAAATAATGCTTTAAGAACAACAAATGGTTCTGGAGTAATTAGAGTATTCCATCCTAACCATGGTATGCACGGTACAAGTAATAACGTAACAATTGCTGGTGTACCTAGTGGTGATCACAATGGTATTGCTCATAGTGATATTAATGGAACATATACATCTATTTCAAATGTAACTTTAGATAGTTACGATATTACAACTTCTGGAACTGCAACTGCAACAGGTGATGTTGGTGGTGTTGCTGTAACAGCAACTCAAAACAGATTGTTTGATGTATTAAATTTAGGTGGTATTCAAACCGTAACTTTACCTGATACTAATATAGATTTCTATGTTAGAACAACATCTGGTAGATCAATACACGGATCAGAAACAGAATTTGATTTAACAACAGCTGCAAATAAAGTTGCTGTAATAGGTAACGACAATATTGCTTTCACAGCACCTCAAATGGTTGCAAGTGAAATAAATGAAACAAACGAAACGCAAATTATAGGTGGTAAATCTTTCTATACAATATTAGAATTGACAACTGCAAATACTAAACTTTCTCCTGTATTAGATACTCAAAGAATGAGTGCCTTTACTATTCAAAACAGATTAAATAGTCCAACATCAAGTAACACACCTAATTTTGTTGCTGATACAGCAAGTATAGGTACATCATCTGCTGCTGTTTATTGTACTAAACCAGTATTGCTAGAAAACAACTCAAAAGCGTTAGACATTAGATTAACTGCAAACATAAGAGCAACATCTGAAGTTGAAATGTACTTTAGAGCTGCAACAGATGGCGACAAACTAGATGATTTGGGTTGGACACCTTTCAATACAGATGGTAGTCCAGATTCATCTATTGTACCTGCTGAAGATGATACAACATTTAAAGAATACAAATATACAGCAAGTGATATAAATGACTTTACTAACTTTCAACTTAAAATAGTTATGAAAGGAACAAATTCATCATATCCACCTGTATTAAGAGATATGAGAGGAATTGCATTGGCGATATAAGATGAGCAAATTAAGAGTAGAAGGATTTTCTGGACTAGTAAGAGATACCAACTCAAATGCCATCGTTAATGTAAACAGGACTGAATATCAAGTTTATATGTCACGTCACAAGACTAGACAAAAACAAGGTGATGAGTTAAGAGAAGCAATAAAAGAAATAAATACTTTAAAACAAGAATTGTTTGAAATAAAAAGATTAATAAAAGAGGTAATTAAAAAGTAATGGCTGCACGACAAATAACTGCTACACAAACATTAGAAGACTTTAGAACACAGTTTAATGCTCTATCGGCTACTGATTTTGGTGATATTGCTACGTTAGATTCTGGTTTAACCGCAACGTCTGTAATAGGCGCTGTTAATGAATTATACGCTGCGATTGCTGGTGCATTATCTTTTACAATTTCAGATGGCAATGGTGGTAATGAAACACTTGTAAATGGAAATACATTATCATTTAGAGGTACAGTAAATCAAATTACAGCAACGGTATCACCAACAGATACGGTTACATACTCATTAACCGATGATGTAACAATTGCTGGTGAGTTTACTGCTTCAGGCACAGGTGCTCACACATTAGGTGAGTTATCATTTACAGGCAGTACAATTGCAAGTTCAGGCTCTACTATCACAATGAGTGATGATGTAACAATGCCTGCAACTAAAACGCTAACTGTTGATAAGATTTCAAGTAATCAATCATTTGTTGATTTCGGAAGTAAAAACGTATCAACTGACGGATACTTCTACACAACATTAGCAAGTGGAGGTCTGGTATTTGAAGGAACAACACCAGACGCACACGAAACTATAGTAACCGTTGTAGACCCCACAGCAGATAGAACAATCACTTTGCCTAATGTGACAGGAACAGTTATAACTACTGGCGATACAGGTACTATCGTTGGTTCTATGATTGCAAACGACACTATAGGTGAGGCAAATATGGCTGATGACGCCATAGGGCAAGATCAACTAAAAAGTGTAGTAACCTTGCAGATTTTAAATTCTAGTGGCGTTGTTGTTAAAACAATGTATGCTGCAGGTGCATAAATAGTATAAATAAGTAAAGAGAGGTACTTACTGAAAGACGTGGTACCAGATAAAAAATGGAGAAATTATGGCAGTAAGAAAACCTTTATATGTAGATTCAGGCAATCTACGAGAGATGGACACTACTATGGTCGAACAGATCGTAGATCAGGCTGTCTATCAATATTCATTAAATCCTAGTGTTGCATTATCTGTAGTTGGATCAGGTGGTAGTTTAGGTTCAATGAACGACACAAGAAAACAAGCAGGATCATATTCAACAAGTACTACTTCATTCCCAAGTGAGGCAACAACAGCAGAACCAAGTACGGTTACAGTAACTTACGATAAAGTTTCTGAAACTAGAACAGCAGGATCGCCTACGGCAGATACTGGTAAAACATGGCCTGTGTATTACAACACATCTGGTCAGATACAAGCAATGAATTTATCGGATGTAAAAGATACATTTTTACACCCAGCAATTGATCTATTGGCTTCAGGATCAACAGGTACTCAACAAGGTGGAACTTATCACGTTTCAACAAGTGCTTCTGTTGCAGGTTCAACTGAAGTGTCTGGTGCTTCAACACCAATCTTTTCAGATACAAGAGCAGATACATCTTTATATACTGCTGGTGGTATTCCTGAAGCGCTTGACCAACCTACAACAGTTACAAACTATTACTTACATAGAATTGATGGTTCTCAAATTACATATACTGAACCATACTTTTTAGATGGTTCTAATAACATCAAAGAATTTACAACATCTGCTTTTGATACATTGTTACAAGAATGGATGAAGTACACAGCAGTATCATCTGCTGATGGTTATTCTTTAAGTTATAACATTGGTACTTCTGGTTCTGGTAATACAAGAGGTTCTGGTATGGGTGATACTATATTAGATGGTTCTGGTAACTATCAACAATTGTTTGTAAACGCTGATGACTATAGAGCACAGGAATTTCCAAATGGATCTGCAACTACAGCTGCAACATATTATTTAAGAATATATAAGTCTTAATAGACTTATAAATTATATTATGAATTATGAAAATATTATTAACAGGTAGTGAAGGCTTCATAGGTCAACACTTAAATAAATTCTTAACAGATCAAAAACACGAAGTAATTTGTCTGGACAAAAAAACAGGCAATGATTTACTTACTTGCGACTTAAAATATTCTGTAGATTTAGTTATACATCTCGCTGGTTTATCTGGCGTTAGAGATAGTTTAGATAAATCGGAAGAGTATTGGATACAAAATGTAATCGCAGGTCAAAGACTTTTTGATTTTTTCAAAGATACAAGAATCTTATACGCAAGTTCATCAACAGCACACGAACCTTGGAAAAATCCATATGCAATGAGTAAATATGCTTTAGAGCGTATTGCTCCTGCAAACAGTATGGGTATGAGATTTACAACCGTGTATGGTCCTAATGCTAGAGAAACAATGTTGATACCAAGAATCTTACGAAATGATGTTCCTTATATCAACACAAATCATAGTAGAGATTTTATACACGTTGACGATTTAGTGAGAGGGATAGATACTTTAATTAAATCAAATTTAAGAGGTGTAACAGATTTAGGTTCTGGTACTACAAACAATCTTGTAGAGTTAATTGAATACTTTGGAATTAATTGTAAACGTGTTGTGGGAGAACAAAACGAAAGATTGAATAACCTTGCTGATAATACACTACTAAATAAAATAGGTTGGTCACCTAAAATAAACTTATATGACTATATTAAGGAGAACAAACATGTTAACTGAAGAATATTTAAAAGAACATTTTATAACTGCTCATTTTTGTGACAATGAAAGACAAAACATTGAGATATTAATGACAAATGAAGATAAGACAGCAACAATACCATATTACATTCCTTTTGATGAAAATGATGTAAAATATAAAGCATTATCAACCGTTATGAATTTAGATCAATTGCATGAGGCAACGTATCAGAAAAAGAAAGACGAAAGACGAGATTTTGAAAATATGGTTTTAGAAATTGCAAAAAAAGACGGTCTAATAATGGACTCAAATAAGATTGACACTAAATTTTATCCTAGAGTAGTAGAAGCTATTTTTGGTGATGAAGAAAATTTAGATCACGTTTTTGCTTTAAAACTTGCAATATTTGAGTTAGACGGAATTAAGGATTCTAAAAAAGAAGAATTAAAGAAAAAGCTAAGACAATCAAAAACTAAAAGAGATATTATTGCTACTGCTTGTCAGATTTTAGAAAATAGTTAGAATACCAACCAGTCCAACCTTTTTCCATTATATGTTGCATTTGACCAAGTGTACATATACTATATGACAAAGGTTTATAATACAGATAGTCTTTAATTGAAGGACATACTCTTTCATACGTTTTATAGTCAATGAATTTATAGTACCATTCATCACTTCCTCTAGTGTAGGTATCCACGTAGAAAGAGTCTTGTTCTTTAAACTTATCCCATATATAAGATACATCACCAGTCCATGATACTATAGATGAGTTTAAAGGTGTGTGAGCAGGTTCTCTCCACCACGTATCATCTAATAACGTAAAATCTTTTCTTACTAGATTAGGTAACTTGTTGTAGATAATCATATCTAAATCAAAATACAGGTTCTCCCCATCTCGGAACCTATCGTACATCTGAAATTTGTTAAACCAATTACCATATAGGTCGTCTTCTATAACTTCAAAACTATCATACTTTAGACCAGAGTATTCATCTATCATATGTTTTAAGTTATCAACGTGCCATTGAGTAAACTTATTACCAAATCTACAACAAATAATTCTCATTTATCTTTCTTCCTACACCTGTAAAGTGTACTACTTTTAATTTTTCGTTTACTTCTTTATCTAATATCATAAAGTCAGTATCAAACTTTTGCATATACATTTGATTTAGTTTTAAATTTTCATTGTAGTCATCTGTATATTTCGCAATCCATTCACTAGGTGTTTTAGTTAGTTTTGCTTTATGTTCTAATATCTTCCACTTGACATAATTTTGTTCGCCATAATATTTCTTATGTACTGTTCCTTCGTTATAGAAATGTAATTGCCAGTATTCAGGATTAAGTGCAAAGTCATCCCATAAAAATTTTAAACTACCTGATTTAAACTTATAGAAACCACCATTGATACCTAGTTTGTTTTCCCACCATTGACCATATGTTACTAATTCATCATCTGATACAGGATGCCCTAGTAAATCATCTATATTACTTACTATGACTTGATCTATATCCATAATGATTATATCATCATCTGGTTTCTGATATGCAAATTGAGGACTAAAGAATTTTAGTTTATGCCAATGTTTTACTATATTACTATGATGATTGTAAGGTAGGACTAAATCTGCTTTGACATCTGTATCACTTAAACATACAAACTCAAAGTCTATTGATGAGTGTTTACGTAAACTATCGTGTAGTCTTTCAACGTAATCGGGTGTGTAAAAACCATCAAAGTATACCGTACATATTTTAAGCATTAAGTCTTCTCCACACAAGATCAAAGTCTTTGTTGATAGTGTGGCAAAGTATAGTATCTTTAGGTATGAATCCTTGTTGATATAAAAAATAATGCCATTTGTCATCTAACCATTGTACAGATACATTGTTTTCTTTTATTTTAAATGAAAATAATGTTTCATTATCCCAACCAAAATATTGTAATACTTTTTTAGGGAATATATCACTGCTATTTTTTAATTCAGACATCATAGCTAAATTATCTTTAAAATTTTCAAAGTAGTTTAGTTTTACTAAATGATCTTTGTTAATACCTACGATACCTGTATTAATAACATCATTTTTAGGACTTAATCCTTTTTCTATCAACATTGCCTGAGTATTGAAATATTTTGATGATGGACTTCTTATTGTTTGTGATGTATCTGTAACTGAATCTATTTTTGTGATTTTACTATTATTGTTTAGTACAGCAATACCTTTTGTTAAATCCCACACCTCAAAAAAGTTTTCATTTTTCATAGGCACAACATCAAAATCTAAAAATAATATTTCATCATATTTCGTAGATAGTTCATACATTAAATGTATCTTATAAAAATTTATTATATTATACATTGTAAGGTATGGATATTGTTTTTTTATATTTTCTGACCATAATGTAAAGTTTGTATCATATTCATATAAAATAAAATCAGCACCAATAGCGTCAGCGTAGATTTGTTTACAAGCACATAGATCACCATAATGTTTTGCGAATTGCTCTTTAGTTCTTATGTTCATAGGTGTATCACCTGTCTTCAAAATGTTTTTATCAAAAATATCAATATCTTCTGAAGGTATATCAATATACAAACTAAAAATTACTCTTTTCATAATATTTTTCCTATTAATGTAAATCTTGTTCCTCTTTCATCATTAATTTCATCTTCAACAAGCACTTCGGTGTTTTTAGGTAATTGTGTTTTAAATTCATCGCCATTGTTTACACAATTTATATGTGTATCAATATTGAACATGTCATTTGATTGAAAGGCAAAATGTGCTGTTTTTTTCATTCTTGTCCACCATGGAACTTTACGTGTAACAGGCACACCAAATTTTGAATTGAAATATAGTGATTTAGGTCCTATAGGTCCCCATTCAGACATTGGTCGCATATGTTCACACGAAGTATTAATGAATAAATCTGTTTTCTCATATTCGTTTCTAAAATCTTTGAATATGTCATCTGATATAAAGGTAACATTTTCATAGTTGTAAAACAATTTATTTTTAGCAATCTTTATAACTCTATCGTCCATATCTATTGCTGTAATCTTTTTTACTCTAGGTGCTAATTCAGGTATTAGAATACTACCATACCAACAACCGAATATTGTTATTTCAGTTTGATCTGTTATTAAACCAAGTTTATCACAATGTTTTACAATATTCATCTTTGCGTTTAATTGAGGAGTACTAAAAGAGTCTAGTATATTATGTTCTAAATCAGGCTCTTCTTTAATAGTATAAATTATTTTTTCCAATAAATTATAATCTATATGATTATTATGTAAGCTCAATATATTTTTTAAATATTGTAATTGATCTCTTTCTATCATTTAACCCAACTTACTATATCTGATAATGGCGGACATGTGTCTAATCCCAATTGATTCTTTTTCTCTAGCCATTGCTGTCTTGTTTCTTCAGCATAACCACAACTCATCATTAATATAGGTCTTCTTTTTACCCAACTAAAACCTAAATCATGCCATTGTTTTACATCTCTTATAAAACAAATATTGTACGATACATCTAATCCTTCTTCTAATAGATAACTTGATAGATTGGTTGCAAACATTCCTACTTCTAAAGCGATATGATCTATAATTTTTTCTACGTATTCTGGATATTGCTCATCTGCCGTATGACTACCATTGTCTATCTGTTTTTGATAGAACGCATTTGGTTTATGCACAACTCTGCTATGAAATGCAAACAAGTAAGGATTAGTTCTTACATGATTGTAGTTTGGATTAGGATTCTTTTTTGCGTCATGTGTTACTTTAGATAAACCTAAAGCATTTGTATCTTTGTCAACTTGTATATGATTTCTATTAGATAAAATCCATATCTTTTCTTTCCATTCTTGTTGTTCAGGACCATAGACATTTATTCTATATGCAAACATATTATTTTTAGATGATGTTGTTATTAATGCTTTTTCTAAAGCTCTATCTATGATTTCTTTTGGTGGAACATCTTTTTTATAAGTGATAACGTGTCTTCGTTTATCTTTTAATAAGTCGTAGTGTTTCATTTTTTTATTACCCAATCTCCTATTACTAACATATTCAATGCCGTTCTCTTAAACGTTCTAATTGCATGTTGTGGTGTTTCAACAATAGGTTCCTGACAATTAAAACTTGTGTTTAACAACATAGGTATGCCTGTTATTTTGTAAAATTCATTTACTATATCATAAAATTTTTTATTATCTTTTCTATTTATAGTCTGTATTCTAGCAGTATTATCAACGTGTGTAATGCCTGGTACTTTATCAGTTTTTACTTTACATATCCTAGACATGTAAGGACTAGGACCACCTCTTGTATCAAAGTATTCTTGGTAATGTTCTTCTAATACTACAGGTGCAAATGGTCTAAAGTCTTCTCTCATTTTTATAGTGTGATTAATGATATTTTTTATATCAGGATTACGAGGGTCTGCTAATATGCTTCTATTACCTAATGCTCGATTACCACTTTCTGATTTGCCTTGAAACCAACCTATAATAGAACCATCTGCTATTGCTTGTGCTACTTCTTTATAATTTACTTTTTCTTCACCTACATAATCATACTCCTTACCAGCATACAATTCTGATTTATGTACATTTTTATTTAAGACAAAATCAGCGTGTTGATATGCACCAATGGCTTGTCCCTCATCACCAACTGCAGGTGGTACAAATACATTGTTATAATGTTTAGTAAATTCTTCATTCATATAACCATTGTAAGCAACACCACCTGCAATACATAAGTTATCACAAGTCTTTAATGGATATACATGTTCTTTTATTTTATCTAAAGTAAATCTTTGTAGTGTGTATGCTAAATCATCTACACCGTGCGTATCAACATCTATTTGCTTAAAGTGTTCTTGTTTCTTTTCAGTTATAGGACCATCAAGTATAACTTCAAAACATGTATAGTAATATCTACTAAACTTACCATATCCTACTTTACCCATAAGTTTACTTGCACCTAATGTACCAAAACCTGTAAGACCAGACATGTGATTCCATAACCAACCTATAGGTAGTTTATCTGATAGATCAATTAAGTTTTGTTCTTTATCAAAAAATACACATCTAAATTTAGAACCTATGCCATCTATCGCAAGTATATCAGATTTTTCATAACCTGAATTAAGAAACGTATAAGCAGCATGTGATTGATGATGATCTATAAAGTAAACATTATCTTTGTAATAGTGATCCCATAGTTTTTTAGGATTGTAATTAAATATCTCATCATGCCCTTTTAATATTGTACTCCACAATTCTTCTTTTGATTTTCTAATACCACCAAACGTATATGTAAATGCTAGTATGGCGTCATCTGGTTTTTTAAAGTATTGTTCAGTAAACTCATCATTCAATCTATAATCACTTACGTTAAGTATATCTGATTGATGAGCATATGCCTCAGCGTGGTAGGGTAGATTATGTTTAAATCTAGTTTCTCTTTCTCTTTGATTATGATACACACCATCATATGTATTATGATCGTGTAGATTCAAAGCAACTGCAAATATTTTATCCATTTAGCACACTCGCATATTTTGATAAAGGAAAATGACCTTTAGGCTCAACCCATTCCATACATGTTTTACAATAGTTCTCATATTTAAATAATCTAAAATTCATCATCTTATCTATATTCTCCTGTGTTATGTCAAATGTTTTTGAGTGAATTATATTATTGGCAAACTTCTTACTACAATGTACAAGTTTTCTTGTTTCAAAATTGATAACAGGAACCATAGGAAAAGCTGCACACATCTTACGATCTATTTCAGCAGCTTGTTTGTGTACGGCTGTGACATCATCTTTATTAGGTGTTCTACCATTAAATGATTTCCACATTGTATTTTTATGATTTAACTTTTTCATTTCTTCAGGAAACTTATCTTTGTATTTAAAGTAATTGGGTGTTTTTACACATAGATTATAATTGTTATAATCATTTGGTTGTATAAAACCGTAAGGTTCTAATTTATCTAAATTACCTAGTTTTTTAATACCGTCTTCGTAAAAATCTAATATGTTATGTTCAATATAAAGTATATCAGGATCTTTTAGTATATGTGGATATCTTTTACGTACAAAAGAGTTTGATAGTACTGAACATACGTGATTAGGTCTGCTTTTAACTTCAGCAATTACATCATCTAAATTTTTAATTAGTCCTGGTTCACCACCTAGAAGACAAACACGTATCTTATAGTTTTTTAAATAGTCTAGTGTTTGTTTTAGGAAGTCAATATCAACTGTCAAGTTTCTCATCTCTAAAGTATAACTTGTACAGTAATGACAATCTTTGTTACAAGACATAGACATAAAAAAATCTATGGCTAAATAATTCTGTTGTATTTCTTTTAACGTTATCATCTATTATCAAATTTAGTAAAAAATAATTTATTAAATGCTATTAGTAATTGTTCCTTTGCTAATGTTTTAAATCTTGTTTGTTTAAATAAAAAGTCTTCTCTTTCATAAGCCTTTTCTATAAGATACTCGTAAATATCTTCATTGTGTTTTTCTAGTAATGCTCTATCTAAAATTATATCATCACCAAACAACCACTTTGATCTCTTTACAAATTTAAGCAACCTTTGAGGTATCTTATCTGTTATATCAATCATATTATTGTTATCATCTACATAACAAAAACTAGTGACATTTGGACTTATAATTATTTCATTCATATTGTTGCCATTATAATATTACATGTATTATCCACCTCATTATCCGTTAAATATGGATGAATAGGTAATGTTAGTATTGTATCACATATTAACTGGGAATTCAAGCAGTTATCTTTTCTATGTATGTGTGTTTTATACAAGGGGTTTTCTGATATAGGTATAGGATAATGTACATTAGCGTTAAGTCTTTTCTTTAGTAAATCCCTTGTTTCTTTGTTTTCTAATCTTATGACGTATTTGTGATAACAATGATTTACAACCTCATCAACATGTGGTATAATTACAGGTAGATTTTTTAAATTGTTAGTATATCGTTTTGCAATTCTAAAACGTTTATCTTGCCATTCGTGCATTTTATCCATTCTATGACTAATAAACTCAGCATTGATTGCTAACATTTTAGAGTTGTATCCTAACACATCACCGTTGCCGTGTCTTCTTACTTTTCTTAAAAATTCTGCTTGTTGTTTACCATCTAGTAAAATAGCACCACCACCTGATATACCTGCAACAGGTTTATTTGCATTGAAACTCAATGTTGCAATATCGCCAAATGTACCTGCATATTGACCATTTCTACTTGCACCAAATGATTGACAGGCGTCCTCTATGAGTGGGATGTTTTTTTCTTTACAAAAGTTTTGTATTTCTGTCATGTCAGATATATTACCAAATAAATGAGGATATACAATTGCTTTTGTTTTGTCTGAATACATACGTTTAATACTATCAATTGACATATGATTTGTTTTTGGATCAACATCACAAAATACGGTTGTTGCACCATTCATTGCTACACATGACGCTGAAGATATCCATGAGAAGTTTGTAACTAACACTTCATCGCCAGGTTTTATAGCATATGCCATAAGAGCATATTGTAAAGCGTCTGTACCACTAGCACAAGCAACGACATACTTTCTATTGATAAGTTTTTGTATTTTCTTTTCTAAAAACTCAATGTTTCTTTCATTTTCTTTTTGCATAACATTATCAAAAAGTTTTAAATATTCGTCTTTGTTTGCTAGATAATCTCTATCCCAACCTGTCATATAATAACCTCGCTATTTCTTCATGCCCTTTTTTACTAGGGTGTTCATCAATTTTACTTATAGTATATCCATTTATATCTAAAAATTTAAAAAAATGTAATTTTATTAAAATATTTAAATTATTAGCTTTTGAATATCCTATAAAATTATCAATATCAATAAATTTTTCGTATTCATCTATTAATGTTCTTATGTATCTTCTAATAATTTTTTGATTTTTTAAAGGTTCATATCTAGGCAAACCTTTAAGTTGATCTGCTTCTGATCTTTTAAGTCCTGCTAACCAAGGTTCAAACAAACCAATCATTTGAAATTGTTTGTAAGGTATGTTATACCTTTTACATACATTTTGTAAAGTTATGTAACCTAGTAATGATTCTCTTACCCAACCATAAATATCGCCAGGTCTTTTTATTCTACTATTAAACCATTTTGATATAGGCATACCATTCTGCCAATCATCTCTATTTGATTGTGACCATGCAGCCATAACAAGACCTATCTCATCTTTAGGTGTTCTTTCTATTGTGTCTAATAAAGTTTGCAATATATACCTGTTACCTGCACCGTTAGTTGCTAAATTAATTACTTCCATATTCAATTTCTTTCCAAGTAGTTCAGGCCATTTTGACCACGAAGTATCCATATCAGGATACGCTGAAGAAATATATTCTTTAGCTGTATAACTACAACCACTTACTATTAATTTTTTCATATAATATTTCCGCTATTCTCACTTGTCCTAGTGCGTTAGGGTGTCTGTCCAATTCAGATACTCTATGTTTTTCTTTTAATAGACTTTCAATAGTGTATCCTTCTAATTTTTGATCTGTGGGCCAACCTAAAAAATTATCTTTAAACTTATATCTGCTACTTTTTAAAGTTTTTAAATAAGTCATCATCATGGTATCACGTACATATTCTATTCCATGTTTTTGCATTTCCGCAAATTGTTGAAATTTATCTAACTTTGCTTGCATGTCATTTTCATTTAAAGCTGAATAATCTATACCGTTTGTTATTTCCCAAATATGACCTCTAATTAAACTTATCATTTGAACTTGATTGTAAAAAAGTGCTTGATCGGCAACTCTAGTTTTTTGTTGTTCCATTAAATTTTGAAACGCATATTGGTATCTTATAGTTTTATTAATCCAATATTTTATATCTCCTTTTGTATCCGTTCTAATATTATTCCAATTTGTAACATTTTTTATTATATCTCTATACTTATTGTTAGCAAAGGCTTTATCATTTCTCGTACCTGTCCAACTAGATGTTTTTTCCCAATCACGTCTTGGTGCTGATGACCATGCAGCTATAACATGACCTACTTTATTAATATCAATTTCTGTTAAATAATCTGATAAAGAACTATAGATATATTCATTTCCCATTCCTGACTTGCAAAGATTAACTGGTTCCATATTCATTTTCTCTGCTAAAATTTCAGGCCATTTAAGCCACGTAGTATCCATTGAGGGATGTTGCATAGAAATAAAATGAGGATCACCCCAACTACAACCACTAACTACAAGTTTCTTCATACTTTATTTTTTACTATTGATTTACCTTTTTCATCTAAATGATGTTCTATTTTTATATTATCATCTGGTCTAATTAAACAATGATACAGACAATTTTTAGGCACTTTACTATGATCGCCTGCCTCACCGTCTTTCATAATTTGTTCAAACTCTCTCCATTCATCTGACAATACTATTTCATCTATGTTTTCTGCCTCACTTACTTTACTTACTTTTAACATTTTTTGAAATAATGGTGTGCTTAATGTCCATTCTTGGTCGCACCAACAACAAGGTAATAGATGACCTCTATTACTCATAGCCATTTGCATTTTGCCGTTCATACATTGAGCAACAAATTTACCTTCTAGTTTATCTTTTTTATCTGACATTAGGTCTTACGTATCCTTTATATCCTAAATTGTATTCTTTTGATTGAGGTCTTAATGGGTCATCTTCTCCCATCCACCTTGACGAGTGTAACACTATGAACATTAAACCCTCATCTATTGCCATTTGTTTCGCCTTTTCTAAATTGTGTTCATTGTAACTAAACACTATAAACTGCCAAGATGGCGTTTGTTTTAAGTGTTTCTTTGCTTCTAACATAACTTCATATAATTTTTTACCGTCTTGGTTAACACGATACATGTTACTTTCTTCAGGTAAACCATCTATTGCAAATATCCATTTTGCTTTAGGGTGTGCCTTAAACGCTTGTACGTACCAACTTTTAGATTTGGCAGATGAGGCATTATGTACTGTAACTTGTATATCTTTATTATACAGGTACTCTAATATCTCAACAAACTTTGGATGATGTACAGGATCAGATAACTGACCACAAAAATTAAATGATGAAAAATAATCAGATAACTTTCTTATCTCGTCCATTGTAGCATCCCGACCATAAACTTTTCTGCCTTCAAGTGTAAAGTTAGTTTGTCTTTGACATCTCATACACTCTAAAGGACACCTATTGCTTATGTCAATATTTATTCCTTTCTTTGATCTTCTATAAAATGCTATATCACTCATCTTAAATGTTTTAGTAAATTTTCTATTTTATCTTTTTGTTCAGTTAAACATTTTGCAGGTCTTTTCCAATATACAGGTCCACCATCTTTAATAGATTTATCTCTTAAATAAATCACTTCTTTTCCTAACCATTTACATTCTTGTATAATTCTAGGTGCAGGATCAAAGTTAGGTTTAGTGTAAACATAAGTGTCAAATAAACCTAATAGATTTTTAACAGGTACGAATACATGATTATGTTTTTGACTTATGTACTTATCTTTGTATGCTATGATACCATGTGACGTATAATTTTTTATATGTTTTTCTACTTCTCTATAATATGTTTTATTTGTTCCTAAGAATAGATATTTAAATTGTATGTTATCTTCTATAGGTTTGTATATACTAAAGTTTATTATTTTTTCAAATTGTTCGCCTACACCATTTACATATACCTCATGGTCGCATAAGTCAATTACTTCTTTGGGTTCATAAAAATCTAGTGCGATAGGATATTCTTTAACATGGTTTTCTGAATATACAGATATAAGTTTATTACTAAACAAACTGTGTAATGTTAATTTTTGTTCTTCAGTATAACTATTGTAATCAAGGTATGCAAGTGTTAACATACTTCTACCCATAATCAAAGTTACGTCATCTGACCGTGGCATATAGTCATTAAACACTATGTTTTCAAACTTTGTATAACACTCATTTATTGCGTCAATGTAATCTTGTATTATGTGTTTTTTATTGGGTATAACAATCAGTTTGGCACTTATACCTAGGTCGTTGAGAAAACAACAATGTTCATAACTGTAATGAAACAGACCATCACCTGGTTTACTTGTACATACTATATTTACATTTTTCATAATATATTATAACATATTTATGTATAAATATCAATAGAGGGTAGAGTAGAGAATTAAGGAATGAAGCTTGAAAAAGGTATATTTTACTCAAATAAACAATCTAATTGCTGACGCTATCTTTTTACCGTTAAGTGTTGCTTACATATGGGAATATTGTAAGACACAGGTAACAGATTGGGAATTAGGAGACATCTTCTTTGAAAGAGAGTCCGTAGAGGACTATCTAAAAAAGATTGACAATCCTGACATCTTAGCATTATCAACATACGTGTGGAACTGGGACATAACTTGTCAGTTAGCAAGAGCAGTCAAAAAGAAATATCCTAATTGCAAAATAGTAATGGGTGGACCACAAGTGCCATTCAAACAAAGTTGGTTAGAAGACAATACTGACCTATGCGATATTATAGTTACATATGCAGGTGAAAGAGCATTTGCTGAAATACTAAAAGGTAACTATACGTACCCAGGCGTAATGACAAAAGACTCTTATACGCCACCTAAACCAGATAAAGAATTAAACGACATACCAAGTCCTTATTTAAGTGGGTTGATGGATAGTCTTATGCAACCTGGTAAACAATATAGTGCTATCATAGAAACTAATAGAGGTTGTCCATATAGTTGTTCTTTCTGCGATCAACAAGATTTATATTACAATAAGATTGCCATGTTTGATTATGATAGAGTAATAGGTGAGATAGATTGGATTGTAAAAAATAAAATTGACTTCTTATACTTTGGTGATAGTAATGTAGGTATGTTCAATAGAGATGTTGACTTTATAAGACACATCGCTAAACGTAGAAATGAAACTGGTTATCCTAGACAGATAGATTATAGTACAGCAAAACAACAACCAAAACGTATTGTTGAGTTGGGTGAAATACTTAATAAAGAAGCAAAGATAAGACGTGGTGTTACTATTGCTTTACAAAGTATGAATCCTAAAACATTAAAAGCAATCAAAAGAATTAATCTTGCAAATGAAAAATTAGAACAAATTGTTGGCGACTATAATAAAGCAGGTGTTGATAATTATTGTGAACTAATTGTAGGTTTACCTGAAGAAACATTAGACACATGGATTGAAGGTATAGGTAAGATACTAGAATTAGGAAGTGACCATGCGTTAACAGTACACCCTTTGAGTATTGTACCTAATACTCCTTTTTCTGATCCTGAATATAAAAACAAATACGGATACAAATATACAAAGACAGCTGCACCTGCAGGTGGTAATACTTATCCTAAAGATAGTAATGGTGAGATTGATTATGTTGCATATGAAAGTAAAAGTTTTAGTAAACAAGATTATATAGACATGTATTTTTTCGCTAAAGGTCTTGTGATACCTCATCACTATCATGGTGTTAGTCAAGTTGCAGCCACATATCTTAACCGAGAACACAATGTACCATTTATAGATTTTTATAAAAAACTATTTGAGTATAGTAGAAATGGTAATGGCATACTAAATGAAGAATATAAAAATCACACAAACAGTTTGAAACAAAGTTTATTTGAAGATAAGACATGGGGTAGAACTATTGAAGGTGGCGATGATTTTCATATACAAGATAATGGTGCAACAGCTTCTTTCTTATATAAAAACATAGACAAGGTACATAAAGAAGTTATAGACATATGTAAGAAAGAATATAATGTAGATGTATCAGAAGCGTGCCAGTTTAACAAGCACATTATTGACACATACGAAAGAGATGATACAGAAAAACAATTTGATAAGAATTGGTATAGTTGGTTCTACGATAACAAACCATTAGTCGCTGTTAATAATATCGTATCTGTAGCCGTTTATAAATATAAAGATATAGTAGACCACTCAAAGCATTTATTCTGGTGGGGAAGAAAAGCCAAGAGATGTTTTTTGAAATCAAAGGAGATTATGTTATGATAAGAGTTGGCGATATAATACCAGATATAAAAACTATGCACAAAGATAGTGCAGCCACAAACTGGTATTCTACACACGAATTATTTAAAGATAAAAAGATATTACTAATAGGATTGCCTGGCGTATTTCTTGTTGAGTATGCAGCCACACATTTAAAAGCATACGACTTCTATTACAGCAAGATAAGAGAACTAGGTATTGATGAAGTATATTTTACAAGTGTTGATAATTGTTACGTACAAAACGCATATCACAAATCAGAAAATTTATCGTACCTAAAAAACTTACCTGACCCTAATGGTGATTGGGCCACATCTATAGGTATGTTAGAGAGTATGAGTAAAGAAGGATTAGGAAATTGTAGTCATAGATACGCTATGATTATAGACAATCTAATTATGAAACATTGTAAGTATGAAGACTTTACACACAACCCTATGACGTGTTTTCAAGTATCAGACGCTGATACAATGATTAAGTATTTAGAAATTATACAAACAAATTATGAAAGGTTTAATGATGACGCCAGAGATAAGGTTGACGTCCTTGGAAGAAACAAGATCAGCACCGTATTGTCGTGAGCTAAAAACTCTTTGGTACGATAGAGAATATCTATTAAATCATTTAGAGAATATAGACGAAAACAATTGGTATCTGTTTGATTGTGGTCATATAAGATGGACTGTACAAGAGGCATTTAATGCTAGACGAGAATGTAAAAACTATCCTTTTAGTGAGTTTCATTATGAGTTGATAAATCTTTTTACACCTGCAATATCTTTTGATACTGTATTGTACACACAAACAGCAATAGGTGGTGCACCACCACACCAAGATAGAAACAGACCTACTGCTTTAAACTTTGCAATACGAGGTGAGTTTAGTGATACAAGTCCACAAGTTTTCTATGATAGTTTTGATAGAAGTACAGAAAAGTATAGAATGACATATGAGAAAAATGATATTACAAATGAATTTGCACCTTGGATATTTAAAGGTCCTGAAATACATGGTGTAGAAAACAAGACAGAAAAAAATAGAATTATTATAACTTGTGCTTGGCGACATAATAGTTATGAAGATATAGAAAAAAGATTACTAGATGGTACGTTAGTAAACTGGGAACAGAATGAAAAAAACAAAAGGATAAAATTTATATGAGCAGTGTAGATAGAACAAACAAAGCGCTTCAAAGACTTTCTACTATGGGTGATTGGTTGCAAATGAAACAACACATTAATACTAGACAGATAATGAAAGACCTTGAGCCATACAAAGACTCATGGAAACCTTACAATTTAAGAAACCCAAATAACAGGTGGGGATTAAGTGTAACAAGTTTAGATGGCAAGTTAAGTGGTATACCTGATTTAGATAGTTTACTACAATACAATAAGATACATGGTACTAGTATTACAAATCATCACATAAAAGAATACACCGAAGTATATGATAACTCAAAAGAATTACAGAAACTCATTGAACCATGGAAACCTTGGTTAGGGAGATGTCACTTTCTAAAACTAAACACAGGTGGTTATTTTCCTGAACACTATGATGTAAACAAATTAGAATATGGTTATGATGAAATAAGATTTATTGCTTTCATTAACAGGTGTGATAAAAAAGATTTAAAGTTTATATACGAGGATACAGTTAGAGATGTTAAAGATGGCCAGATGTTTTTCTTTAACGCAAACAAAAGACATTCAGTTTTTAGTACATCGGACGATATTATTATGTTAGTATTTTGTATGAAGTTTGATGAACATTTATTTGAAAGATTAATAGAACAATATAGGTATGCGTAATGTGGTATCATAAAAAATTTAAATTACAATACGATAAAAACGTTTTCAATGAGATAATTGAATATGCTGAAAGAGCAACATGGAGACAAGGGTACGATCAAAATGGTTTACTTTGGAATGTTGAAGAACTACCTTTAAACCCTAAACAGTTTCCTATACTAAATGAATTGTATGAAGGTCTAAATACAGAATTTAAAAGACCATCATTTTTTATTAGTAATGTGAAACCTGGTGGGTTAGTAAACCATATTGACCACAACAAATGGGGCAATCTAGGTATACCTTTGAAAGGTGATTTTGAAAATACACCTCAATACTTTTACGATCAATTCAATCATCCAGTAGAGTCATTCGTAGTTGATAGTCCTGTTATATTCAATACACGTATGTTACACGCTGTACCTAGACAGTTAACTGATACAGGACCTAGATGGGTATTGATGATGGATTTATTTGAGTGGGTTGATAAATTGTTTGCAAAGATTGACAACAAAACTATATGGACAGACACAAAGAATTTCAAAAATGCGTAACTTCTATTTTCTACAGATACCTTTAGGTACAGACGCAGCCTATCTGCCACAAGCAGTAGGTACGATCTGGTCTTATTGTAATCAGTTTGAAGAAGTACGAAAGAAATATAAACTTGCAGGTGTATGGTGGAACAAAGAGATTGATATAGTTGAACCTGATTTTATAGCTGCAAGTTGTTATATGTGGAACTGGAAAATAACATATGACGCATTGAAAGAAATAAAAAAGAAGTATCCTAAATGTAGAATAGTTGTAGGTGGACCTGAACCACAATATACATCAGAATGGTGTAAAAAACATCCTGAAATAGACGCTGTGTTAGCATACTATGGTGAAGAAACAATGAGAAGATTACTAGTAGATGATGAACTTAACATACCAGGTGTTGTTACAAAAGACTTTAACAATGCAGCCGAGGCAGAATATGCCGACCCTAAAATGATACCTAGTCCTTATCTTAATGGTTTCTTTGATAGTTTACTAGAAGGCAACACACAAAAAGTCAGAGCAATCTTTGAAGGCAATAGAGGTTGTCCTTATACTTGTTCTTTCTGTGACATAGGCCATAAGAAATATACAAAGATACAAATGTTTGAAACAGAAAAATGTTTAAAAGAACTAAAATGGATGTGTGATAGAAATGTAACTGCTATAGATGTAGCAGATAGTAACTTTGGTATATTTCCTAGAGATGAAAAACTTGTAGATTTTGTAGTAGAACAAAAGAAGGCAGGTAAATTCAATGGTAGATTTATGCCTACGTGGGCTAAGACACATGGTGAAAAGATAATGAAGTTAGCAAAGAAATTGCAAGACGCAAATGTAGATGACACTTTTGGTTTTAGTTTACAATCTACAAATCCTGAAACTTTAGATAATGTCAATAGAAGAAATGCGTTTGATATTAAGAGTTTCAAACCTATCATAAAGAATTTAAAAGACAAAGGTGTTTCATCATATACAGAATTAATCTTTCCTTTGCCTGGTGATAGTTTAGAAACATTTAAGTATGGTCTACACGAAATAGTTGACATGCCTGCACCATTTGATATGATACAGATTAATACTTTAAGTAGATTAAGTAATACAGAATTTAACACAGGTTTTCCTGAAATGATATGGCAAAATATTAAAGGTACTGCAAAGCCATATAACAATGATGTAATAGATGAGATTGCTGTTGCAACAGATAAGATGACAAGAGATCAAGTCTTTGAAGGTTTCTTTTATAGTAGAAGTTTCTTAATACCAATGTACTGGTATGGTCTAGCAAAGTATCATGCTGATTGTTATTATGAAATTAATGGTAATAGAAGTGAATTATTTAAAGACATATATTCAAAACTATTTAAAAACAAAACATTTATGAAACACAAACTAGATGTTAGAGAACATTATTTTAAAGCACTTAATGAGTACAAAGACATTGGATATAAGATACTTAATAAAGATATAAATTATTATACAGATACAGCTTATTCTCACTTGTTCTATACCGAGAATAATATATTTGATGTGTTCAAAGAAATGTATCCAGAATATGATGAGATTATTGATCGCAACAAAAAAGATTTCAGACCTATTGACGATAAGATGGAATGGCTCAGAGATATACACGTTAGAGGTAGATTTAGTGAGTCTTGGAGAATAAAATGATAAACAAATTAATATGGAATAAAGTAGAAGAATTATTTTACTGGAACATATCAGTAGATAGCCCTATCAATCAATTACCTTTTACAATGGATTTTATTCTTGCTTGTCAAAAAGAATTTTCTATGACAGTAAGAGATAAAGAATACCCTATACATCTAGGTGGTATAATGGATTGGCACGATAAAACAATGGGCGATTTCGTAAAAGAAATAGATAAACAATATCAAAGTAATTACTTTGTAGCAGAAAATGGCACAAGTACAACAGGTGTCGTAGGTGAAATAAAAGATGTAAACGATAAACCTATTACAAACAAATGGAATATAAGAGGTGAAGCTCTTGTTAAAAGATTACAAGCAATGCAAAAAGAAAGACCTAATTTAACAATATTAGATATGGGTTGTGGTGTAAATGAATATAAGAAACATTTAAATAATGTTACAGGCGTTGATCCATATAGAAAAGAAGCAGACATAATCTGTAGTCAAGCAGATTTTAAACCTGCTGATGATATAAAATGGGATGTAATTATATGTTTTGGTCCTCAAAACTGGTATACGTATGATGAACAATATAGAAACTTTATGACGTTAAAGAATTGTTTAGCACCTAGTGGTCTATTATTATGGTCACATGTTCATAATTACTATAAAGTATTTCAACCAGATCACCCACATGGTCATACTTGGATACATGGCGATTTAGAACATGCACAAAAAAATAGTGCGTTTTATTTTTATGATAGAAACTGGAAGTACACATGGTACTTTAACTGGACTGAACATGCTGTAAATACACTTGCAGGTCATGTAGGTTTAAAAATAAACAAAGTTGATTACGACCATTGTAATTTATACAGACCACCTATGTACAGAATATTTACGGAGATGACACATGGTTGAACAAGGTAACTTCTTTGTCAAATGTCATAACATTTATTACAATCAACAATGGTTGATAGATGTATTAGATAGTTTGAAACCTAGTGATTGGGTAAACGGAGTTAGTAGAACAGGCGTAGCATGGAATGTTAGTGAGTGTAGAAATATACCATATGAGAATATGTGGAAAGATATTGTAGAGAATATGAATTTAGATCAAGTCGGTAGTACAGAAAGAACATTCCATGGTGAAAAACCATGGGCATTCTTTTCTAAATTACCACCAGGTGGTATAAATTTACACTACGACCACAGACGTTGGGGTGCAATATTATTTCCTGTAAGAGGTAAGTTTGAACTCACACCTCAAATATTTGCAACAGAAAACTATACAGAAATAGAAAGATTTAATTTTGAAAAAAGTAAGATACATGATAATGGTACACCTGTATTTTTTGATAGCAGAGTTTTACATGCTGTACCTACACCTTTAGATTTAGAGGAAGAAAGAGTTGTATTTTCTGTTAACATACACTCACATCCTACAGAAATGTTTAAGAAAGCTGTTGATGGTACATGGTTAAATAAGAATACAGAAAACATAGGTGTATCTAATGACTAATTTCTATTCTATACAAGCAGATAAAATGAAATTTAATTTAGATATGTTAGTTGATCTATACAAAACAGTAGATCAAACAAAGTGGGTACATAGACAAGATAAGTTACCACAGTATTGGCCTATTGATGAAAACAGCACGTTTGATCGTAACCATGAATTTTACAGACTACTAAAAGAAAACATAAATGCTGATATAGATGAAACGAGAGTATATTTCAGTAGAGTACATCCAGGTGGTATACCTAACCATTGGGATTTTGAAAATTTTACTAAACTACAATTTCCTGTTATATGTGATGAAGAAGATAACGATTGGTCAAAGTCGCCTGTTATCTTTATAGATCAATTTGACCAAGTTGTAGAAAGAGTAGAACATACGAATAATACGCCTATAATTTATAGTGCGAATTACATGCACGGAACAATCAAATCTTTAGATAATACAAACGATAGAATTACTTTTGTTGTTGATATTAAGTATTGGTTTGCCAGAGTTAGATCAAAATATAACAACGGTACTTTGTTTACAAACAACAAAGCGTTTTGGAGTATGGCATGAACAGGTGGGATATAACTGTTAAACAAAGTAACTATGATTTCAATCCTTTTAGAGAAAGCGATCATGGTAAATACTTTAAGACAGTTACAAACATTTATGAGGACTGGTCAAAGGAATTAGAATATGCAAACAAGCAACAATATGATTTCTATTGGCCTAGTCCTGTAAAACCAGGTGGCGATCATTTTGATTATGAGTATGAAAATAAACTAGTAGAAGATTGGGGTATACCTAAAGACTTTGTAATCTACAGAATGTGGACTGCAACAAAGAAAGAGTGTCCTATATTGTGTGGTCTAGCAGACAAGTTAGGTTTAGAAGACGCACAGGTAAATATACAAACTCAAACTACAGGTATGATGTTACATTTACATATTGATAGTTTAACAGGTTTAAGAAAAGAGAGAAAAGATCAATCATCAAGCAGAGCAACTGATCCTGAATGGGGTAGAGTTTTTGTTATGTTAGAAGATTGGAAACCAGGTCATATTATTCAATTTGGGAATACATATGTACCACCATGGAAAGCAGGTGATGTAGTATGGTTTGATTGGGCAAACATACCACATAGTACTGCTAACACAGGACCATGGCCTAGAACAATTGCAAAAATAACAGGTAAACAAACGCCTAAATATAAAAAACTACTATAGGATAAATTATGAGATTATTGATTATATTATTATTTTTATTTGTATCTACAAAAACTTTCGCTGAAGACAATCGTTTTGATTGTAGTTGGGATGATGACCCACCTTGTATAGTGATTCCTGTAGGTAGCTTAAATAATTCAAACGCATTAGGTGATAGAATAACACCTACAACAACAATTACAAAAACAGAAATAAGAGAACACAATCTAATTGATTTACCAAGTGTTTTAAATTACGTATCAACACTAGACGTTACACAATCAGGACCAAAAGGACAAACTGGTTCTGTATTTTTAAGAGGTACAAACTCTAATCACACTTTAGTTTTATTGAATGGTATACCTATCAATGATACATCAACACCTACAGGTGCATTTGACGTTGGGCAAGACTTTATGTTTAACGTTGTACAAATAAATGTATATAAAGGTGGTGCAGGTGCTCATTGGGGTGCAGACGCTGTAGGTGGTGCAATTAATTTTATAACAACTGTAGATTACGATAAAAGATATAATGTATCAGGTAATGGTAATGATAAAACTATAAGTGGTAATTATTATACTAGATTAAATGACTTTGATATATCTGTTTCAGCAGGTGAACATGAGTCTAAAAATGTTTCTGCTTTATCAGGTGCTGATGAAAAAGACGGTACAAAAAATCAGACTATAGGTGTCAATGTAAGTAAATGGTATGATATGATACATTGGCGAGCATCTTGGTTTACAAGAAATACGTTTACAGATATTGATGGTCATAGTCTTGCTGTACAAGATGACAAATGGTCTGATAATAGTTTTTATGCTTTTCAAACAGGTATAGATTACTTTAATAATAGTTTAACTTTTCATACACACGAATATGAAAGAATTTATGATGACGCTAATTATGATAGTCAAAATTGGTCGTTAAGAGGTGTTCATCAAAGACAAAATTGGGGAATAGGTTTTGATTATAAACATGATGAAAATTATGGTAAATCTGCATGGTCAGAAAACACAGGTAGAAATCATGGCATGGGATACTTCTTTAATTTTTCATACAACATATTATCATATCATCATAGATTTGATGAAGACCATGAAACTTATAAAATAGGATTCTTACAAGAATTAGACGATGGTTTAAGTATAAGTGGTAGTCACTCAACGTCATATAAAGATAAAACATTATACAGCGATGTAGTATATGGTGACTCACAAGAGGTAACGTTAACTAAAAATAACTTTGCTACTACTATCTTTCAAAATGATATAGGTGATCTGAATACAAATGGTGTAGAGATGTCATATAATACAGGTGATTGGAAACTTTTTGCAAGTAATTTAACAAGTAAAACAAAAGATGTATTATCATTAAGAAGACCAGAATGGTCACTTGGTTTTATTCACAATAAGAAGTTTGAAAATAACTTTACTTTAACTACTAACTACAAATACAAAGGTAAACATTTAGATATACATAACTCAAACTGGTCTACAATATCAATGCCAGAAACACATTTAGTTGATTTAAATCTAGGTTATAACTATCATGGATTTAATTTTGGTGTAAGTCTAAACAATCTATTGAATGAGAAGTATGAATCACCTCATGGTTTCTCACAAGAAGGTAGAAAGTTTACTTTAGGTTTTAACAAATCATTTTAATGTACGATACAATATTTTGGGCTATAATAGGAACTTTAAGTGGTGTCATCTTTGGTGTAATACCAGGTGCAGGACCTTTTGTTGCAACGGCAACTCTATATCCTTTTCTAACACATATAGAGCCTGTCAATGTTATGATGTATTACGTAACAGTTTTGATTGCAACTAATTATACAAATAGTGTAACTGCTATTCTGTATGGTATACCTGGTGACGCCACAGCAATGAGTACTGCAAGATATGGTCACAAATTATTCTTAAAAGGTTTTGGTAATCTAGCAGTTGCTTCTAACGCTGTAAGTAGTACAGTAGGAGTTATATTTGCTTTTACTGTTTTTATTTTTGTATTGCCTTGGATCATAGAAGTTTTTAGATTTTATAATAGTGTACTACAGACAGTTATTGTTGCAGCTGCAATTATAATGATTACACTATTGACAAAACAAAATAAATTGTTTACAATAATACTGTTTTTATTCGGAGGCATGATTGCAAAAGTAGGTATAGACCCTATTACATTTGATAGTTTTTTGACTTTCAATAACTCATACCTCGCAATCGGAATACCTTTTGCAAGTGTGATGATAGGATTATACATAGTGCCAGAACTAACAAAGTTAAATAGTTTTAAAGTAGAAGTACCTAAACGTATAAATACTTTTACAGTTGGTAAAGATACAACTACGCCTACACTCATAGGAAGTTTTGTAGGATTTTGGTGTGGTCTTATACCAGGTGTAACAAATATTCTTGGCAGTTATGCAAGTGCAAATATTGTTAAAAGGTTTTTCAAAAAACCTGTACTTAAAAGCATAGCAGCCGCAGAGGCAGCAAATAATAGTGGCGCCTTATCATCACTATTGCCTTTGCTTATACTAGCGATACCCATTACGGGAAGTGAAGTTTTGATTTATTATATTATGTTAGAAGATGGTTTCGTTTTCAACGCTCAAAATACAGTCAAACATTTAGAAAGTATAATTTATATTATACCCTTTGTTACTGCCTTTTGTTTGGGGTTAAGCTGGTACGGTTTCAATCTGTTAGGTAAGATTGCATATCTCTATAAACAATATAGAACAATTGCAAACATCTTACTTCTCTCAATAATTAGCATTGCAAGTATATCAATATTCGCCATACGTGAATGGATGATTATCTGTATATTTGTTTTGTCTATAATCGGGTTCTTAATTAGACGCTGGGATACTAGTCCTATTATTTACGGATACTTTCTAAGCGATCTATTTTACGAAAATTTAATTAGAACATTAATAATCTTATAGGAGATAAAAAAATGAAAAAAATAATGTTAATAATAATGAGTATGTTGTTCAGTACAATGGCATATGCTCAAGTACAAATAATCAATCCTGGTTCACAAGAAGGTGTCTTCAGACAAATTCTTTCTACAATAGGTGATACAACTGACCATAACTTTGTTCAGGCAGATAATCCAGTTACTGCATACACTTATATTGAAGGTGAATCTAATAAACCTATCTTAACGATATGGTCTAGTGAATGGCCAGGTGACGATAGTTTGAAAAGTCCGAAAGTATCTAAAGATAACATTGTAGCTTTAATGACATATGAAACTCTTATGTGTAGTAGAGCATACAATTCACTTGAAGATATGGGTGGACAAACTGTTAAGATTGCGACATGGGGATCAGAACCAGTTGCAAAATTCTTAAAAAATTTAGGTGCAAAATATGATGTAAATTTTGTAGTTGTACCTTATTCTGGCAGCGGAAGTACTACTAAAGGTTATGTTGGCAAAGACGCCGATACTGTCTTTACAATTACTTCACGTCAAGCCGCATTAGAGGAAGATGGTTCTAAATGTATTGCCTTTTCAGAAAAAGGTGAATTAGGTTTTAGATTTGTTGACGCAATCATCACCATTAATGCTAACTACGCCTTAACAAATGAATTACGTTCTGCTGTAACAAACCTCTCTACAACTACCGAGTGGAATAGTAAATTCAAAGGCTCTGTAACTTATGTTGGAAATGGTTCTAATCAAACTATAGAAATGTTTGAAGAGGCTGTTGCTAACTTTAGTAAGTAATACAATTATGTAAGAGCTGGTTGGCATCCTTATAGTTGTCAAACAGCTCTTGCTGATCTCTACCAGTTATGTTAAGATTTACATTAAACTTTTTGTTTTGTAGATTTTGAAATTCAGGTATATTCATACCGACTTCTAACTTCTTATTCAGATAATTTAGATATTGTTCAACGATTTCTATATTCTTTATTTCTTTAATTACACCAGGTTTTAATTGAGTACAACCCCATAGTAGATGATTTGTAATTTCTGGTTCTTTGTTGTTACCTATATTGTTAAATATATTATTGCCAGGTAACTTATCTAATATATTAATAAACTGACCTATACGTGTATTAAAGTCTATTGCAATTAATTTTTTACCTGATATGTGAAAGTCAGGACCTGCAAAGTACATATCTTTTACTTTTAGTTTATCAACTATAGTCTGTACGAAACCATACATTATTCTATGTTGCTCTTCATCTACTTCACTCACAGGTATAGACCATACTGCCATATCTTTTGCGATATCACTTTTCTTACTGATTGAATGTTGATCTATAGGATTTTTATGAAAGTCTAATATGTCGCCATACTTTACTTTAGCATTTCTTACATAGAATAAACAATCTACTTTACCATCTTTAACATAACCATAAGGTGATATAGATGGCTCTTCAGACCAATAGTATTCTTGTGCCATAATTTTACAAGGTACATTATTAAAGTTTTCATTTTGAATACCTGTTTTATTGATTTCAAAAAAATCATTATGATAATTTAGTTTACTTAAATGATCTAAAAAATGATGTTTGTTATTCCATCTTCTATACTCTATTATAGGTGTATTCTGATCTGATTTAGGATAGAAAGAATTACTACCAGTACCGATGTCAGGTTTTGTAAAAAACTCATTGCCATCAAATACATCTAGTTGACTATGAAAGGTAGGTGTAATACTTTTAGGTACGTTATGTTGTAGTCCTATTACTCTACAAAAATCATCAAGTTTCTGTTTATTACTAAACACTTCAGCTGCAAAGGCAGACATATTGTTTATACCGTAATAACTTTCTAATTGTGCTTGAATAGGAAATAAATTTTCTGATACACAAAACACTTTATCACAAGATATAATTTGTTTTGTGATTTCTATTATATCAAACTTCTTTGATACAACTAAATCGTCTATGTGTTTTATGAAAGGTTTGTAGCGATCGCCTGACTTGTTTGGCACCACATCACAAACCAATGTGATGTGGTTATTTAAATTCGCTGTGATAAGACCTTCGGTCTTGTTAAGACTACGCTTATGTGATAATATAACTACATTCATTCATAATATATATGTGTTGATTAAATATTAACTATTCAGCTGATGTATCAAAATGATTCAAAACTCTTTCATCCGTAACAACCGCTCCTAATTCTTCAGAATTTATAAGATCATCAACAACTGGTAAAGCAGCTGCTTTTTCTTTCCACTCTTTGTATAAAGCTTCAGTTTCAAATTCTTTTACAATTAAAACTGATTTCTTATCATCATTTAAAGTAGCATACTTATCTATTACATATAGTGCTTCGTTGTTAATGTGTTGGTTTATGTCATCTTCGCTTATTTCTGTTGATGAACTTTTATTAAAAAATTCCTCTACTGATCCAAACGTTAACGACTCATTTTTATTAGTTAATTTCCATTGTTGAATATGTGTTTCCATTAGTTAAACTCCTCTATTGTTTCAGTTTTTCCGTTATCGTTTGTACCCCAAGGTGTTATTTCTGCAAACAATCCTTCTTGTTCCGATAAATTAAAATCTATATTGGGCAATAAGCTTCTTTTCTTTTTCCATTCGTTATACATTGTAATGTTTTCAAATCTTCTAACAATTATAACTGCTTTGTTGTCATTTGTTAAGACACCCATTTTTTCATATATATAAGTTTTATTTACTTCTTCGTGTGCCTTTAAATCTTCTTCATCTGTAGTTCCAGTATATGCTGAGTCAAAAAATTCATCAACTGACTCATAAGTTTTGTTTGGATCTACTAAATTTTTATATAAAAATTGTATATCTATTGCCATAATTTAACCCCAAATTGATTAATACTATTATTTATACGTATAAATACTACTATGGCAGCTACAGCTAATTATAATATAGACCAAGGTGCAACTTTCAGTTCAACTGTAACCGTAAGGGATAACAGCGGAGATCCGTTAGATTTAACGGGTTATACGGCAACTGCAAAAATGGCTTTGGGATATAGTTCCACAAGAACGAGAACAGATTTAACTATTGTGTTTGATAGTGATAGAACATCAGGAAATGTTACAATGTCATTAACTGCAACACAAACGGCTGCTTTAGAAGCGCCTGCAAGATATGTTTATGATTTAGACATAACAGATTCTTCAGGAACAGTAACAAGAATAATTGAAGGTCTAATTACAACTAGACCTAACGTATAATAGGAGAAAATATGAGTAGTGAATTGAACACAGCAACAGACGTAACTAAAGAACAAACTTTTACAATTGATGGTAAAGACTATAAAAGAAGTGAGTTAAATACAAAAACTTTAAATAGTATTATCATTAGACAAGACTTACAAGCAACCAGAGTTAAGTTGTCTTTAGAGTTAGAAAAAGTTGCTATTTTACAAAAACACTATGATGATATTATTGCCAGTGAATTGGGTATTGATACATCAAAAGAAGCTGAAAAAAAGTAGTTATTAATTAGTTTTACATTACCTTATTATTATAAATATTATAAACTTACTAGTAATAAGGTAATATGTCAGACAGAATAACAGCTACAATTAATAATAATACTTCGGGACCGAGAAGCGTTTCCGTTACCGTACCATCAGCTTCAACAAGGTTAAATGCTTTGAGTGATGTAAATGCCACATCATTGGCAGATGGTGCAATGTTACAATATGATAATGATTCTAAAAAATGGACAAGTCGAAATGATATAAAAACTGAAAGTGGTAATTTAATTCTTAACGGTGGCACATTTTAAAAAAAAGGGAGAGATTTTAAATGGCAACAATAATCAAAATTAAACGAACCACTGGTGCTAATGCACCCAGCGGCCTTAACCAAGGGGAACTAGCTTATGTCTATGATACTTCAGCAACCGATAGTGGTGCTGGTGGTAACGGTTATAGGTTATTCATTGGTGATCCAACATCTTCATCTAATTCAGCAATTGAAATTGGTGGAAGATATTACACACAACTTTTAGACCACACACCAGGAACGCTAACTGCGTCTTCTGGTTTAATAGTAGATTCTAATAAAGCAATTGATGAATTGTTTATTGGTAATAATGCTACTACAGGTGGTACAATAAAATTAAACGAAGGTACTAATAACGGTGCAAACTTTGTAGCTCTTAAATCTCCCAACTCATTAGCTGCAGACGTTACTTATACTCTTCCAGGTACTTACTCAAACGGTCAATTTTTAACAGTTGATGGTTCTGGTAATTTAAGTTTTGCTGCTATTCCATCAGGTTCATTTACACTTGCTGGTGATAGTGGTACTGACACATTTACTACTGGTCAAACTTTAACGTTTACTGGTGACACAGGAATTACTACATCTATTACAGATAATGAAATAACAATAGATTTAGATGACACTGCTGTAACTCCAGGTAGTTATGGTTCTTCAACTGCAATTCCAACATTTACTGTTGATCAACAAGGTCGTTTAACAGCGGCTGGTACGGCTACAATATCAACAACTTTAGATATTGCTGCTGATAGTGGTACAGACGATGGTGTTGCGTTAGGTTCAGACACATTAACATTTACTGGTGGTACAAACATTGATACTTCAGTTTCAGGTGATACAATTACAATTAGTACACACGCTGACGTACTAACAGCTTCATCAACACATACTTTAACAAATAAAACATTTGACGCAAATGGAACTGGTAACTCTATATCTAATATAGAAGTTGCTGATTTTGCTTCAGGTGTTGTTGATACAGATTTAAGTTCTGTTTCTGCAAGTGATAATACACTTGCTTCTGCTAAAGCAATTAAAGCTTATGTTGACTCACAAGTTACAGCACAAGATTTAGATGTAACAACAGATTCAGGAACAATTGCTATTGATTTAGATAGTGAAACATTATCTGTTTCTGGTGGTACTGGTATTGATACGTCTGCTACAGGTAATGCAATTACAGTAGCTATAGACAGTACTGTTGCTACATTAACAGGAAATCAAACTTTACAAAACAAAATAATTGATAGTGCAAACAACACTTTAACATTAGATTTATCTGAAGGTACTTTAACTGGTACAATTGCTGAATTTAATAGTGCGTTAAGTGATGGTTCTTTTGCTACATTAGCAGGAACAGAAACACTATCAAATAAAACACTTACAGCACCTAAATTTGCTGACGCTGGTTATCTTGCTGACGCAAATGGTAATGAGTTAATTCTATTAAGAACAACTGCAAGTGCTGTTAATGAATTACAAGTTACTAACGCTGCTACTGGTGATGGTGTAGAGATTGCTACAACTGGTGGTGATACTAATATTGATTTAGTATTAAATCCAAAAGGTTCTGGTACTGTTGATGTTAATTCAAGTAGAATTACAAACGTTACTGATCCTTCAAGTGACCAAGACGCTGCTACAAAAGCATATGTTGATAGTGTTGCAAACGGATTAGATGTAAAAGAAAGTGTTAAAGTTGCTACAACAGCAAATTTATCTGCTACATATGATAATGGTGCAGGAACATTAACAGCTGGTTCAAATGGTGCAATATCAATTGACGGTGTTACTTTAAGTCAAGGTGACAGATTATTAGTTAAAGATCAATCAACAGATACTCAAAACGGTATCTATACTGTAACAACTGTTGGAGATGGTTCAACTGCATATGTATTATCAAGAGCTCCTGATGCTGACACAGCTTCAGAATTAACTGGTGGTACTTTTTTCTTTGTTGAACAAGGTTCTACAAATGCTGATAATGGTTATGTTGCTACACATAACGGTACACCAACATTTGGTTCTACAAGTATTACATTTGCTCAATTCTCTGGTGCTGGTCAAATAAGTGCTGGTGATGCTTTAACAAAAACTGGTAATCAATTAGATGTTGCTGTTGACGACACTACAATTGAAATATCATCTGACGCATTACAAATTAAATCAACTTATACTGGTCAAACATCAATCACAACATTAGGAACTATCAATCAAGGTACTTGGAATGGTACAGTTATTGACGAAGTATATGGTGGTACAGGACAATCTTCTTACACTACTGGTGATATTTTATATGCAAGTGGATCAAACACACTTGCTAAATTAACACTTGGTGCAAGTGGTAAAATTTTACAATCAGACGGTAGTAATATTGCGTACGGCGACCTAGACGGCGGAACTTACTAATCGTTTATATAAGAGAGATATATGGCGACAGTTATTAAGTTAAAAAGAGGTACTGGCACTCCAACTATAAGTGATCTTGTAAGTGGAGAGGTAGCAATTGATACATCATCTCAAAAGTTTTATATCAATGACGCTGGTGTTATAAAAGAAATAGGTGGTGCGGCTGCTGCTGGTAATGGTGCATTAGTTGATTTAACCGATACAAATTTTACAACTCAACTACCTAGTCAAATTTTAAATTATAATGGTACTGAATGGAAAAATGATTTTCAACATAATGTTGGTAAAAGAGTACCCTTTACAAAAACAGATGGTACAGAAACCACTCTTGCTCTTGTAAATAATAAAGATATGACTACAGTTAATGGATTTTTAGATCACGTTGTTGTGCAATCATATTATTTACCGTTTACAACTGCAAATGGAACATCAATACAAACAATTAGACCAGGCCATATGCCAACAATGGAAGGAATATAAGATAAATGAGTTCTAAAACACCAATACGAGCAACGTTTAATGGATCTGAAGTATCAGGTCTTGCCGAATATCAATCAGGTGAATTTATTGATCTATCACACGGAGGTCTTGGTGCCTCTTTATCTATTGGTACCACAGGTCAGGTTTTAAAAGTCAACTCTGCTGGTACAGCTTTAGAATTTGGTAACGTTGAAGCGATTGTAAACATTGATAACGCTATTGATTTAACAAGTTCAACACTTGCGGCTAGTGATCAAATTTTATTATCAGATGGTGGAACTGAAGGTAGAGTTACATTATCACAATTAGATACTTTATTTTCTGGCACTACACAAACTCTAACAAACAAAACTTTAACCGACCCTATTATTTCAAATACAATTATATTTGAAGGTTCTACAGTTAATGATTATGAAACAACTTTACAAGTTACAGACCCTACTGCTGATAGAACAATTACTTTTCAAAATGCTAGTGGTACAGTTGCTTTCTTATCAGACGTATCTGGTGGTGGTCAACCTGGTGCATTTACAACATTAACACTTGATAACAACATTGTTTTTGAAGGTGCTACAGCTGATGAATATGAATTAACTTTATCTGTCGCTGATCCAACAGCAGATAGAACAGTTACCATACCTGACGCCACAGGCACAATAGTATTAAAAGATACTACAGATACTTTAACTAATAAGTCAATCAGTTTAACAAACAATACATTAACAGGCACATTAGCAGAATTTAATTCTGCTTTATCAGATGGTTCTTTTGCTTCATTAGCAGGAACAGAAACACTTACAAATAAAACTATTGATAGTGCTAATAACACAATTACTTTAGATTTATCTGAAGGCACTTTAACTGGTACTTTATCAGAATTTAATTCTGCTTTATCAGATGGTTCTTTTGCTTCATTAGCAGGAACAGAAACGTTAACTAATAAATCTATAAGTTTAACAAATAATACTGTAACAGGTACTCTTGCTGAATTTAATAGTGCTTTAAGTGATGGTTCTTTTGCTACATTAGCAGGAACAGAAACACTTACCAATAAAACTATTAACACTGCTAATAACACAATTACAATTGTCGAGGCAGACATATCTGATTTACAATCTTACATACTCGCTGACAGTACTGATACGTTATCAAATAAAACAATTGATAGTGCTTCTAATACAATTACGTTGGATTTATCTGAAGGTACTTTAACTGGTACAATTGCTGAATTTAATAGTGCGTTAAGTGATGGTTCTTTTGCTACATTAGCAGGTACTGAAGCTCTTACAAATAAAACTATTAGTGGTTCAAGTAACACACTAACTAACGTTGCTAATGCGTCTTTAATTAATTCAACAATTACACTTGCTGGAGACTCAGGTTCACAAGCAATAGACTTAGGTGACACTTTAACAATTCAAGGTACATCAAACGAAATAGAAACATCACAATCAGGCGATACATTAACTATTGGTTTACCAAGTGATGTAACTATCGGACAAGATTTAAGCGTAAGTAGAAATTTAACAGTTACAGGAAACTTAACTGTAAATGGAACTACTACAACAGTTAATACAACAAACACAACTGTTTCAGATTCAATATTAGAATTAGCAACAGGTACAACAGGAACACCTGCTAATGACGCTGGTATCGTAATTGAAAGAGGAGATAGTAACAACGCATTTATCGGATTTGATGAAAGTGCTGACAAATTTATTGTTGGTACTGGTACGTTTACTGGTGCAACATCTGGTGATTTAACAATTACAACTGGTACATTAGTTGCAAATTTAGAAGCTACAACTGCTACACTAGGCGGTAGTGATATTCTATCAACTGATAACACTAAAACTTTATCAAATAAAACTATTAATCTTTCAAACAATACTTTAACAGGTACAGCTGCAGAATTTAATAGTGCATTGAGTGATGGAACATTTGTTGAAATTGACGCTTCACAAACATTAACAAACAAAACTTTAACTACTCCTGTTATTTCATCTATTTCAAATACAGGAACATTAACACTTCCTACAAGTTCAGATACATTAGTCGGAAGAGCTACAACAGACACACTAACTAATAAAACAATTAGTGGTTCAAGTAACACTTTATCTAATATTGATAACTCATCTTTAAGTAATTCTACAATTACTATTCAAGGAAGTGATTCAAGTTCAGACGCTGTTGCTCTAGGAGAAACATTAATAATTGCAAACGGTGAAGGTATTACTACAGAAATTGCTTCAAATACTTTAACAATTACTGGAGAAGACGCTACAGATACAAACAAAGGTTTGGCTTCATTTAATGCTACAGACTTTTCAGTATCTTCAGGAAATGTTACTTTACAAACAGAAAGAATACAAGATATTGCTGGTGCAATGTTCAGTTCAAATACTGAAACATTAATTACAGCAACTTACCAAGATGTTGACGGCACAATAGATTTAGTTGTAGATAGTAATTTAGCAAACTATGATAACTCATCTTCTGGTTTCATAACAGCTTCATCTACATCAACGTTAACAAATAAAACTTTTGACGCAAACGGTACAGGTAACTCAATTTCAAATATTGAAGTTGCTGATTTAGCGTCTGGTGTTTTAGATACAACTTTTTCAAGTGTATCTGTAAGTGATAACACACTTGCTTCAGCAAAAGCAATTAAGGCTTATGTTGACGCTCAAGTAACTGCTAGTTCATTGGAAATTGCTGGTGATAGTGGTACTGGTTCAATAGATTTAGACACAGAAACTTTTTCAGTTTTAGGTGGTACAGGATTAACAAGTGCAAGTAGTGGAAATGCTATTACACTTAATATAGACAATGGCGGAGTTGATACTACACAACTAGCAGACGCTGCTGTTGAAACAGCTAAAATAGATAACCTTGCTGTAACTACTGCTAAAATAAATGATTTGGCTGTAACTAATGCTAAATTAGCTGCTGACTCAGTTGATGGAACAAAAATTGCTGATGACAGTATAAATTCAGAGCATTATGTAGATGGTTCAATTGATACTCAACACATTGGTGACGACCAAGTTACAACAGCTAAAATTGCTGACTTAAATGTAACTGAAGGTAAAATTGCAAACAATGCTGTTACTGTTGCTAAATTGGCAACTACTTTAGATTTATCATCTAACACAGTAACATTACCAAGTTCATTTGTAACTACAACAGGCACACAAACACTTACAAATAAAACAATAAGTGGTGCTTCAAATACTTTAACTAGTATTGGCAATGCGTCTTTAACTAATTCTACAATTACACTTACAGGTGATAGTGGTACAAATGCTATAGATTTAGGTGATACAATTACAGTTTCAGGAACTGCAAACGAAATAGAAACAAGTGTATCTGGTGATACTTTAACAATTGGTTTACCAGATGATGTTACAATTGGAAATAATTTATCTGTAACAGGTAACACTACAATTACAGGAAACTTAACAGTTAATGGTACTACAACTACAGTTAACTCAACAGCAGTTAATATTCAAAACGCATTTACATTTGAAGGTGCTAGTGCTGACGCATACGAAACAACTTTAACAGTTGTCGATCCTACTGCTGATCGTACAATAAGTTTACCAAACGCTTCTGGTACAATTGTATTAAGAGATACGACAGATACATTAACTAACAAAACTATAAGTGGTGCTTCAAATACTTTAACAAATATTGGAAACAGTTCATTAACAAATAGTAAGATAACAATTTCTGATGGATCAAATACACAAGATTTAGATTTAGGTAATACATTAACTATTACTTCAGGTGAAGGAATTGACGCTGTTGTATCTGCAACAGACACTTTAACAATTTCTGCTGAAGAAGCTACTTCATCTAATAAAGGGGTTGCTTCATTTAACGCTACAGACTTTACAGTAACTTCTGGTGCTGTAACTCTAAACGCTGAAAGAGTACAAGACATTGCTGGTGCAATGTTTAGTAGTAACACAGAAACACTTATTACTGCTACATACCAAGACGCTGATGGAACAATTGATTTAGTTGTTGATAATGATTTATCAAATTACGACAATACTACATCTGCCTTTATAACTGCTTCAAGTTCAGACACTTTAACAAACAAAACATTTGACGCAAATGGAACTGGTAACTCAATTACAAATATTGAAGTTGCAGACTTTGCTGCTGGTGTTTTAGATACCGATTTAGCATCTACATCTGCTTCACATAACACTTTAGTATCTGCTAAAGCTGTTAAAGATTATGTTGACGCTCAAGTAACTGCTAGTGACCTAGACTTTCAAGCAGATACAGGCGGTTCTTTATCTATTGATTTAGATAGTGAAACTTTATCGTTTACAGGTGGAACTGGTATTGATACAGTTGGTTCAGGAAATAATGTAACATTTAATATAGACTCAACTGTTGCGACATTAACAGGAACACAAACTTTAACTAATAAAACTTTAACTTCTCCTGTTATTTCTACAATTTCAAATACAGGAACTGTTACTTTACCAACATCTACAGACACATTAGTTGGTAGAAATACTACTGATACGTTAACAAATAAAACTATTGATACTGCTAACAACACAATTACTGTTGTTGAGGCAGACATATCTGATTTACAATCTTATATACTTGCTGATAGTACTGATACTTTACAAAACAAAACAATTAATTTATCAGATAATACTTTAACAGGTACAACAGCACAATTTAATAGTGCTTTATCAGATGGCTCATTTGCTACATTGGCTGGTACTGAAACATTAACAGGTAAAACAATTAATACTGCAAGTAACACAATTACTGTTGTTGAAGCTGATATTTCAGATTTACAATCGTACATTTTAGCGGACTCTGCTGATACTTTAGAAAACAAAACTATTGCTTTAGGAAGTAATACAATCTCTGGTTCACTTGCTGAATTTAATAGTGCATTATCAGATGGTTCTTTTGCTTCATTAGCAGGAACAGAAACATTAACAAATAAAACTTTAACAAGTCCAGTAATTGCTACAATTACAAATGTAGGAACATTAACACTACCTACGTCAACTGATACACTAGTTGGTAGAGCTACTACTGATACATTAACTAACAAATCTATTAGTTTAACAAATAATACTGTAACAGGTACTCTTGCTGAATTTAATACTGCTGTATCAGACGCTACATTAGTTTCTACAACAGGTACAGAAACACTAACTAATAAAACTATTAATAGTGCAAATAACACAATTACAATTACCGAATCTGATATTTCTGATTTAGGTGCGTATATTACAGCTTCATCTACAGATACTTTAACAAATAAAACTATTAACGCTTCACAATTAGTAGATAGTTCAGTTTCAAATGCTAAATTAGCAAACTCTACAGTATCATATGGTGGTATTCAATTATCATTAGGTGGATCAGACGCAACACCAGCTTTTGATTTATCAGACGCAACAAATTATCCTACAAGTTCACTAGTTGGTACAATCACAAATGCTCAGTTAGCTGGTTCTATCAGTAATGATAAACTTGCAAACTCATCTATAACTGTTACAGATGGAACTACATCAACTGCTACTTCATTAGGTGGAACAATTACATTCTCTGGAACTGCAAACGAAGTAGAAGTATCAGAAAGTTCTGGAACAATAACGGTTGGTTTACCAGATAACGTAACAATAGGAAATAATTTAGTTGTAACAGGTAATTTAACAGTTTCAGGTTCAACAACAACTGTAAATACAGAAACAATTAATTTAGCTGATAACACAATTGTTCTAAACTCAAATGCTACAGGTTCTGCTACAGAAAATGGTGGTATTGAAATAGAACGTGGTGATGATACAAATAAAACATTATTATGGAACGAAACATCAGATAAATGGACTGTTGGTTCTGAAACATTTGTTGCTGGAACATTTGAAGGTGCTTTAACTGGTAACGTAACTGGTAATGTAACTGGAGATGTAACTGGAGATGTAACAGGAAATTTAACTGGTGATGTAACTGGTGATGTAACAGGAAATTTAACTGGTAATGTAACTGGTGATGTAACAGGTAATGCTGACACAGCTACTGCATTAGCGACTGCTAGAACAATTGGTGGCGTATCATTTGATGGCACAGCAAATATTAATTTACCAGGTGTTAATACAACAGGTAACCAAGATACTTCAGGTAACGCTGCAACGGCTACTGCGTTAGAAACTGCTAGAACAATTGCTGGTCAATCATTTGACGGTACTGCTAATATCACAATTGCTTCAACAGATTTATCTAACACGTCAAATATTACTTTAAATGACGCAACACAAACTTTAACTAATAAAACTTTAACTAGTCCAGTAATTGCTACAATTTCAAATACAGGTACTTTGACATTACCAACAAGTACAGGTACAGTAGCACTTACAAGTGATATTCCTACAAATAATAATCAGTTAACAAATGGTGCAAGTTATATAACTGCTTCTAGTACAGACACATTAACTAATAAATCTGGTAACATATCACAATGGACAAATGATGCTGGTTACTTAACTTCGTTTACAGAAACAAACGACTTAACAGCTTCAGTAACTTGGGCAAATGTACCTGACGCAAATATAACTGAAAGTTCAGTAACGCAACACCAGGCAGCATTAAGTGTTACAGAATCACAAATTAGTGATTTACAGTCTTACATTACGGCTACAAGTACAGATACATTAACAAATAAAACAATTGACGCTTCTAGTAATACAATATCAAATATTGGAGACAGTCAATTAACAACAGGTATTGACGCTGCTAAGATTTCATCTGGATCAGTAAGTAATACTGAATTTGATTATTTAGATGGTGTTACATCAAGTATTCAAACACAAATAGACAACAGAGCAACAAAAGGTTTTGCTATTGCTATGGCAATTGCATTATAAATATATAAATAAGAGAGAGAAAACATGGCACAAAATTTTAGAAGATACACAGCAAGAAACGTTGGAACTTCAGCTACAACAGTATTTACAGCTGACAGTTATGACACAATAATCGGTATAGGATGCGCTAATATTACAACGGCTGAAATAAAAGTTGACGTTATATTAAATGACGCTGATTCTTCAAATGACGTGTACCTTGTTAAAGGTGCACCAATTCAAAGTGGTGGTGCTTTACAAGTAATAGATGGTGGGGCTAAATACGTAGTAAAAAGTGGAGACGTTTTAAAAGTCGTTTCTAATACTGCTAGTTCACTTGATGTTATTGTAAGTACAGTAGATGATATTTCAACATAAGGAAATTAAATGGCTTATATAGGAAACAACATAGATAGTAGTAAAGTCAGATTTGCTGAAATGAAGGCTACTTCTTTAGACAAATCAGCAGTACAAACAATTTATTTGAGTGGTGGTGAAGCTGGGGTTAATAATTCACCAGTAGATGCTTTTGGGATTTCTTTAGAACAAGTAATAACGGATTGTGAAAATCCAGGTTTCGATATTATTGATATGGGAACAATTGTTGCGGCAGTTGGAATAGTTGATTTTGGTTATATTTAAAAATTAAAAACAAAGGTAGTTAAACAACTTATTATTATAAATAATACAAGTTAGTTTGTTAAAAAAGGGAGAGAGCAACAATGCCAACAATTTTACAATTAAGAAGAGGTACTACTGCTGAAAACGATGCCTATACAGGTTCAGTCGGTGAATTAACAGTAGATACTACATTAAATAAACTTCGTTTACACGATGGATCTACTGCAGGTGGTGACACTATTGGAGATGGATCAGGAAATATTCAAATCGGTGTAACAGGAAATAACGAAATAGATACATCATCAGGAAATCTTACTATAGATTCAGCTGGTGGTACAGTTACAGTTGATGATAACTTAACAGTATCAGGTAACTTAACAGTATCAGGAACAACTACTACTGTAAACTCAACTACTATTGATGTACAAAATGCTTTAGTATTTGAAGGTAGTACAAGTGACGATAACGAATTAACTTTAACAGCAGGTGACCCTACTGCTGATAGAACAATTACTCTTCCAGACGCTACTGACACATTAGTTGGTAAAGCAACAACAGATACTTTAACAAACAAAACTTTAACAAGTGCTGTATTAAATACAAGTGTTTCAGGTACTGCTATATTAGATGAAGACAATATGGCATCTGACTCTGCTACACAACTTGCAACTCAACAATCTATTAAGGCATATGTTGACTCACAAGTTACAGCTCAAGATTTAGATGTTGCTGGTGATACTGGTACAGCTGCTATTGATTTAGATAGTGAAACATTTACAGTTGCTGGTGGAACTGGTATTAGTACTTCAGGTGCTACAAACACATTAACAATAAATTTAGATGACACAGCTGTTTCTGCTGGTGCTTATGGTTCTTCAACTGCAATTCCAACATTTACAGTTGACGCTCAAGGACGATTAACTGCTGCTGGTACAGCTGCCATATCTTCAAATATGTCAATTGCTGGTGATAGTGGTACAGACACAATCACAGTTGGTACAGATACTTTCACAATTGCTGGTGGTGCTGGATTAACATCAACTGCTACAACAGATACAATTACTTTAAACATTGATAGTACTGTTGCAACATTAACTGGTTCTCAAACACTTACAAACAAAACAATCAATAGTGCTTCAAACACAATTACAATTACTGAATCTAATATATCAGATTTAGGTTCTTATATTACAGCTAGTTCTACTGAAACATTAACTAATAAAACTATTGATAGTGCTTCAAACACTTTAACATTAGATTTATCTGAAGGTACTTTAACTGGTACAACAGCACAATTTAATAGTGCATTAAGTGATGGTTCATTTGCTACATTGGCTGGTACTGAAACATTAACTAATAAAACTTTAACTAGTCCAACAATCACAGGTACAGGTGCTATCGCTGGTACATTTACTGGTGATGTTACAGGTAATGCCGATACGGCAACTGCATTAGAAACTGCTAGAACAATTGCTGGTCAATCGTTTGATGGTAGCGCTAATATAACAATTGCTTCAACAGATTTATCAAACACAAGTGATGTTGTATTATTAACATCAACTCAAACGTTAACAAACAAAACTTTAACCAGTCCTACAATCACAGGTACAGGTGCAATCGCAGGAACATTTACTGGTAATATTACTGGTGACGTTACAGGTAATGCTGACACAGCAACTACACTTGCAACTGCTAGATCAATTGCTGGTCAATCATTTGATGGTAGTGCTAATATTACAATTGCTGCTACAGATTTATCCGACACAGATCAAAGTTTATCTACTACAGATAATGTAACGTTTAATGATTTAACCGTTTCTGGTAATTTAACAGTAAGTGGTACTACAACATCAGTAAATACAGAAACTATAAATCTTGCTGATAACACTATTACTTTAAATAGTAATGAAGCAGGCACACCATCACAAGACGGTGGTATAGAGATTGAACGAGGAACATCTACAAATAAAACTTTAGTTTGGAACGAAACAGATGATAAATGGACTGTTGGTTCAGAAACATTTGTAGCAGGAACATTTGAAGGTGCCTTAACAGGTAATGTTACAGGTAACGTAACAGGTGATGTTACAGGTAATGCCGATACGGCAACTGCATTAGAAACTGCTAGAACAATTGCTGGTCAATCGTTTGATGGTTCAGCAAATATAACTATCGCTTCAACAGATTTATCTAATACGTCAAATATAACTTTAAATGACGCAACACAAACCTTAACTAATAAAACATTAACGTCACCTACAATTACAGGTACGGGTACGATTGCTGGTACATTCACAGGTAATATTACTGGAGATGTAACAGGTAACGCTGACACAGCAACAACATTAGCAACGGCTAGAACAATCGCTGGTCAGTCATTTGATGGTAGTGCAGACATAACTATTGCTTCAACTGATTTATCAGATACAGCTGATATTGCGTTACTGACTGCTACACAGACTTTGACAAACAAAACAATTGCTGCTGGATCAAACACGATTTCAGGCCTTACATCTTCACACTTTGCTAGTGCTGTTACATTAGTAATTAATGATTCAACTGGATCTGCTGTTAAGACAATTGTTGGTTCTGCAAGTTAATAATCAATTAATCTAAACCGATTTTTAGACACACCATAATTGCGTCTTTGCAACGCCTAATAATCGTATAAATAGTATAAAAGGATTAGTATGGCCAACCCAGCAACAAGAGAAGAATTAAAACAGTACGCTTTAAGAACATTAGGCAAGCCTGTCATTGAGATAAATGTAGATGACGATCAGGCTGAAGATAGAATAGATGAAGCGTTACAATATTTTGCTCAATATCATTATGATGGCGTTGAAAGAACATACCTTAAATATCAAGTAACTCAAGCAGACGTAGATAGAATTAAATCACCTACAGGTGATACTGCGTCAAGTGTTACTAAAAATTCAGTTACTACTGCATGGACTGAACAAAATAATTTCATAGTAGTACCAGAAGCTGTATTAGCAGTTACAAGAATATTCCCTCTATCAAATAGAGGTAATCAAAATATGTTTGATGTACGATATCAAATGAGATTAAATGATCTATATGATTTTTCATCTACTTCAATTATTCATTATGAAATGGTAATGAAACATTTAGATTTTTTAGACCACATATTAGTAGGTGAAAAACCTATTAGATTTAATCAATACAATAACAAATTATTTGTAGATATGGATTGGAAAACAGATATATCAGTAGGTGAGTATCTTGTTATTGAATGTTTTAGAAAATTAGACCCTACGGTTATGACAGACGTTTATAACGACATATACTTAAAAAGATATGTTACTGCATTACTTAAAAGACAATGGGGTGCGAATCTATCAAAATTTAATGGTGTTACTATGATTGGTGGTGTAACACTAAATGGTCAACAAATATTTTCAGAAGCTTTAGAAGATATAAGAAAATTAGAAGAAGAAATAAGAGGCACATACGAAACGCCTGTAACGTATATGATAGGATAAAACCATGCCAGTTAATCATTATTTTCAAGGTGGCAATGGTATAGGAAATGACTCTGAAAAAAGATTACACGAAGATTTAATCATAGAAGGTCTAAAAATTTACGGCCACGATTGTTACTATTTACCAAGAACACTTGTTAACCACGATTTAGTTTTAGGAGAAGATGTCCTATCTAAATTTGATCAATCATATATGTTAGAAATGTATATTGAAACAACTGAAGGATTTGCAGGTGAACAAGAATTAGTATCTAAATTTGGTTTAGAAATTAGAGAAGATACAACATTTATGATTTCTAAACGTAGATGGCAAAATCAAGTTGATAGTACAGCTACATTAATCAAAACAGGAAGACCAAACGAAGGTGATTTAGTTTATGTACCTTTAATGAACAGTTTTTTTGAAATACAGTTTGTTGAAGACCAAGAGCCATTTTTTCAATTAGGCAATTTGCCAGTTTATAAATTAAAAACAACTAGATTTGAATATAGTTCAGAAAAATTAAACACTGGTGTGCCAGAAATTGACGTTGCTGAAGATAGATTATCTATAGACCAATTACAACATCAATTAACATTAGAAGATGGTGGTGGTATCATGTTAGAGGATTCTGATACTACATTAAACACTATAAACTTCTTATTGACAGAAACACACGAAGATAAAAATCTTGCAACACAAACTAGAGATTATGCTGATAACGCCACGTACAATGCTGACGCTGGGTTTGATACTGCTAGTACAGGTGATGACATATTAGACTTTACAGAAAGAAACCCTTTCGGAGAGGTTGATGAAACATAATGTTTGGAAAACAATTTTACCACGAATCATTAAGAAAAATTGTTGTATCATTTGGTACAATATTCAATAACATTATCATTGTAAGAAAAGATGGTGATGGTGGTACAATACAAAGATTAAAAGTACCTCTTGCATATTCGCCTAAAGAAAAGTTTTTAACAAGATTAGAACAACAACCTAATTTAGATCAAAGAGAAATGGCAATGTCATTACCTCGTATGGGTTTTGAAATTGCTGGTTTGTCTTATGACTCATCTCGTAAGTTACAAAGAGTTGGTAAGTTTAAAAATGTAAATACTTCAGACGCAACTAAACAATATTATCAATACAATCCTGTACCTTACAATTTGTCATTTAACTTATATTCATTTACAGCAACTGCTGAAGATGGTCTATGTATTATAGAACAAATACTACCATACTTTCAACCAGACTATACAGTTACAGTAAATGCAATACCAAGTATGGGTATAAAAAGAGATGTACCGATAACACTAAATAGTGTTGATTATCAGGATACATATGATGGTTCATTTACACAAAGAAGAGCTGTAAACTATACATTAAACTTTACAGCAAAAACTTATCTATATGGCCCTATATATTCTAGTAAAGTTATTAAAACTGCTCAAACAGATTTATATAACGACACAGGCACTAGTGCAGAAAAAGAAGAAAGAATTGTTGTAGTTCCTAATCCGACAACTGCTGACGCTGATGATGATTTTGGATTTACAACAACTATAACGAATTATTAATTATGACTATAGATGAAAAAATAAACGAAGCTCTTGGTATCTCTAACGAGAAAATACTAACTAAAGCTGTTGTCAAAAAAGAATATACACCTCCTGTACCTAGGTTAGAAGATAAAAATAAAGAAGATGTGGACAATGATTACAAGTATAGTAGAGAAAACTATTACAATCTTATAGAACGAGGCCAAGACGCAATTCAAGGCATACTTGATATTGCAAACGAAAGTCAACACCCTAGAGCATACGAAGTTGCAGGTAACTTAATTAAACAAGTTGCTGACACAGTTGATAAGTTACAAGACTTGCAAGGTAAATTAAAAAATCTAAAAGACGTTCCAAATAAAACATCTACAAATATTAAACAAGCATTATTTGTTGGTTCTTCAGCAGAGTTACATAAAATGTTAAAGAATAAAAATAAAGATATTGAAAGTGAAGAAGACAAAGATTTTAAAAAGGTAAATCCTAATGACTGAAGCATATCTAGGTAACCCTAACCTATATAAAGCAAATCTACAACAAAGTTACACCGAAGATCAAGTAAGAGAGATTGCAAAGTGCATGGATGATCCTATACACTTTATAAAAACATATACTAGAATTGTAAATATTGATGAAGGTCTAGTACCTTTTAATATGTATGGTTTTCAGGAAAAAATGGTTAAGACATTCCATGAAAATCGTTTTTCTATTTGTAAACTACCAAGACAGTCAGGTAAGTCAACAACAATTATTGCATATCTATTACATCAAGTTATATTTAACGATAATATAAATGTGGCCATACTTGCCAACAAAAGTTCTACTGCTAGAGATTTATTAGGTAGACTTCAACTTGCATATGAAAACTTACCTAAATGGTTACAACAAGGTGTCTTAAACTGGAACAAAGGTTCACTTGAATTAGAAAACGGTTCAAAGATACTTGCAGCTGCAACATCAAGTTCCGCTATTCGAGGTGGTTCATTTAATATCATATTCCTTGATGAGTTTGCTTTCATACCTAATAACATATCTGAGCAATTTTTTAGTTCAGTATATCCTACAATTTCTTCTGGTAAATCTTCTAAAGTTATGATTGTATCTACACCACATGGTATGAATATGTTTTATAAACTGTGGAATGACGCAATACATGGAAGAAACGATTATAAACCTATTGAAGTACATTGGTCAGAGGTACCTGGTAGAGATGATAAGTGGAAAGAAGAAACAATTAGAAACACAAGTGAGGCACAATTTGCTACAGAGTTTGAGTGTGAGTTTGTAGGTTCAGTAGATACATTAATCAATCCATCTAAATTACGAAACTTATCACACAATACACCACTAGTATCTAACGAAGGTTTAGATATGTACGAAAGAGCAGAAAAAGGTAAAGATTATGTTATGACAGTTGACGTAGCACGTGGTACTGTAAGAGATTATTCTGCCTTTACTGTATTTGATGTAACACAAATGCCATATAAGTTGGTTGCAAAATTTAGAGATAACGAAATTAAACCTATATTATTTCCTCATACTATTGAGAAAGTCGCAAGAGCATATAACAATGCTCATATATGTGTTGAAGTAAATGATCTAGGACATCAAATAGCAGACGCTTTACAGTTTGAATTAGAATACACAAACTTATTAATGTGTATGATGAAAGGTAGAGCAGGTCAGATATTAGGTGGTGGTTTCAGTAAAAGAGGTACGCAATTAGGTGTACGTATGACCAAACAAGTAAAACGTATAGGTTGTTCTAACTTAAAATCATTGTTAGAAGGCGACAAGATATTGATAAATGATTTTCATACAATACAAGAGTTATCAACATTTGTAAGAAGAGGATCAGGTTGGCAAGCAGAGGAAGGTTCTAATGACGATTTAGTTATGTGTTGCGTTATATTTGCATGGATAACAAATCAAAGATATTTCAAAGAAATGACAGACCAAGATGTACGTGCTAGAATGTATGAAGAACAACAAAACGCAATAGAACAAGATATGGCACCCTTTGGTTTCATGGACAATGGTATGGAAGAAGAATATCAACAAGATGATAGTGGCGAAGTATGGCGGCCAGTTACCGTACGAAAAGGTGAGATATTATAAATATAAACGAGATTAATGATACCTATTAGCTAATAAGAGGAGAACAAACATATGGCATTTCAAGTTTCACCAGGTGTTCTCGTACAAGAGAGGGATTTAACAAACGTAATCCCAGCAGTGGCAACTACGATCGGTGCCGTTGCAGGACAATTCAATCAAGGACCTATGGACGAAGTTACGTCTATTAGTTCGGAGAAAGAATTAGTAGAAACGTTTGGTAAACCTGACTCTACAAACTTTGAATTTTGGTTTAGTGCTGCAAGTTTCTTGCAATACTCATCAAGTTTAAGGGTAGTACGAGCTGCAAACACTTCAAGTGTTAACGCTGTTGTATCTGGATCAGCATTAAGAATTAAGAACACAGATCATTATCAAAACGGTGACGGAAGTACAGGACCTTATAACGATGGTTCGGCTAACGTTGGCGAATGGGCTGCAAGAACAGCAGGCGCATGGGGTAATAACTTAAAAGTTTCAGTATGTCCGAGTGCAACGGCATATGAAACAGTAAATAAAACAACAACAAATGACGCTTCAACAGCAGTTGGAGATACAACTATCGTATTAACTTCAGGAACTGATTTTAATGTAGGTGATATTGTAAACTTCGGCGAGTCAGGTGGACATGAATATAGAGTTACAGATGTTTCAACAGACACTTTAACTTTTGTAAGACATCCATCAGGCACAGGCGGACTACACACAGCTGTTGCAAACGGTTCACAAGTAAGAAGAAGATGGCAATACTACGATCTAGTAGATAAAGCGCCAGGAACATCAACATACGCTTCTAATAGAAGTGGTGTAAATGACGAAATGCACATAGTAGTCGTTGATGAAGACGGTGGTATTACAGGTACTGCTGGTGAAGTTTTAGAAGTTTATGATTCAGTATCAAAAGGATCAGACGCTAAAACAGCACAAGGCGATACTAACTACTACGTTGACGTACTTTACAACCAATCAGAATACATCTATTGGATGGATCACGTTGCGACAGGAACAAATTGGGGTAGTGCAGTTGCAGGAATAACATTTACTGCTCTGTCAGCACCTTTTACTAGATCACTTATAGATGGTGCAGATGGTTCAACAGTAAGTACTGCTGAATTAAAAGCTGCTTACGAAAAATACAATGACGCTGATACTGTAGATGTTAACTTAATCATCGCTGGTAAAGGTGACGCTACACACATTGATAACTTAATTACAATCGCTGAAAACAGAAAAGACGCAATAGTATTTGTTTCTCCTGAAAGAACGGATGTAGTTAATGTTTCAAATAGTACTACTCAAACAACTAACGTAAAAAGTTTCTTTGACAGTATTAGATCATCATCATACGTTGTATTTGATAGTGGTTACAAATATACATACGACAAATATAATGACGTATTCAGATATGTTCCTTTAAATGGTGACATTGCTGGATTAGCTGCAAGAACAGACTTAATCGCAGACTCATGGTTCTCACCTGCTGGTTTCAACAGAGGAGTAATTAGAGGTGCAGTTAAACTTGCTTACAATCCAACACAAGGACAAAGAGATGAATTGTACAGAGCGAGAGTAAACCCAGTTGTAACATTACCAGGACAAGGTACTTTATTGTTTGGTGATAAAACTGGATTATCAACGCCGAGTGCTTTTGATAGAATAAACGTAAGAAGATTGTTTATTACTTTGGAGAAGGCAATATCAACAGCTTCTAAATTTCAACTATTTGAATTTAATGACGAGTTTACAAGAGCTCAATTTAGAAACATAGTTGAACCATTCCTAAGAGATGTACAAGGTAGAAGGGGTGTTACAGACTTTAGAGTAGTTTGTGATTCTTCTAATAACACTGCTAATGTCATTGATAGTAATGAGTTTAGAGCTGATATATTTGTTAAACCAAATAGATCAATCAACTTTATACAACTACAATTCGTTGCGACACGATCAGGCGCCGCATTTGAAGAAGTGGTAGGAGGATAAACACATGCCAAATATAAATGACTTTAAAGCTAAGTTAAGAGGCGGTGGAGCTCGTGCCAATCAGTTTAGAGTAACAATGCCTTTTCCTGGTTTTGCTGCTGTAGGTGGTGAAACAGAAACTATGAGTTTCTTAACTACATCTACATCTTTACCAGGAATGACTGTAACGGAAGTTGCAATACCATTTAGAGGTAGGGAGTTATATGTTGCAGGTGATAGAACATTTGCTACATGGACTACAACTATTCTAAATGATACTAACTTCTTAATACGTAACGCTTACGAAAGATGGTTAAACGGTATCAACAATATGTCAGATAACGAGGGGTTAGTAAATCCTGTTGATTATCAAGTTGACGCATTTGTAGATCAGTTAGACCGAAATGGTAACGTGATTAAATCATACACATTCAGAGGAATGTTTCCAACAACTCTGGATGATATTGCTCTATCGTATAGTGATAACAACTCCGTAGAGAGTTTTACTGCTACACATAGATACCAATACTTTGAAACAAACACTACTACTTAATACCGTTATAAGTATTAATAGTAATAGGAGAAATTAAATTATGGCTGAACTGTTTGGGTTTAAGATAGAGCGTTTAAAAGACGCTACAACCGATCCAAGACAAAATATAGTTCCACCTCAAGCGGAAGACGGTACACAAACCGTCCCCGCTGGTGGGTTTTTTGCGTCTTATGGCGGATTTGATGTAACGGCTAGAAACGAGCTAGACTTAATAAGAAGATATAGAGAAGTATCACTTCATCCCGAGTGTGACCTTGCAATAGAGGATATCATATCTGAAGCAATCGTATCAAATGAAAATCAACAATCTGTACAATTAGATTTAAGTAAAATTGAGTACAGCGAATCTATCAAAAAGAAAATAAGAGAATCATTCCATGAAGTATTAAAGTTATTAAACTTTGATATAAAAGGCCACGACATCTTTAGAAGATGGTACGTAGATGGTAGATTATACTATCATAAAATTATAGACAAAGATAGTCCTAGGCTAGGAATTACAGAATTAAGATATATAGACCCTCGGAAAATCAAAAAGATTAGAGAGGTTAGAAAGCAAAGAACAGATGGTATGCCTTCTTCATTTGCTTTTGAAAACAAATTCCAAGAATATTATATATTCAACGAAAGAGGAATACACCCGACTGCTACATCTAACGCAGGTGGGTTAAGAATAGCACCAGATGCTATTTCGTTTTGTCCGTCTGGTTTAATAGATCAGCAGGCAAATCAAGTTTTATCTTATTTACACAAGGCAATTAAACCTGTCAATCAATTAAGAATGATTGAAGACGCTGTTGTAATATACAGAATTGCTCGTGCACCAGAAAGAAGAATATTCTATATTGATGTAGGTAACTTACCTAAAATTAAGGCTGAACAATATTTAAGAGATGTTATGGCTAGATATAGAAACAAACTTGTATATGACGCAAGTACAGGTGAAATTAAAGACGATAGAAATCAGATGAGTATGTTAGAAGACTTTTGGTTACCTCGTAGAGAAGGTGGGAGAGGAACTGAAATTACTACATTACCTGGTGGTCAAAACTTAGGTGAAATACAAGATATAGAATACTTCCAAAAGAAACTATATCGTTCTCTTAATATACCAATTAGTAGATTAGAAGGTGGTCAAGGATTTAATCTAGGTCGTGCAGCTGAAATTAGTAGAGATGAAGTTAAGTTTACTAAATTTGTAGGCAGACTACGTAAAAAATTCTGTATGCTTTTCCATGATCTATTAAAAACACAATTAATATTAAAAGGTGTTATTGCTCCAGAAGAATGGGACAGTATGCAAGGCGATATTACATATTCTTTCTTACAAGATGGTTACTTTGCTGAATTAAAACACAGCGAAATGATGAGAGAAAGAGTTATGCTCGCTCAACAACTAGAAGGGTATGTTGGTAGATATTTCTCTAATGAGTATATACGAACCAAGATATTAAAACAAAATGAAACAGAAATTGATGAAATTGATAAACAAATTAAAGAAGAAGGTTCTGAAGGACAAGCCGAAGAAGTCCCAGCCATCACGCCTAAAAAAGAAACGAATGGCAGTAAAGAAAAAGAACCAACATTAAAACCAAAAGAAGGAGAAAAAGATGTCGGAAGAAGTAATTAGATATGGTGCTGGTGGCGTTCCTTACGTAAAGAAAACAGAAGCACCTAAGGAAGAAGTTAAAGAAGAAGTAATATCTGAAATTTTAACAAAGAATCCTAACAAAGAAAAAAAATCTGAAACTACTAAAGAAAAAAAGTAATAGGAGATAAATAATATTATGAGTAAAGAAAATTTAAACAAGTTTGTTAATTCACTACAACAAGGTGACGCTAAACAGGCAGGAGATGACTTAAAAAATGCTCTTGCAGATAAAGTTAGTGCAGCCTTAGATGACGCTAAAGTTGATGTGGCAAAGTCAGTATTTACAGGACAACAAGGCGCAGACGCTCCAGAAGCGAATGTGTTTAGTGGTAATGATATAAGTGCTGAAACTCCTGCACCAGAGGTAGCTAGTGATGAAGTGGCTCAGTAATTTTATCAAAGATAATATAACTGAAGGCAACGATTATAAGCGTACTAGACAGTACAACAAACTCACGCCTAAAATGAAGCGTGCTGTAGATATGATATTCAGAGCTGCTGATAAAGACGCAGATGTAATATCTAATTTTGAAAAAAATGTCAATACAGCTGCAAAACAATTTGGTGTAAGTAAACAAGATTTAATGACGTATTTTGATAAAGAAACGTTAACAATTTTAAGGAGATAGAAATGGGAACATTTATAATAAAAGGAACCGCTATTGAAGGTACATTGACTGATAATTCAATCGACAATTCACCTTTTGTAAGAGTAGTTGCTACTGCTGCTACAAATACTATTACAGTAAAAGATGGCAGTACTACTTTAGGTACAACTTTATTACATTCTGCTGGCGATGAAATTACGATAGAAAAACATCCTAAACATACAATTTCATCAAGTGATGATATAAGTGCTACTGCTGTAGGCGTAGGACACTAACATGGCTGATACAGTATCTACACAAACATTAACAGATACGACAGGCGTAAAGTTTGCCGTTAAGATGACTAACTTTTCTGACGGTACAGGTGAAACTTTAGTTAAAAAAGTTGACGCTAGCGAAACAACTTTTATGACTGAAGACGGTAATCGTAAAATATCAAAAATCTTTTATTCAATAAACACTGCTAATCCTAAATCAGCAGTTGAATTGATATGGGATGGTACAGATAATGCAACGGCAGTTTTGTTGTCTGGTCAAGGTTTTTGGGACTTACGTGCCGATGGAAACGAGATTTTAAACAACGCAACAACACCTACAGGTGATGTTTTGCTTTCTACAAAAAACTTTGCAAACGGTGATAATTATACGATTTTAGTGGTTTTCAGATAGCAATTTGTATAAATATTAGAGAGAAATTAGAGATAGATACAAATGAAGTTAATTACCGAAGAAATATCAAACGCAGAATATATCGTAGAAGAAAAAAATGGTAAAAGAAATTATTCCATTAAAGGTATATTCATGCAATCAGACGTTAAGAATAGGAATGGAAGAATCTATCCTAAAGAAATCTTACAAAAAGAAGTTGTAAGATACAATAGAGAGTTCATCAATAAAAGCAGAGCATTCGGCGAACTTGGTCATCCTGATGGCCCGACAGTAAATTTAGAAAGAGTTTCGCATATGATTAAGGCTTTGTATCCAGAAGGCGCAAATTTTATAGGTGAAGCACGAGTTTTAGATACCCCATATGGAAAAATAGTGAAAAGTTTAATTGACGAGGGTGCAAAATTAGGTGTTTCAAGTAGAGGAATGGGTACACTTGCAAATGTAGGTGGTGCCAATGTAGTTAAAGACGATTTTTACCTTGCGACCGCGGCTGATATAGTCGCAGACCCAAGTGCTCCAGACGCTTTCGTAGAAGGCATTATGGAAGGCAAAGAGTGGGTTTGGAATAATGGGATTTTGAAAGAGCAAGAAGTAAACGAATTAAAGTTACAAGTAGAAAGTAAAGAGAGAATGGCAAGAGCAGAAAAGAATGCTCAAGTATTCGAATCTTTTCTTAAAAAACTGTAATTTTATAAATAGTAATTGACTCATTCCGAGAGGATTGGTGCATTTATTTTACAACAACAAGAAAAACTATTGAGGAGATAGAACGATGGCTGACAATACTGTGGCAGATTTGCCAACAAAAAATGCAGCTCCAGCTGAACCAGCAAAGTCGTTACAGGCAACTGTACAACAAGTGATGAATAAAGCAATCACTTCACCGACTGACGCAAAAGTAGATTTCGCACAAGGGGTTAACCACATTACAGGTGACCCACATCAAAAAAGTGCAGGTACAGCGGACGCAATGCCTACTCTCTCTGCTGAAAAAGAGCCTAAAAAAGATATTCAGGCTACTTACGAAGCTGATGAGAAAAAGGACGAAAAAGAAAAAGAAGATATGAAAGAAGCAGAACACTCTAAAGATGATGAGAAGAAAAAAGAAGATGTGAAAGAGGGTGAAATGCCAGCTGGTCTTAAAAAATACCTAGATAAAAAGGATGATAAAGAAGACGAGAAAAAAGAAGAAAAAGAAGACAAGAAAGACGTTAAAGAAGCTGAAGACAAAGAAGACGTTAAAGAATCTGAGTCAAAAGAAGATGAAAAGAAAAAAGAAGAGTCTTATGATGACAAGAAAAAAGACGTTAAAGAAGCAGAAGAAAAAGAAGATGAAAAAGAAGTGAAAAAAGAAATGTCTGCTAAAGATAAAGTAAAAGACATGGATATGAAAGAAGACGTTGCTGCTCTAACTGATGGTGAAGAACTATCGGAAGAGTTTAAACAAAAAGCTTCTACTATATTTGAAGCTGCTGTTAAAGCAAAACTTGTTGAAGAAATAGAAAATTTAGAGAGCGAATACGAAACTAAGGTTAATGAGAAAGTTGAAGAAACTAAATCAGAAATCGTAGAAAAAGTTGACGCTTACCTAAACTATGTTGTCGAGGAGTGGATGAAAGAAAACGAATTGGCAATAGAAAAAGGTTTAAGAGCTGAGATTACTGAAGATTTTATCGGTGGTCTTAAATCTTTATTTGAATCTCACTACATCAATGTTCCACAAGAGAAGTATGATGTGATTGAGGCTCAGACTGCTGAGATAGAGAAGTTAAAAGAAGAAGTTAACCAAACTATTGAGAAAAACGTTGAGTTAAATCAGGCAATCGGTCAACACGTAAGAGCAGATATTATCAATGATGTATCATCTGATCTTGCTGAAACTGAATCTGAAAAACTTAAAGGTTTAGCAGAAAGTATTGAATACAAAGACGCTGACAGTTTTAGAACAAGTATAGAAACATTAAAAAATTCTTACTTCCCTAAAACAAAAGCGAGTGATAACGAATCTAATGAAGTAGCAGAAAACAATGCTGGCTCTATGAATGAGTCAATGGCTGCATATACTGCTGCAATTAGTAAATCAAAGAAAAACCCATACGTAAAGTAAGGGTTAGTTAATTAACTAAAAAGAAGGAGAGATAGAAAAATGTTTTTATCTGAATCAATGCAAAACAAGTGGCAGCCCGTTTTAGACCATCCTGATCTTCCTGAGGTCAAAGATAGTTATAAAAGAGCCGTTACTTCAATGATATTAGAGAACCAAGAAAAGTCGCTTAAAGAAGACGCTGCTTTCTTATCAGAAGCTGCGCCAACTAACGCAACAGGTTCTTCAATACAAAACTGGAATCCTATTTTAATTAGCTTAGTAAGAAGAGCAATGCCTAACCTTATCGCATACGATATCGCTGGTGTTCAACCTATGTCAGGCCCAACTGGTCTGATCTTCGCAATGAGAAGCAGATATGCCTCTCAAAGTGGTGGTGAAGCTCTTTTTGACGAAGCTGATACAGACTTTAGTGGTAGAAATGCTGCTGGATCATCTGTAAATGCTAAAACAGGCCCAGCACAAACTGGTGAAAACCCAGCTGTTCTTAATGACTCAATCGGTACTTCTACTGGTTACACAACTGGTACTGGTATGACTACTGACTATGCTGAAGCACTAGGTGATGCTTCCACTAACGCATTTGCTGAAATGGCATTCTCAATTGAGAAGTCAACGGTAACTGCGAAAAGCAGAGCATTAAAGGCTGAGTACACTATGGAATTAGCACAGGACCTTAAAGCAATTCACGGCTTAGACGCTGAAACTGAATTGTCTAACATATTATCTGCTGAAATCTTAGCTGAGATCAACAGAGAAGTAGTTAGAACAGTTTATAGAACTGCTGAAGTAGGTGCTGCTGATAATGACAACTCACACGCTGCAATTAACACAACAACTGCTGGTATATTTGACCTTGACACAGACTCTAATGGTAGATGGTCTGTTGAAAGATTCAAAGGTCTTATGTTCCAACTAGAGAGAGATGCAAACACAATCGCTCAGAGAACCAGAAGAGGAAAAGGTAACATGATTATCTGTTCTTCAGATGTTGCCTCTGCATTACAAATGGCGGGTGTTTTGGATTACACTCCTGCATTAAACAACAACTTAAACATTGACGATACTGGTAATACTTTTGCTGGTGTATTAAATGGTAAGTACAAAGTTTACATTGACCCATATGCTGCTAACATGGCAAGCAATGCGTCACCTACTAAACAGTACTACGTTGTTGGTTACAAAGGAACTTCTCCATACGACGCTGGTTTATTCTATTGTCCGTATGTACCTCTACAAATGGTTAGAGCAGTAGGTCAGGATAACTTCCAACCGAAAATCGGTTTCAAAACTAGATACGGTATGGTTGCTAATCCATTTGCTGGTGCTTCTGCGTCAGGAAATATTACTGCTGACGGTGTTGGTGCAATCAACGCTAACAGATACTACAGACGTGTTCAAGTTACGAACATCATGTAATATTTGTTGAGAAACAAATTTAAGAAGGGCGCTTCGGCGCCCTTTTTTTTTAGCATAAATAAAAGTAGATTATGTTTTATACTGAAAGAATAACAATTTATAAAGAAATACCCATGTTGAAAAAAACACCATTTAAAGAGCTTCTAGGAATATTAGTAGTAGGTAGTATTATTACGTTATTAGCATTAGGTCTTAATTATTTAAATCCTAAGCCAAATGTATTAGAAGAATTAGAAGAAAAAATTAAAAAAGTAGAACAAAAAGAAATTGTTTTAACTGAACCTGAAAAACAACTAGAAAAACAAGCTACAGAAAAAGAATGGCAAGAAGTAGATAAACAAACAGATAAATAGCTGTATGACAGTAACAAACTCATACACTAGACAACCAACTAAACTGGACTATGCTAGTCCTACACAGTTTAAGTTTTCTATAATCAAGTTACCTAAAGTAGAATATTTTTGTACTACAGCAAATGTGCCTGGTATTACACTAGGTTCATCAGCACAAGCTACACCTTTTAAAGATATACCTATACCTGGTGATAAACTAGATTACGATACATTAAACATACAGTTTTTAGTAGATGAAAATTTAGAAAACTATAGAGAGATACATGGTTGGATGACTGGTCTTGGATTTCCTAAAGATCATTCACAATTTAGATCATTACAGGCTGCAGGATCAGACAGATATCCTACAACAACAAGCGAAACTTACAATAAAGAATTGGGACAAGTTGTAAAACAAACTTCAGATGATGGTGGTTTGTATTCAGACGCTACATTGTTTATATTAACAAGTAAAAACAATTCAAATATAGAAGTACGTTTTAGAGATATTTACCCAATATCATTATCTGGTTTAGATTACAATCAACAAGCAACAGATGTAAATTACTTAACAGCAAGTGTAACGTTTCAATATAAACTTTATGAGTTTGCTAATGTAAGTGGTAGTGACACATTAGAAACAACTACTTAATTATAACATATATAATATTATGACAGTACGTGTAAGACCTAGAGATTTAAAACTTCCCGAATATATGACAAGAGGTGGTCCAGGCGACCTATCAATGCCAGGTAACGTCAACACTACAGAATGGTGGCGACCTGAAAACATGTCAGAGCTTGGCAAAAAGAAAGCTGCTGAAAAAGGATCAATAGTAGAACAAGCAAAAAGTAAAGAAATATTTTGGTGTGGTATACCTTTTACACAATTATATAACGAAATAGATGGTAGATATCAAGCGTGTTGTTTTGCAGAACCTGATAAAGTTAGTACCATAAAAAATACTTCTTTAAAAGATTGGATGCACAAAAGTGCTTATATGAATGTATTGAGAAAAGAAATGACAACACCTATAAAGGAACAAAAAGATCCTTTAAAATGGACTAAAAAACTTTGTACAAGATGTGTTACAGATGAAGAAAAATATGGCAGATCCAGAAGAACAAATTGTTTAAAAATTCACACAAATAATCATTGGTTCTGGGACGACATTGAGCACATAGCAGATAGATTTAGAAAAACAGGTGAATATAAACTTGATAGAAGGGTATTAGAAATACAATTAAAGATATATGGCTCAGAGTGTAATTTAGATTGTTTTATGTGTCTTCATGCTAACTCAACTACAAGAATGAAAGTAGCAGAAAGTGGTGTATGGAACAATGAAATATGGACTGAAGAAAACGCAGGTGTTGGTATACAAGAATCAAACGAATTAAAATCAAAATATAAATTAGTAGGTAAAAAACTAAAGAAAGTATTAGAAGATAATACTCCAGGTTCTATAGAACAAATATTAGAATTAGCACCTTACACACGTAGTATAAAAATTATAGGTGGTGAACCACTTATTATGAAAAGACAATATGAGATGTTACAGGCCTTAATAGATAGTGGCGATTCAAAAGAAATTATTATAAAATTTCAAACAAACATGACAAAAATGGCAAGAGGTAAACATAATATGTTTAAGTATATACCCCATTTTAAACTTGTAACTATGGTTGGTTCTGTAGATGGTGTAGGTAAAACTATTGAGTATATGAGAAGAAGAACAGATTGGCCTGAACTAGTTGACAATATAGAAAAAATCAAAAAATATCCTAATGCAGTTGTAGATTTCAATGGTCTAGTTTCTTTTTTAAGTGTTATGAGATTTTATGAAGTTATAGATTGGTGCAAAGACAATCCTGTTATAGATCAAATCAATTGGGCTATGTTAGAAAACCCAAAACATTTTGCAGTACATAATTTACCTAAAAAAATAAAAGATGATTTAATAATAAAATATTCAAAGTTTCCCGATATTGTAGCTGCATTAGAAAAGAAACCTGATTCAGATGTAAATATACAAGATACATTTCAATACTTGTTGCAACAAGACAGGTACTATGTAGGCACTAAATGGGAATCACATTTGTTTGATGTATTTCCTGAACTAGAAGAATTTTACGACCCTAACTATAAGTCACCAAACGAGTTAGATAGAAGGATGCAAACGGAATTAAAAAAAGGTATTGATAAGGCATATGAAATCCCAGACTTATTAACTTAATATATACTATAACAATATAATGGAGATATTATGACATTTGACGAACTACAGGCACTCGCCGATGAAGACCTAAAAATAAATGATACTGAACTTGATTTAGAATCATTAAAAACACCACAACTACACAACAAGTATATGAAGTTTCATAATCAATATACTAATCTATTGAAGAAGGCTGAGCAAGACTTGGCAAGATTAACAAGAGAAAAATGGGAATACTATACAGGCAAGGCAGACCCTAGTGTGTATCAAGTAAAACCTTTTAATTTAAAAATATTAAAACAAGATGTTGACAAATATCTTAAATCAGATGATGAACTTATTAAGTTAGATCAAAAAGTAACTTATATACAAAGTGTTGTTGACTACCTAGATAGAACAGTTAAGATTATTTCTAATCGTGGTTTTCAAATAAAGAACGCTATAGACTGGCGTAAGTTTACATCTGGCGTAATCTAAAATGCAAAACATCATAGTTGACAAGGTCAATGACGTGTACCTACGTATTGACGCAGACGCAAGCATCCGTAGAGAGTTATCAGATTATTTCTCGTTTGAAGTACCTGGTTACAAGTTTACACCTCAATTTCGTAATAGAGTTTGGGATGGTAAAATACGGTTATACTCGTATGCTACAGGTCAATTATATGTTGGATTATATCCTTATCTAAAAGACTGGTGTAAGAAGAAAGATGTACATATAGTCGAATCTAGTGAAATCCTTGCACATAGCAACGTCACAGCCGCCGATATAGACGGCTTAATCAAGTCTTACGATCTGTCTATCACTCCGAGGGACTATCAAATTAAGGCTTTTAAGTTTGCATTAGAATATGAAAGAGGTCTAGTTTTATCTCCGACTGCCTCTGGTAAATCACTTATTATATACATGCTTGTCAGGCACTATATGAATATGATAAACAACAATATTCTAATCATTGTGCCAACAACATCATTAGTAGAACAATTATACAAAGATTTTAAAGACTATGGTTTTGATGTAGAAACAAATGTCAGTAGAAAATATCATGGTTATGATATAGATGAAGATAAACGTATAGTAGTATCAACATGGCAATCACTATACAAAATGCCTAAACAATTTTTTGAAGACTATGGTGCAGTTATAGGTGACGAGGCACACTTATTTAAGGCTGTATCATTGACAAAGATAATGACTAAACTAACAGATTGTAAATATAGAATAGGTCTTACAGGTACGTTAGATGATAGTAAAACACACAAGTTAGTATTGACAGGTCTATTTGGTATGGTCAACAAGGTTGTATCTACTTCAGAATTGATTGAAAGAAAACAACTTGCAAATCTAAAAATAAAATGTCTGAACTTAAAGTATCCTGAAACAGAAGCTAAAAAAGTATATGGTGTAAAATACTTTGAAGAACTAGAATACTTAACTCAAAATAATGCTCGTAATAAATACATACGAAATCTAACCTTAGCACTTAATGGTAATACATTGTGTCTATTTCAACTTGTTGAAAAACACGGAGAGATTTTATATAAATTAATTAAAGAAAAAGTAGACCCAAAGCGAAAAGTGTTTTTCGTTTATGGGGGAACTGAAACAAATGATAGAGAAAAAATCAGAGCCATTACAGAAAAGTCGGATAACGCAATTATTATCGCTTCTTTCGGCACCTTTAGCACTGGTATCAATATTCGTAATTTACACAATATTGTTTTTAGTAGCCCTAGTAAATCACCTATAAGAATATTACAATCTATAGGACGTGGGCTTCGTGTCGGCGATAAGAAACAGTCTGCTACAGTCTATGATATTTCAGACGACCTTACATACAAAGATAAAAAGAACTTCACATTAACACACTTTCAGGAAAGAGTTAACATCTATAATAGAGAAGGCTTTGACTATGAAATACACAGCGTGGATTTAAAATGATTTCAGACGAAGACTTTAAGTTTTTATTACAAGAAAGCAATGGCTGTAAAAAGGCATTAGAGATAGGTACAGGTACGGGCAAAAGTTCCGCAGCTTTAAAACTAAATTGTGAGGTGTACTCCATTGACAGAAACGATATATTTGAATATAATATAGATATAAACAGATTTATATGTGAAAGCAAAGATTATTGGAATGACTATCTACATTATGACTTTGATTTTGTTTTCATTGATGGCTCTATAGGTAAAGGTGATTGTGAAGAAATACTTAAACGTACAAAGGACTCTTTTAAAATTGTATTCCATGATTACATACCAGGTGAAAAAGATAAGAATACAAACAAAGGTTATTATAATATGAAGGCTTTTAAACAATGTGCTATAGAACAATACGATATAATTCAACATACTGGCGGCTCTCATTGTGCCATACTAACGCTTAAGAAAGATAAATAGTTATATGATTAATCGTACTGAAGATAAACAGGTTAAGATAATCAGACTGGTTTCTGGAGAGGAAATCTGTTGTAAGTTTCCTTTACATAAAAATCAACTACCTGAAAACTCTAAACTATTAAGGTTACAAGAACCTATGCTAATCAAATACGTACCTCGTATTACTGAACAAGGTATATCTGATTATATTGCACTAGTAAAATGGGTTGGTTTTACAGATGAGAAAATAGTTACTATTCCTGTTGATAAAATTATTACAATATGCAATGCCACACCAGCATTTACTAAAAGATATAGTGATCTTTCACACTCACTAGAACACGCAAAACAGGCCTTACCAGGATTTATTGAAAGAGAAATGTCGGAAGAGGAGTTAGATAACGCCGCTTCCAATTATGAGAATGATATAACAAAAGATGATATAAAAGAAGTCGCTGACTTACTTAAAATGCCTTCAAAGAAGTTGCACTAGAGGGTAGCTAGGTATTCTCGGTAACAACCCACATGGGTATTATAACAACAGAATTAGATTATGTCAAGCACCAATGAAGATTAGATTTTACAAAAGACTAGATGGCATGAGATGGCTGGGTTTCATACTCGCTATGATAGGTGCCTACATACTCTCAAATGCAGACCCTAACACACAATGGGTGGGTTGGGCAATTGCTACAGTATCCTGTACAATATGGATATACATGGGCATAAAAGATAAAGATATACCTAGAGCATTAATGGAACTTATGTATTTACTGCTTGCTTTAAGAGCAATATATAACTGGATGATGTGATAGGTCCTTGACAATAACAAAGAATGTGATATAATTAAACTATGACTAAAACTAGAAAAAGATCAGCACATTATGTAGATAACAAAAAGTTTCTACAGGCGATGATAGAGTATAAGGATAAGTGTGATAAGGCAGAAAAAAGAAAAAGAAAAGCACCACCTGTCACTAATTACATAGGTGAATGTTTTTTAAAGATTGCGAATCACTTATCTTACAGACCTAATTTTATTAACTATACATTTAGAGATGATATGATTTCTGATGGTATAGAAAACTGTTTACAATATCTTAAAAACTTTAATCCTGCAAAGTCTAATAATCCTTTTGCTTACTTTACGCAAATAATATATTATGCTTTTATTAGAAGAATACAGAAAGAGAAAAAACAAACTAACATTAAATATAAAATGATAGAACAAGGAGGTATAGATGAATTTTCTGTACTACCTGGTGATACAAACAACGATTACAAAAACCAGTTTTTAGAATTTTTAAGAAAGAATAAACCATCAACTGAAGAACCACAAAAGAACGAAATTAAAATAAAGAAAAGAAAAAAAAGAACCTATACAAGTGTTTTAGACGTATAATGAAGATCGCACTATTGAATGATACACACTTCGGTGTTCGTAATGACAGCGAAGCGTTTAGAAAATATCAGCTTAGATTTTATAATGAAATCTTTTTTCCATACCTAAAAGAAAACAATATTAATACATTGGTACATTTAGGTGATGTTGTAGATAGAAGAAAGTTTATTAACTTTCAAACTGCTTCTATTTTTAGAGAACAATTTTGGGATAGATTATATAAAGAAAAGATTGATACACATATCATTATAGGTAACCACGATACCTATTTTAAAAATACAAACAACGTAAATGCTATAGAAAATCTATACTCATCATTTGATAAAGTACACGAACCATTTATCTATACTAAATCAACTGTTGTAGAGTTTGATGGTACACCTATATTATTTGTACCTTGGATTTGTGATGACAACTACGATCACTCTATGGAAACGTTAAGAACAGCAAAAGCAGAAATTGTAATGGGCCATTTAGAAGTCAAAGGTGTAGAAATGCAAAATGGCGTAATCAATGAACACGGTTTATCAAAATCAGATTTTAGTAGATATGATAGAGTAATATCAGGACACTTTCATAAACATACAGATGATGGTCAGATACACTACAATGGTGCTCAATATGAGATGACATGGTCAGATTACCAAGACCCTAAAGGTTTTCATATCTTTGATACAGAAACAAGAGAAATAGAAAGAGTTATTAACCCTCTAACTATACACAAAAAGATAATATATGATGATAAAAAACATGACTATAAAAATTTTGACATACAACCATACAACGAACACTTTATTAAATTAATCGTTTTACAGAAAACAGATAACGAGCTATTTGACAAATTTGTAGAAAGGTTGTATAATGAGATAAGTGTACATGATTTAAATATTGTAGAGGATTATTCTGATATTAAAGCTAGCGTAAGAGAAGACATATTAGAAATGGGCGAAGATACAGTTACATTCCTAAATAATTATGTAGATCAATTAGAAACAGATATAAACAAAACAAAGTTAAAGGAATACTTAAAGTCAATTTACATAGAAGCTAACGACAACAACGTATGATATATTTTAAAAAATTAAGATGGCGTAACTTTCTATCTACAGGTAATCAATTTATAGAAGTAGATTTAAGAAAGGCACCATCAACATTAATTATTGGTATGAACGGTGCAGGTAAATCAACTTTACTTGACGCATTATGTTTTGCTTTGTTTAATCGTGCCTTTAGAGATATAAAGAAAGAACAACTTGTAAATACTATCAATCAAAATGATTGTGAAATAGAAGTAGAATTTGAAACAAGCAACAAACAATACAAAGTAGTAAGAGGTATTAAACCTAATAAGTTTGAAGTTTATTGTAATGACGTATTGTTAAACCAAGACGCTTCTAATTTAGATTATCAAAATGCTTTAGAACAAACCATTTTAAAATGTAACTATCGTGCTTTCTGCCAGGTGGTCATCCTTGGATCAACATCATACGAACCATTTATGCACTTACGAGCAAGATATAGACGAGAGGTTGTAGAAGAAATATTAGACATAAGAGTATTCTCACATATGGATTTATTGTTAAGACAGAAACAAGGTGAGTTAAGTAAGGCTGTTATTGATGTAAAACATAGATATGATTTGATGACAGAAAAATACGAATTACAAAAGGCTCATTTTGAACAAATACAAAATAGAGATAATACAGATATAGAAGACCGTAGAAAACAACTAAAAGAAAACGAGCAAAGTAATTATGAATATAATCAAAAGTTACAAACACTAAACGAAAAAATTATATCCACAAAAGCAGAGATATGGGGTAGTGAAAAAGTACTTAAAAAAGAAAAAGAATTAGATAAGTTAGAAACAAAGATAGAACATAATTTAGAAACACATAAAAAAGATGTTAGTTTTTTTGAAACAAATGACAACTGTCCTACGTGTACACAACCTATCAATGAAAGATTCAAACAAACAAAAATTTACGAAGGTAGAAAAAAGATTAGCGAACTAGAAGACGGATTGCAGAAACTAACGGCCGAGATGGGGAAAACACAAGAACAAATTAAACAATACAAAGCAGTAGAAAAAAGATTAAATGATTTAGATATATCTGTTGCAAAAGTAAATACATCCATTTCAGAAATCAATAGACACTCAAATAGATTAGATACAGAAATTGCTAAATTTGAAAATGCTGATACTAATACAAACGTTATACAAAAAGAATTAGAACAAATAAAAGAAGACTTAAAATTAGTAAACGTAGAAAAACAAAAGGCTGTAGAAGAAAAAAAATATATTGATATTGCTAGAGAAATATTAAATGACACAGGTGTTAAGGCAAACATTATTAAGAAGTATCTGCCAATAATGAATAATTTAATTAATAAGTACTTACAATCTATGGACTTCTTTGTTAACTTTGAACTAGATGAAGAATTTAACGAAACAATAAAAAGTAGATATAGAGATACGTTTAATTATAATAGTTTTAGTGAAGGTGAGAAATTAAGAATAGACCTTGCGTTATTATTTACATGGCGTACAATTGCTAAAATGAAAAATAGTACAAATACAAATCTATTAATACTAGATGAAATATTTGATAGTAGTTTAGATGGTCAAGGTACCGAAGACTTCTTTAAAATACTTAAAACATTAACAAATGAAAATACATTTATTATATCTCACAAAGGCGATATACTATTTGATAAATTTACAAATATAATTAAGTTTGAAAAATACAAAAACTTTACAAGGATAGCAGCATGATATACACATTGTTACCACCAACAGCACCAGAGGTACTATCATCAATAGCACCGTTTGATATAGACACATTTAAAAAACAAGAAAAGATAAGTGTTACAGAATTTTGTAACAACATGTTTGAAACAATGAAAAACTATGGTGGTATAGGTCTATCAGCAAATCAAGTAGGCAAACCATATCGTATGTTTGTAATGGGTGATAATTTAAATATAAACAAAGGTCAGAAATGGGTATGTATCAATCCTGAAATTACAGACATGAGTAAAGAAACGATTAGATACAAAGAAGGTTGTTTAACTTTTCCTTTCTTATTTTTAGATATAGAAAGACCACAAAAAATAAAAGTTAAATACTTAAATGAACAACTAGAAACAGTAGAAGAACATTTTGATGGCATTGTAAGTAGATGTTATCAACACGAATTAGACCATATGCAAGGAACAGTATTTACAGAATTAGTTAGTAAATTAAAATTAAATATGGCTCTAAAAAAGAGAGATAAAGAAATAAAAAGGGTTACAAAGTTATGGAAAGAAAAATCTTAAAACAATTAGACCTACCTGAATATACACAACCACTTAATAGTGTTATAGAGTTTTTAGATAACTTAACGTATTCAGCAGTAAAAACAAAATACAACGCAAAAGGTAATTGGGATGCTGTATCAATCAGAGGATATAGTGACGATATAGGTAACATTTTAAAACCAGGTGTTCTAAAATCAGATGTAAAACCAGCAGAATTAAGATGGACTAAACTATATGAAGAACCTTTTTTATTACCTTTAAAAGAAATACTATCACATATACCAGCAGAGTTTGAACGTGTAAGAATTATGCGATTAAAAGCAGGTACAGATATTAAGAAACATACAGATAAGGTAGATAAAGAAATTAAAGCAGGTAAAATTGTTAGATTACATGTACCATTAAGAACAAACGAACATGTACATTTTTACCTATGGGAAGGCAAGAAACAAAATCATTATAATTTAGATGTTGGTAAATACTACTATGTAGATGTATCTAAAGCACATGCCGTACAAAATAAAGCAATTTTTGATAGACTACATTTAGTAGTAGATTGTTATAATAATCCTAGATTAGAAAACTTACTAAAACAAGGAGATGAAGTAGAAGATGATATTTGCAGTCCCATCGGATTTTGATAAAGTAAAATCTATATTCTATAGTCACAAAAAGTGGTTTCCTCATGTACGTACAGACTACATGAAGCGTATGATCGCTAATAAAAAACTAATTTTAGAAGACGGCATACTTATAACATTTCATCATTGTAAAAGAAAACAAAAGATAGGTGATGTACAATTAACAGTAGGCGATACTGTATTACACCAGATTGCGTCAGATACGCCTGGCTCTGGTAATGCTCAATCAATTCTCAATAACTTCTTTGAATACTGCCCAAAAGACGTATTTTTATCAGTAAGAGCTGACAACTTGACAGCCAACAAGTTTTATGTTAAAATGAATATGAAATTAATCGGGACAACAAGTTGGGCAAAAGGCACAATCCCTGGTAACGTATATGTCAAACGCAAAAGAAGTAATTAAAGACTGGAAAGAAAACAAAGGATTCCCATACTATCCTGAAGATAGAAAATGGCGTGATGATGAGTTTAATAAACTTACGTCATTTAATAGAGATACCTTATTAGATACAAAGAATAAAATCATAGGTCAATCAACACATGGTTTAACACTTGCATGGTCGTATATGCACCACGCATGGTCAATCAAATGTGGTAAGATGAAGACACCTATGGAGATATGGGAAGATGAAGAACATTTAGAAAAAGGTATTAACAAGATACTTACAGGTACTTTCTTCACAAAACGAGAAGCACACAAAATTACAGATTCAGATATGAGAGCTATGTTAAGAAGATATAGTGGTACTCAAATGGTTTCTAATTTCAGACCTACAGCAGCCGCAACTTTATATGATATATTTGTAGAAAAAGATAGTCCACTAGAGGGTACAGAAGCAGGTACAGTTTGGGATCCTAGTATGGGTTATGGTGGTCGTTTAATGGGTGCAATTGCAGCTGGGGTAAATTACATAGGCACAGACCCTTGTGTTCCTACATACGCAGGTTTAGAAAAGATAAGAGATGATTATGGACACTCTCACAAAAAATATACATTATTAAAACAAGGATCAGAAACGTTTGTACCTGATATGAATAGTTTAGATTTTGTATTTACATCACCACCTTATTTAGGACATGAACAATATGGTGATGAAGAAGAACAATCATTTAATAAATTCCCACAACAAGATCAATGGCGTGATGGTTTCTTATTGCAAACTATTAAGAACGCATACACAGGTTTAAAACCAGGTAAATATGCAGGTTTCAATGTTGCAAATGTAAAATCATATAAGACCTTTGAAGAAGATACCTACGATTGTATGGTTGAGGCAGGTTTTGAAGATATACAAGTTTGGTGGTTATCTTTATCAACTCAACAAGGTACGAAGATACAATCTACACTAGAAGGCACAGAATCAGAAAAGAAACAATCACAGAATTATATAGGACGATTCGCAAGACCAGACATTCCAGGTAGAAAATACGAGCCAATCTTCATAGGACGTAAGTAAATTCCAAATTGTTCTCGTTTTGTTCTCATTTATACCACGTATTTACTAGGTTTTTAACGCTTGACTTTTAAAGCGTTTTAGTATAGCATAAGTGTATATTATGACAAAAAACACTATGAAAAATAAATCGCAACTTGCAAAGTTGCTTGCTACTGAAAATATTGAAGTACAAGAAAACCAAGTACAAACTGCTTCGTTTGATGTAGTCAATAGAATATTAACAATCCCTATTTTTAAAGAAGAACAAAAAAGTAAACATGTTTATGACATGTTAGTAGGACACGAAGTATCCCATGCTTTATATACACCATCTGATTCATGGAAAGAGATGTCAAAAAGAACTAAAGAATTTAAGTCATTTGTTAACGTTATTGAAGACGCTAGAATTGACAAGTTAATACAAAAGAAATATCCTGGTCTTGTTGATGACTACTTAAAAGGTTTTGATAAGATGTACAAGGATAACTTCTTTGGCACTAAAGGTAAAGATATTATGACTTATGCGTTGATTGATAAAATCAACCTATACTATAAGTCTTCAAAAAGATTAGATTTTAAATTTACTAACAAAGAAAAAATATTAGTTGACGCTGTTGATAAATGTAAAAGTTTTGATGACGTGTGTAAACTTGCTGAAGATATACTTGGTTATTGTAAAGATGAATTAAAGAAGAAACCTGAATTACAAAAAGTTTACAAACAAGATCCATCAGGTAAAAAAGGTGATGAGTCAGAAACCGATAGTAATGATTCAGATAAAACTACAGACGAAAAATTAGATGAATGGTTAGATAAAAAATCAGAGTCAGATGACGCTGATGAGAAGGCAAAGAAAAAAGAATCAAATCAAACTGGTGGTAACGGTGCTGGGTTACCTGACAATACACCTACAGAATTGAGAGCATTAACTGCTGACAATTATGAAAATTCAGTTAAGGGTATTACAGACGAATCTGCTCATACTAGATGTTATGCTGAACTACCTAAAGTTGATCTTAAAAAATTAATTATTCCTTATAACAAGTTTATTAGAGATATTATGGTTTACGATAAACAACATCATAATACAGAATATGATAAACAACAAATCAATAAGGCAAAAGTTAGAACTCAAAAATTTATTAAAGAGTCTTCTAATGTTGTTAATTTTTTAGTTAAAGAATTTGAGATGAAAAAAAATGCTAAGTTATATGCTCGTGCTTCACAGGATAAAACAGGTATTATTGATCCTCTAAAATTACATAGTTACAAATATGCTGAAGATATATTTAAAAAGATTACAACTGTGCCTAATCAAAAAAATCACGGTATGATTTTATTACTTGATTGGTCTGGTTCAATGCAAAAACATATTCTACCTACCGTAGAACAATTATTGAACTTAACTTTATTCTGTAAAAAGATTAATATACCTTTTTCAGTTTATGCGTTTATGAATAATCATAGAGAAACCAAAGATGACTATACTAAATCTGGTTTTTCTGTAACTAATAAAACTATTCAACCAGACGCTTCTACAAAACTTGTACAATTGTTTTCACATAAACAATCAAAAGTTGATTATATGAGATGTGCTACTATATTACATAGGGCTGCAATGTACTTTGGTGACTACGGTGGATGGAGAAGAAATTATAATGAAGATGAATCAGTACCTTCTATTTCAGGTGACTACTACCTATCATCTACACCTCTTAATGAATCACTTGTGGGTATGGATCACATAATTAAAAAGTTTAAAAAAGATTACAATACTGATAAATTATCACTTGTTACTTTAACAGATGGTGCTTCTAATTCAATGAATAGACTAGGTCAAGGTGACTTATACTTAAAACTAAACGGCAAATATCAAATGGCTGGTAGTTACTATATGGATAAAAAAGATTTTACAAGTGTTATGTTAAGATACTTAAAAAAGAAATACGATTTACAAACTATCGGTTTCTATCTAGTTTCAAAATATAGAGAACTACAATACCAATTGAGAGTACCTTACAATAAAGAGATATTGGCTAGAAAAATGTTTACTAAAGATAAATTTATCGCTGATTATGATACTGCTTATGATGTTTACTTTTATGTTAACTCTGGCACTAGAGTTGCTAACCAAGTATTCGAATCAGATTCAACTGATAAGAGAACTTTAAAAAAGATGTTTATGTCGGGAATGAAAAAACGAATCAATTCCAGAGTATTATTACAAAACTTTATCAAAAGGATCGCATAAATAAAGGGTTTTTTTCGCTTGACTTTTACCCCAAAAAATGATAGCATATATGTATAACTTAAATATGAAAGGACTTATATTATGATTGAGTTAAATAAAACACAAAAAACTGTATTGAAAGTATTAAAAGATACTTACAATAAAGATACGGTGACTAGGGCAGAGATTAATGCTCTTGTTAAAAAGAAGGTTATCAAAAATCCTTCTTGGTTGAAATCAGACAAGTACAAAGTTGACAGAGGAGTTTATACTCTTAATGTTGACTCTATGGATGATACAACCACAGTTGATACAACTGATACTAAAATTTCCAATGATACAAAGGCTGCTTACATTGTGTCTTCATTGACCGACAATGTTGTACCTGCTAAGGATACAGACTTTGTTAACTTTGGTAATTACGCTGATATTAAAAATATCGTAAAATCTAAAAAGTTTTATCCTGCGTTTATTACAGGACTTTCTGGTAATGGTAAGACACTTGCTGTTACACAGGCATGTGCTGAATCAAAACGTGAAATGATTAGATGTAATATTACGATTGAAACCGATGAGGACGATTTACTTGGTGGTTACAGACTAAAAGATGGTCAGACCGTATGGCAAAATGGTCCTGTTATTGAGGCGATGGAGAGAGGCGCTGTTCTTTTACTTGATGAGATTGACCTTGCAAGTAATAAGATTATGTGTTTACAACCTATCCTTGAAGGTTCGGGTGTTTATGTTAAAAAGATAAACAAGTTTGTTAAACCTAAACTTGGCTTTAATGTGATTGCAACTGCTAACACTAAAGGTCAAGGTAGTGATGACGGTAAGTTTATCGGTACTAATGTTCTTAACGAGGCATTCCTTGAAAGATTTCCAGTTACATTTGAACAACAATATCCTTCTGCCAAAGTAGAAGAAAAAATTGTTGCTCAGAAACTTGTAAGTGCTGGCAAAAAAGATGACAAGTTTGCTCATAATCTAGTTACTTGGGCTGACGTTATAAGAAAAACTTATAATGATGGCGGCGTTGATGAGATTATAAGTACCAGAAGACTTGTCCATATTGCAGAAGCATATGGTATCTTTAAAAATAAAATGAAGGCAATCGCTGTTTGTACTAATAGATTTGATGATGATACTAAAACATCATTTGTTGATCTATATTCAAAAGTAGATAGTGGTGCTTCAGTAGACCAAATTCTTGCTGATAAGAAGGCAGCCGAAGAGGCAGAGATATTATCAGAAAAGAAATCCGATGATAGTGAGGAAGATAGTGAAGATGACTTTTCTGTCTAAATCTATCCATAGTGTAAGTCCGCTTGTGGGGGTTGTGCCCCACAAGTTAACTTTAAACAAGGAAAGTAATGACAAATTTTAAAGATAATAGTGGTTTAGAAGAATACAAACCAAAAATGTCACAAGAAGAACGTGATGAAAAAATGAAAAAGTTTTTAGCAAAGGGTGGAAAAATTGAAAAATTAAAACCAGGATACCCTATTAGTGTAGGTAGTTTAGATAAAAGTAAAAAACCAAGATACACAAAAGAAGATGTTTCTAAAGGACTTGCTGTTGGTAAAACAGCTAGACCTAATTATGATACATATAAAAAAGGATCATACCACGACTTTGATGTTGGTGGTGATAACCCACCAGTATGGGAAAAACAACCAAAAAATGAGATGGGAGGTAAATAGATAATGGCCATTACAGTAGAAGTAAGAGGTGGCAATTTAGAGAAGGCTATGCGTGTTCTTAAAAAGAAAGTACAAAAGGCAGGGATTGTTAAAGATTTAAGATCAAAACAATATTTTTCTAAACCATCAGAAATAAAACGTGAAAAAGCAAAAGAACGTTCTAAAACAATCAGAAAAGCTCAAAAAGCAAATGATGAGATGTTAGGTTACAAGTACGTAAAAGGAGTTAAAGTTAAGAAAATTTAAGAATTTCTATGCCGTCTGTGTTGTATATATATTATTACTACGAGGCAATTCATAAGACCTAGTAGGGGTATAGAAAAAGGTAGAGAAATCTACCGAAAAAACGGTGATCTTTGCCAGTTTAACTCCGTGACAAAAGGAAACTGGCGCTTGAAATTATATAAATAATTATTATATAATACTAGACAATGCCTTATAGGGTTGTCAGAAAATTAACTTTGCTTAACAATAGGAGGTTACATGACCAATAAAGCACTATCAATTTTCAATCAATTAAGACCACTAACTGTAGGATTTGACGATACGTTCAGACATTTTGAATCAATGTTTGACCATCAATTAGATCATATATCAACTACAGCTTTTCCACACTATAATATAGTTAAGATGGATAAGAATAAGTACGATATTCAAATCGCACTTGCTGGTTATAACAAAAAAGATATAGACATAAGCCTTGAGGAAGGTGTACTATCTGTTGAGTCTAAAAAAGTAGATGACAAGAAAACAGAAAAGGTAGACTCTGGAGGTGAAATCTTACATAAAGGTATCGCTAAAAGATACTTTAAGAAGTCTTTTACAATCGCTGATGACGTTAAGGTTACAGGCGCTGAATTAAAGGACGGACTATTAAGAGTGTCTTTAGAAAGAGTTGTTCCAGAACATAAAAAACCTAGAACTATCTCAATCAAATAAAAAACCAATACGTGCTATGTTTTAAACGCATAGCACGTATAAATACTTAATATCGTTCAACTCAAATGAGTCGGAAGTAGGCACGTGCCGAAGGAACGCACCTAACTAAAAAAAAAAGGAGGGTGTATGAATTTCAAGTGGGATCTAACAAAGTTTATTAAAGAGGCAAGAGCAAAAAAATCTGCAACTGCTATTTTAAGAAAAAGATCAAAAGATTCAATTGCTAGACCAAAAGCAACTAAAAATATCACATCAAAAGATTCTCGTTTACAAGGTATATAGGATATTGACAAATTGACGTGAATAGTATATAATGTAATTATTATAAGGAGAAAATATTATGAAAAAAGGTGATAGAGTACCAGAAGTAAATTTTAGAGTAAGATCGCTAGGCGAATGGACAGATACAAATACGAATACGTATTTTAAAGATAAGAGAGTTATACTGTTTTCATTACCAGGCGCTTTTACTCCTACATGTTCAACTCAACAATTACCAGGATACGAAAAATTATATAGTGTGTTTAAACAACACAATATTGATGACATATATTGTATGTCAGTAAATGATTCGTTTGTTATGAATGCCTGGGCACAAAATCAAAAACTAGAAAACGTTAAAGTAATACCTGATGGTAATGGTGACTTTACAGACGCAATGGATATGCTTGTAGAGAAAACTGTTATAGGTTTTGGTATGAGATCATGGAGATATGCTATGATTGTAAACAATGGTGTAATAGAAGAAATGTTTGTAGAACCTGGTAAAGGTAACAATACATCAGGAGACCCTTATGAGGAATCTACTCCTGAAAAAGTTTTAAAATATCTACAAGCAAGTAGGCTTGACTCAAACGCAATTTAGTGATATAATAATATTATGAAATACAATGAGGATAAAATCTTAAAAGAGATTAAAGAGTACATTGAGTCCACATACGGACAACATTACTCGTCTGGTAAAGATGGTATCCAAACTTTAGATTTATTAAAGTCTATTGGAATTAAAAGTGATTTTTGTCAGGCAAATGCAATTAAGTATTTGTCAAGGTATGGCAGAAAAAGTGGTTATAATCGTAAAGACTTGCTTAAAGCATTACATTATGTTATACTATTATTAAATAATGATAAGGATAAGAAATGAAAATAAGTGATAATACAATTAGTATATTAAGAAATTTTAGTGATATAAATGCTAATATACTATTTAAACCTGGTAAGAAACTATCTACAGTTTCTACAATGAAAAACATTATGGCAGAAGCCAATGTTGAAGATGAGTTTGAAACTGAATTTGGTGTATATGATTTGCCAGAGTTTTTAAGAGCATTAGATTCTTTTACACAACCTGTATTGAATTTTAATGGTTCTGCAAACCTAAAAATACAAGATGAGAAGACATCTTTATCAGCAAGATATGCTTTTGCTGAAAAATCTACATTGAGATATCCTTCTAAATCTATAACAATGCCAGACAAAACAGTATCGTTCTCATTGAACAATGCTGATTATGAGTCTGTTAAAAAATTATATACTAATTTAAGTCTACCTGATATTGCATTTAAAGGTGAAGATGGTAAGATTAAGTTAGTTGCATTAGATAAGAAGAATAGCAACTCTAACGAATCGTCTATTATTGTAGGCGAAACTGATATAGAGTTTACTGCATATATCAAGGCCGAGAATATGAAGATTATTCCTGGTGATTATGATGTTGCATTATCAAAGGCAAAGATTGCTCACTTCATAAACAAAAAGGTACAAGTACAATACTGGATCGCTTTAGAAGCTGACTCAACATTTTAAGGTTGTTATATGTCAGATTTTCTATGGGTTGAAAAATACCGTCCTAAAAAAATATCAGAATGTATCTTAACTGAAGATTTAAAGAATACCTTTAGTAAGTTTCTAATACAAAAAGAAATTCCTAATCTTCTCCTTTCAGGCACAGCAGGTACGGGTAAGACAACAGTTGCTCGTGCCTTGTGTGAAGAACTAGGTGCTGATTATTTAATCATCAATGGTTCAGATGAAGGTAGACATATTGATACTTTACGTACCACAATCAAAAACTTCGCCTCTAGTGTATCACTAGAAGGTGGTTCTAATCATAAAGTTGTTATTATAGACGAGGCAGATTATATGAATGCTGATAGTGTTCAACCTGCGTTGCGTAATTTCATTGAAACGTTTTACAAGAATTGTAGATTTATATTTACTTGTAATTTCAAAAACAAAATCATACCTGCATTACATAGTCGTTGTACAGTTATTGATTTTCGTATTACTAATGGTCAGAAAGTAAAAACTGCTACTGCATTTCTTAAAAGACTAGGTGATGTATTGAAGGCAGAGAATATAGAGTTTGATAACAAAGTACTTGCTGAACTAATACAAAGACACTATCCAGACTTTAGAAGAACGATAAACGAATTACAAAGATATTCTGTAAGAGGTAAGATAGATAGTGGTATACTTGTATCTATGTCAGAAATCAATAATAAACAATTGATTTCATTTCTAAAAGAGAAAAGGTTCGGTGATATGAGAAAATGGGTTGTTCAAAACCTTGATAAAGATCCATCTTCTTTGTTTACTGGTATCTATGATATTCTATATAAACATCTACAACCTCAATCTATCCCTGCAGCCGTTCTAACAATTGCTGATTATCAATATAAATCAGCCTTTGTGGCAGACCATGAGATAAATATGGTTGCGTGCCTAACACAAATCATGGCAGAATGTAAATTTAAATAGAGGATGAAATGGCAAGAAGAACATTTTTTAGAACTTTGATAGTGAAGTTAAGAATGTGGTATGCTGATATAAGAGGTCATCACGGTAAGAGATGGGATTATGAACCAGGCGATTACTATATGGGTTCTCATAAAGGTCATAAGAAACACGAAAGAAAACACTAACAATGGGCCGCTTTAGCTCAGTTGGTAGAGCAACTGATTTGTAATCAGTAGGTCCGCGGTTCAAATCCGTGAAGCGGCACCAGAAATTATATTATGATAGAATACAAATTATCTGATTATCTCAATGCACTTAACTGGACAAAAGTTAATTTGCTAGACGGAGATGATCTCACTTGGGAAAAGAAGTACCCACCATACGTAATAAATCGTTGTTTATCACAGCATGTTGACGCTATAATGATGGCAAATGAGATGAATTTTCATCACGGCCTCACCAAACGTTTACAGTTTCATTTTCTACTAAATAGTATTCGTAAGAGAAAGAGGTTTGGTGGTAAGTGGACTACAACTACTAAATCAAAAAATTTAGAGTATGTAAAAGAATATTATGGTTATAGCAATGCAAAAGCAAAGGTAGCCCTTGACATACTGGATAAGAAACAATTGAATCTTATTAAGGAAAAACTTGATAAGGGTGGGAGAAAAAAATGAGTGACGAGAATTTTAATTGGTCACCTGAGCAGATGTTAGAGGTTACACTCAAACAGCCAGATGACTTTCTAAAGATTAGGGAAACCTTGTCCCGAATAGGTGTTGCAAGTCGTAAAGATAAAACTTTATTTCAAAGTTGTCACATACTACATAAACAAGGTAAATATTACATAGTACATTTCAAAGAACTTTTTGCTTTAGATGGTAAGAAAGCTACATTAGTTGAGAATGATATTCAAAGACGTAACACAATATCAGTTTTATTACAAGATTGGAATTTATTATCTATAGTCAAATCAGAGGCTGCTGAAAACAAAGCACCTTTATCACAAATCAAAATTATTGCTTTCAAAGAAAAAAACGAATGGAATTTGCAAGCAAAATATAACATCGGCAAGAAACAACCAACTGAAGAAAACAAAACTGAATAGGAGTATATTATGATTAGACTATACAGACTCTCATCTGGAGAGGACGTAATAGGTACGCCACAAGAAAGTGATAGAGCAGATCACTTGGCAATAAAGAAACCTTTTGTATTAATACCAATGCAAGGACAACCAGGCAAACCTATGCAAATAGGATTTCATCCATACATACCATACACAAAGGATGAAGTTATACATATCAAAGAGGCAAATATAATTACTGACACTACACCAGATGATAATATGATTGGTGCATATCAACAAAATACAGGTCAGATAGTTACACCTAAAGCAAAAATTATCACATAGTATTGACTTTTAAAATCAATCGTGTTATAATAAGATATGAATTTGGCGAGTAGTTTTTATACAAATGTTGTAGAGCATAAAGGTAAACTTCTTATTAGAGGTGTCAATAATGGGCAATCTTATTTAAGTCGTATCAATTATAGTCCTACACTATACCTACCTACAAAAGAAGAATCAAAATATAAAACTTTAGATGGTACTAATCTAAAAGCAAAACGATTTGATTCTATATCAAAAGCAAAACATTTCTATAGTGAGTATGCACCTATACCAGAGTATAAAATCTTTGGTATGAATAGATACAACTATCAATACATCGCTGACGAATACAAAGGCGAGATGAAGTGGAACAAAGACTACATTAAGATATTCACACTTGATATAGAAACCGAGTGTGAAGGTGGCTTTCCCGATCCAGATACTGCAAAAGAAACGATTATTTGTATCACTATAAAAAATCACAGCAATAAACAGATTATCACATGGGGTACAGGTGACTTCATTTCTAAAAAGACAAATGTAACTTATGTAAAATGTCAAAATGAAAAGCACATGTTGCTAGAGTTTCTAAAATTCTGGTGTAAGAATCATCCTGATATTCTAACAGGTTGGAATGTAAAGTTTTTTGATATGCCTTATCTTATGAATCGTATGAGATATATCTTTGATAATGATACAATCAATAAAATGTCACCATGGAATTATGTCAACGCAGATAGAATACAACTTGGTAATAAAAGCAATCAAATATGGAATATACTAGGTGTATCTGTACTAGATTATTTTGATCTGTATAAAAAGTTTACATATGTCCGACAAGAAAGTTATAAACTTAATTACATTGCTAAGGTAGAACTAGGCGAACAGAAATTAGATAACCCATATGAAACGTTTAAAGATTTCTATACAAAAGATTATCAAAGGTTTGTAGAGTACAATATACAAGACGTAGAACTTGTTGATAGACTCGAAGACAAAATGAAACTGATTGAGTTATGCCTGACTATGGCATATGATTACAAGGTAAACTATACAGATGTTTATTCACAAGTAAGGTGTTGGGATACAATCATCTATAATCATTTACTTACAAAAAATATTCAAATACCACCTAGAGAAGATCAGATTAAGGACACACAATACGAAGGTGCATATGTAAAAGATCCACAACTAGGTTTGCATAACTGGATTGTTTCGTTTGATTTAAACAGTTTGTATCCACACTTAATTATGCAATACAATATTAGTCCTGAAATGTTTGTAGGTACAGAACCTAAAGCAGTAGGTGTAGAAAATTTTTTAGATGAAAGATTAAATCTCAAATGGGCAAAAGATCGTAATGTGACTATTGCACCAAACGGTGCCATGTTTAAAAGAGATAAACAAGGTTTCTTACCTGAACTTATGGAGAAGATGTACACCGAACGTGTAGTATATAAGAAGAAGGCAATTGAAGCCAAGAAAGAATATCAAAAGACAAAAGACCCAATCTATTCAAACGAGATTTCTCGTTGTCACAATATACAGATGGCAAAAAAGATTTCACTTAACTCTGCTTATGGTGCTATTGGCAATCAATATTTCAGATACTTTGATGTAAAACAGGCAGAGGCAATTACACTAGGTGGCCAGTTATCTATTCGTTGGATAGAACGTGACGTAAATAAATTTATGAACAAGTTGCTAGGCACAGATAATAAAAACTATGTTGTGGCGTCTGATACAGATTCAATCTATCTAAAATTAGATACACTTGTTGAAAAAGTTTGCAAAGGTAAATCAACAAAACAAATAGTTGACTTTTTAGATAAAGCAGCTGAAGAAAAAATACAAAAAGTTATTGATAGTAGTTTTGAAAATCTTGCAAAATATGTAAATGCTTATCAACAAAAAATGATTATGAAACGAGAAGCAATTGCTAACAAAGGTATATGGGTTGCTAAAAAACGATATATGATGAATGTATTTGATGAAGAAGGTGTCAAATATGATATACCTAAACTAAAGATTATGGGCGTAGAAGCAGTTAAGTCATCCACACCTGAAGTATGTAGAGGTAAGATTAAGGATGCTATTCGTGTAATTATGAATGACAGCGAAGACGCTCTAATAAAATTCGTAAATGACTTCAAAGAAGTCTTTATGACACTCTCGCCAGAGGAGGTTGCCTTTCCTAGAAGTTGTAATAATCTCAACAAATACATTGACAGCAATTCAATTTATAAGAAAGGCACACCTATACATGTCAAAGGTGCATTGATATATAATCATAATATTAGTAAACACAAACTAGGTATGAAATATCCTTATATACAAGATGGCGATAAAATTAAATTCTTAATGTTAAAACAACCTAATACAGTTAAAGATACAGTTATATCTTTCTCTACAAAAATACCATATGAGTTTGAATTACACAAGTACGTAGATTACGATACACAATTTCAAAAAACATTTACTGATCCGTTGAGATTTATACTTGACTCGATAGGGTGGAAGTTAGAACGTGAGGCCACACTTGAAAGTTTCTTTGAATGATAGATTTTTTTCTAGTTATGGTTATGGCACATTGGGGTTACGCAACAGGAGGCATACTTGCAATTAAAACTGATTGGAGTATTCCTAGATTTTTAATTATTATATTATTGATATGGACATTGATAAAAAGTATAGTGTAATATACGCTGACCCACCATGGTCTTTTAAAACATATTCAAACAAGGGTAAAGATAGAAGTCCTGAAAAACATTACAATGTTATGAACTTTAAAGACATATGTAATTTACCTGTAAATAATATAGCAAATGATAATTCAGTATTATTAATGTGGGTAATTGACCCTATGTTAGATAAGGCCTTTGAAGTGATTAATGCTTGGGGGTTTAAATACAAAACTGTAGCCTTTACGTGGGCAAAGACAAATAAAAAATCTGAAGGTTTTTTCACAGGTCTAGGTTATTGGACTAGAGGTAATCCTGAAATGTGTTTACTTGCAACAAAGGGCAAACCTAAAAGACTATCAAAAAGTGTGCCACAACTAGTTGTAGAAAAACGTAGAGAACATAGTAGAAAACCAGATATAATGTACAATCATATAGAGAACTTATTGGAGGGACCTTATATAGAACTATTTGCTAGAACGCAAAGAAGTGGTTGGGATAGTTGGGGAAATCAAACAGATAAGTTTTAATATGCAATTGACAATAGCAATAGTATGTGTTATAATGATATATGGATTTATATATTGGATGCTAAGAAAGTGGAATGATGAACTACCTAAGTAAATACGCAGACGAAAATAGATTACCTATAATGGATCAACAGACCTTTGAAACGGTCACTAACGATATAGGTAAAGAAAAATTTAGGCTAGACCTTGCAGAATATATTGCAGAATACAGACCAACGTTTCCTCTAAAGAAGATTTCATACGAAGCAATGCGTCAGGCATTTAAGTCTTTACAAAAACAAGATGTATGGGAGTTTGTAAAACCTATAGAACTATTAGAAAAAAATGTAAAAGAAAAATATGATGATTACAAATATAATTTTAAAGATAATGGTCTAGGTATCATAGACGCACCATCTAATTTCAATGACATATCAAATTACTTTCATCAACATTTAAGATTGAATTGTGGTAGTTTTGGTTTCAAAGCACCTATAGATGTATGGGAGCAGGGTACAGCAAAAGATATATGGCGTTGTCTAGGTCCTATATGGCGTGGTATCAATGGTATGAAACCTGTTGAAGTAGATAACAAAATAGAATTAAGAGGTGGTAGATTAGATGATAAGAGTTACATGTCAGCGTTTAGATTAGGTACATATATTGCAACACAATTTAAACCTAATGTAGCAAAGACAATCTATCAGATGACAAATGCTAAAAGAGTATTAGATACATCATGTGGATGGGGCGATAGACTTGCAGGTTTCTTTACTAGTGACGCTGAAGAATATATCGGCTGTGATCCTAATCCCAATACTTACAAACAATATTTAAAACAAGTAGAAACATATAATAGTTTCTTATCTAAACCTAAAAAGGTAACTATCTATAACTGTGGTGCTGAAGACTTACCATGGGATAAAATTGATAATATAGATTGTGCATTTACAAGTCCACCATACTTTTCTACAGAAAGGTATAACGAGGGTGGTGAAAAAGAAGAAAATCAATCATGGCATAAGTTTGATGAATATTCTAAATGGCGTGATGACTTCTATCTACCTGTTGCTCAAAAGAGTTTTGAGAGATCAAAGCATATGTTTGTAAACATTATGGATCCTAATATAAAAAACAAAAGATATTATAGTAGTGATGAACTTGTTGATAGTTTAAAAGATAACTTTGTAGGTCAGATAGGTATGAGGATTATGCAACGACCTAAATCAGATAAACTATTTGAAAGTGACGAAGAAAAAGCAGAGTTTATGAATAGAATATATATTGAAAACGTATGGTGTTTTTCAAAAGAAAAATTAGATTACTTTAGGCACAGTAGAAGGGCAACATTATTTTGATAGAAATAGCAGATATAAATTTAACAAACTTATGTAACGCTAGATGTCCACAATGTCAAAGAACATCGCCACATGGTTTACATACAGCTATGAAATTACCATTAACAACTTGGTCGTTGTTAGATTTTAAAAACTATTTTCCTAAAAATACTTTAGATGATATGAAAGAATATAGTTTTTGTGGCACATATGGTGATCCTTTGATGGCAAAAGATTTAGAGTCAATTGTATATTACATAATGGATAATTCAAATGCAAAAGTTATAATTACTACAAATGGTAGTATTCGTAAAGATGATTTCTATATAAGATTAGGAAAATATTGTGGTAGAAGATTATCAATGGTTATAGATGTAGATGGTGTAGATGAACAAATGCACCAGAAGTATAGACGAGGTACATCATTAAAAAAATCATTATCTGCTTTAAAAGCATTATCTACTACAAATGCTATTCCTTTATCACAAACCGTTTTGTTTAAACATAATGAAAATTATGATAGACAAATAAAAAATCTAGCACTTAAAAATGGTTCTCACAATCATGTATCGTATCCATCAGATAGATTTGATTTCTTACATGGTGATTTAAATACATTTAATTTTACAAATGAAGATGGTGAACATGAAATATTAGAGAGGGCTGTACATGTCAAAAATTATATGTAAATGGAAAGAATTAAAAAGATGTATGATTAATCCTGATGGTCAAGTCTTTCAATGTTGTTATCTAAAAGAAGATTTTCCAACAAATCATTTTAGAACTGATTGGGCAAATGATCCAGTAATAAGTAAATACAATTTTGATGAAAATAACTTAAAGAATCATACGTTGAAAAACATATTAAATAATGAATGGTTTACTAAAATTTTGCCAGATAGTTGGAAGAATCCTGATACAGCACCTGTTGCTTGTCAGATCAATTGTAAGGTTAATGACGCTTGACAATAAACACAAATATGATATAATAGATACAATTAAGGAGAATTAATAAGGAGAATTAATATGAGTGATTTTTTAAAAGACATAATAAAAGAAACTGGTAATGAATATGCCACACTAGTAAGTGAGGGTGTAGAAGCAGGTGACGTTGATTCGTTTATTGACACAGGTTCTCACGCCCTAAATGCTTTACTATCAGGATCAATCTATGGTGGTATGCCATCAAATAAAATTACAGCAATTGCAGGTGAAGCTGCAACAGGTAAAACTTTCTTTGCATTAGGAATAGTAAAAGCATTTTTAGAAAAAAACAAAGACGCAGGTGTGATTTACTTTGAATCAGAAAGTGCCTTAACAAAAGAATTAGTTGAAAGTCGTGGTATAGACAGTAGCAGAATGGTTATTGTACCAGTTGCCACAGTACAAGAGTTTAGACATCAATCAATTAAAGTGATTGACAAATATATAGAACAAGACGAGAAAAGTAAAAAACCTATTATGTTTGTTTTAGATAGTTTAGGAATGTTATCTACTACAAAAGAAATGGAAGATACTGCCGAAGGTAAAGAAACAAGAGATATGACTAGATCGCAGATTGTAAAAGCTGCATTTAGAGTATTAACTTTAAAACTTGGCAAAGCAAAAGTACCTATGATTATGACCAATCATACATATGATGTAATTGGTTCTATGTTTCCTCAAAAGGAGATGGGTGGTGGCTCTGGCCTTAAATACGCTGCAAGTAATATAGTATATCTATCTAAACGTAAAGAGAAAGATGGCAAAGAAATCATTGGTAATATTATTCATTGTAAAAATTACAAGTCAAGGTTGACAAAAGAAAATGCTATAATTGATGTAAGATTAACATACAAAGATGGCCTTGATAAGTACTATGGGTTATTAGAACTTGCTATCAAACATAACATATTTAAATCAGTATCAACAAGAATAGAACTACCTGATGGATCAAAACAATATGCTAAAACTATCAATAATGAACCTGATAAATTCTTTACTAAAGATGTTCTCGCTCAAATTGACGAGGCAGCCAAAAAAGAATTCCTCTATGGCACAGAATAGATACGTCTTTGCTCAACGTGATGTTGATGATTATAGTTGTATAAAGATTGTAGAGGGCCCTTATAAAGACATCATATACACATATGGTCATGTAAAGTTTGCCTCGGAAGAAAATGCTCAAGGTGAGTTGCCTTTAAAGTTTGATTATGATATTAAGAAGAATCCTAATGATGTTGATACTACAAGTGAAGATTTTAGAAATTACATAGGTGATATATTAATAGAGGTCGTAGAAAAACAATTAGAGAATGGTCAAATTAAGTTTCAAAAGTGATTACATATGTACATATAAAAATGTACTTAAAAAGGATCAATGTCAACACCTTATAGATAAGTTTGAAGATTCGCAACATCAACAATCCAAAACAAATTTAAAAGGTCATATGTCATTTACAGAAATTAATCTTAACATGTTTTCAGACTGGAAAGAGTATTCAGATTTAATCTTTCCTAAATTAAGACAGGTTGTTGACAAATATGTAAAAGATGTTAATATAGACTCATTAAAACAATGGCCAGAAAAGTTTGGCTTTGAACAGATAAGATTTAAGAAGTATGAACCTAACAATGAAGATGAATTCCAAACACATGTAGATGTGACTAACTATAATAGTGCTAGAAGATTTTTAGTTTTTTTTATGTATTTAAATAACAATGATGGCGGCGAAACAACATTTCCTGATTATGATATATCAGTTAAACCAGAGGCAGGTAAGGTGCTCGTATTCCCACCATTGTGGACATTTAGACACGCAGGACAGAAACCAATCAATCAACCAAAGTATATTATAGGGAGTTATCTACATTATGTTTGAGAAGACACTTTTATCCAACCTAGTCTTTAACGAAGACTTTACAAGAAAAACATTACCATTTATTAAACCTGACTTCTTTAGAAATAGAGATGAGGTTACTATATTTAATATCATAAGTGATTTTGTTGTCAAGTATAATAATCTCCCTACAAAAGAAGCAATTGAAATTGAATTGTCAAACGATAAGACTCTTACCGAAGACGAATTTAAAAATACAAAATTATTATTAAACAGTTTACAACATGAAGAAGTTGAACAACAATGGTTGTTAGATACAACAGAAAAGTTTTGTAAAGATCGTGCTGTGTATAATGCAGTATTACAAGGTATCAAAATCATAGATGGTAAAGATAAGAAACATACACCAGAAGCGATACCTAGTATCCTATCAGAAGCGCTTGGCGTTTCGTTTGATAGACATATAGGGCATGATTATCTAAATCAGGCAGAGGACCGATTTGAATATTACCATAGAACTGAAGCAAGATTAAAGTTTGATCTTTCATACTTCAATAGAATTACAAAAGGTGGCCTACCACCTAAAACTTTAAACATTGCTCTTGCAGGCACAGGTGTTGGTAAATCTTTGTTTATGTGTCATGTTGCAAGTAGTGTTATATCGGAAGGTAAAAATGTATTGTATATAACTTTAGAAATGGCTGAAGAACGTATCGCAGAAAGGATTGACGCTAACTTATTAGATGTAACTATTGATGATCTTTATGAAATGCCAAAAGAAATATACGATAATAAAACATCTAAAATGCAAAACAAAACCAATGGTCAATTAATTATCAAAGAATATCCTACGGCGTCTGCTCACGCAGGTCATTTTAAATCTTTGCTAGATGAACTTGCCCTAAAGAAAGCATTTAAACCTGATTTAATATTCATTGATTATTTGAATATATGTACTAGTAGTAGATTTAAAGGTGGCAATATTAACTCCTATACTATGGTTAAATCTATCGCTGAAGAATTAAGAGGTCTTGCAGTACAATATAATGTACCTATTGTATCTGCTACACAAACAACTAGAACTGGTTATCTATCAAGTGACGTAGGACTTGAAGATACTTCAGAATCATTTGGTCTTCCTGCAACTGCTGACTTTATGTTTGCTCTAATATCAAATGAAGAATTAGAAGAACTAGGTCAAATCAAAGTTAAACAATTAAAGAATCGTTATAATGATCCTGCTGTCAATCGTGCATTTATAATAGGTGTAGATAGAAGTAAGATGAGATTGTATGATGTAGAACAATCTGCTCAACAGATTGTAGATAGTAACCAAGAAAGTAAGGAGAAGATTGAAAAACCATCAGGCCCACAATCTGCTGAGGTTTATGATAAATTTTCGGATTTTAAAATATGAGAAAAAGAAAACCATCAATATACTATAAAACTGAAATGGTCAAAGTAAAAAATGAAATACTTTGGCGTTGCGTTGAAATGCCTAGTAAACTTGTGTTAAAAGAGTCTTTCTTTGAGGAAGATGTTAAGCAGTTAACAAAGTTTCAGAATAAATCCAAAACGTTTGGCATATTCGGGTTCCCACCTTTCTTTGATTGTAGAGGTGAAAAAGAGAAGATGTTAGATCAAGGTAAAACAAATTATAATTCTCCTGCTAGAACTAGAGGTAGAAGCCGTGCATAAATATATGTATGGCAATTCTAAATGGTATTAACGTAAAAGACGCTGAATTTACAGCAATGCAGGAGAAGGCTACTGCCGCTATCTGTAAGCAATCATTTCAAAATAATAAAAAATTTAATTCAGTAAAAGATATAGTTAACGATAAAGATACCGTAAAAGAACTAAAAGAAATATTTGTTAAAGACAAAAAACAATTATTTCATTACAAGATACCCTTTTCACAAAAGATAGAAAAAAACTGGTTTGAAACTTTTGTTAAACAAAACGAAAGAATATTAAGAGAGTTTTCTAACGCAAAATTTACCGTCTTTGATAGAGATGATAAAGATGGTTTTATGATGTGGTTTATGAAAACGATTAGAGATTATTTTAGCATATCAAATAAAGACTCATACAATCCTGCTGATATATGGTTGATTGATAAAAAAGAAGTCAATAGACAAATCATATTAAAAGAAATAGAAGGACCTAAAGGCACACAAACTATAGAAGAACTTAATCAGATAATGAGAAAGTTATACAAAGAAAGAAAAGTTATAGGTCTTTCTTTAAAATTAATTTCAGGCAATCAAGCAAAGTACCAAGAAGTTAATTTAGATGATAAGTTTTTTAAAGCAGTAGAAAATAAAAAAGGTGAGTTTGATTACAAACTTTTAAAAGTTAAGTTTGATCTATCTACATATGGTATAAAAAAGAATGCTGGTTTTACAACACAAGATTCTGTATTGACTTTAGGTATTAGAGGTACAGAAATAGCAAAGTTTCAAGTTAAAGGCAATACAACATCAAGGTTATCTAATTTAAAAATAGAAGGTACGGGTAAAGGTGAGGCTGCAAGATTAGGTAAGGCACCTTTAGAACTAGTTAGAAAATTAACTGCTGGCAAACCATACAGATCACAATTTTTAAATGACGCAAAAAAAGAACCACAAGATATAAGTGACTTTAATAAACAAGCAAAGATGTGGCAAGTTATGTACGAAGAATTTGTTACAAATATGAAACAAAAAGGCATACCTATAGAAACAAAGATCATGCCTAAAGATTTTACAAAGAATATGAGAATAGCATTTGAGGGTAGAACACCTTGGATTGCTAATAACAAACTACTACAATTACGATTCCTACACATGGTTTCAAAGTTTAAAAAAGATGAGATCCATGAGTATATGACAGATTTAATCTTCTTATGCCAGAAGATAGGACGTAGTGTATTTCCTTTCGGGCCGTTCGGCAAACTTTATTAGTATAAATAGTCTAGTAAGTAGTGATTTATTAATGGGATATAGTGATTTTTCGCTTGACAAAGGCGTAATTTTTTGATATAATGGGAATAGTGGGAGAAAAATGTATAGTTTTAAACAATATCTTAATGAGGCAAAAAATACTCATTTAGAACATTTAGAAGACGAAATTATTAATAACGGTTACCAAGGTGGCCTTAACGCAGTAGAATTTCTTAAATCATTAAGAAATATGCTAGTAGGTTCATCACGTAGAAAATTAAACGTATCCGTTAAATGGGATGGTGCACCAGCAGTATTCTGTGGTATCAATCCTGAAAACGGCAAATTCTTTGTTGGATCAAAATCAGTATTCAACGTAACTCCTAAAATCAATTACACACAAGCAGATATAAGAAGAAATCACTCTGGTGGTTTAGTAGATAAATTATCAATCTGTTTAAAAGAATTACCTAAACTTGGTATACGAGGTGTTGTACAAGGTGACTTGTTATTTACATCAGGAGATATTAAGTCGGTATCTATACGAGGTGAAGATGCTATCGCATTTACACCAAACACTATAACATATGCTGTTCCAGAAAATACTGACCTTGCTAAAAGAATTAAAAGAGCTAAGTTAGGCATTATCTTTCACACTACTTACAATGGCCGAAAGATGTCTAACCTAAAAGCAAGCTTTGGCGTCAATGTAAATCGTTTTACAAAGACGCCAGCAGTATTCTTTGATGACGCAAGTTACAAAGACTCATCTGGTGTTGCTACATTTACAACTGCTGAAAGTGATCAGTACGATAATATGTTAAGAATGGCAATGGGATCAATTTCAAAAGGTAAAGTTATTTTAGATTTGTTAAAAAGACAAACAAATATGTTATCAGTTGGTGCAAGATTAAAGATTTTCTTCAATACAAAAATAAGAGAAGGTCAAACTATTAGTAATGTAAAAGGATTACAATCAGATTTTAGAAAGTACTATGCTTCAGTTTTAGATGATGAGATGTCAAGTAAAAAAACAGAAGCTGCAAAAAGTAAATACAAAACAATAAGAGATGATGGTTTAAAATTTATTGATAGATATGATAATGAAATATATTTTGCAATTGCAAGTTATGTAACTTTACAAAAAGTTAAAAATTATCTTGTAAGTAAAATGAATCAAATTAAATCAATAGGAACTTTTTTACAAAAAGGTAATGGATTTGAAGTAACAAATCCAGAAGGTTATGTTGCTGTAGATAGAATGGGCAACGCCGTTAAATTAGTAGATAGATTAGAGTTTAGTACAGCAAACTTTACATTAGCAAAGAATTGGATTAAAGGATAATGGCAAATTTTAGAAAAGACACACAAGAATTTGGACCTAGAGGCCACGATAAAACGGTCTTTGAAGTACCAATGATAGCAACAAATGACGGTAATGTTGTAACACAAACAAATCCATTTCCTGTTACAATATCAAGTATCAGTCAATCAAGCTCAGCAGAAACTAATACAGACGCTTTTGGTAGACAAAGAATATCATCACCACTAACACTATTTGATTCCTCACATAGATTTTCTGATAATGATTTATGGAATGAAGATATTACAGGTGACGCTTCATCAACCTTTCAAATAAATGAGGGTCTAGTAGATTTAACAGTTGGCGATAATGCTAATGATGAAATTATTAGAGAAACAAAAAAAGTAATGACTTATCAACCTGGTAAATCATTGTTAATTTTAAATTCTTTTGTATTTAATGCTGCTAAAACTGGATTAAGACAAAGAATAGGATATTTTGGAACAGACAATGGTATCTATTTAGAACAAGATGGTACAGATGTTTATATAGTAGAAAGAAGTAAAGTATCAGGTTCAGTTGTAGAAAGTAAAATTGCTCAAGCAGATTGGAATGTAGATAAATTAGATGGCACAGGTACAACAGGCTATACTTTAGATTTAACAAAAGCACAAATTCAATATATAGATTTAGAATGGTTAGGTATAGGAACCGTAAGAGTAGGTTTTGTTATTAATGGTAGATTTGTAGTTGCTCACGCTTTTCATCACGCAAATTTAGTAACAGGAACATATATTACTACAGCTTCTTTACCTTTAAGAATAGAAATTAAACAACAGACAGAATTGGGTGACAGCACCACAGCAACACTAAAACAAGTTTGTTCTAGTGTTATGAGTGAAGGTGGTTATCAATTAAGAGGTTTACAACAAGCAGTTGGTACAGTAATTACTTCTCCTTATGAATTAACTACTGCTGGTACTTTTTATCCTGTTGTTTCTATACGATTAAAGTCAACAAGATTAGACGCAGCTGCTATTCTTACTGCTTTATCTATTTTAGGAACAGGAAATGGTATTTTTTATAATTGGCAAGTCGCAGCTGGAGGAACAGTTACAACAAGTTGGACTTCAGCTGGCACTAATTCATCTGTTGAATATTCAATTTCAGGAACAGCTTATACACTAGGTACAGGTAGAATATTAGCTAGTGGTTTTATGGCTTCTAATAATCAATCTAGTGCAGCTACTAATATTCTTAAAGAAGCGTTATTTAAATTTCAATTAGAAAGAAATACATTTACGGGTGTAGCAGAACCTATAACTCTTTTAATGTCTAGTGGTACTGATACGCAAGATGTGTATGCTTCTATGGATTGGGAAGAAATTAGTAGATAATGAAAAGTTTTAGAGATTTTATATTTGAACAATTAGGTAGAATGAGAATTATTATGTTAGGTGGACCTGGTTCAGGTAAATCAACCTATACAGAATACTTAATTAAACACTTTGATATTACACATATCTATCCAGGCGGTATGTTAAGAAAAGAAATTGAAAAAGGTTCAGAAATAGGACAGATTGCAAAAGATATAGTATCAAAAGGTGAGTTTGTTCCTAATCAAATAGTATTAGATTTAATTAGTAAAAAAGTTGAAGAAAGTCCTAAAGGTTATGTACTTGATGGATGGCCAAGATATATGCAACAAGTTGAAGATATGGAAAAAGCAGAAATAGGTTATGACTATGCAGTATTTTTAGATGTAAGTACCGAAGAAGTAATGAGAAGATTACTTGCAAGAGGTAGAGCAGATGATACGAAAGAGATTATAGGTAATAGAATAGAATTATATAAAAAAGAAACAGGTCCTGTAATAGAATATTTAAGAAAGAAACCAGGATTTTTAGAAATAAAAGCAGAGGGTGGTACACCTGAAGATACTGCTAACGAAATTATAAGAAGAATAGAAAATGAAAGTAAATAGTTTTATACAACATTTAGCAGAGGGTGTTTACGACCCAGGAATATTTAAAGCATTTTTTCTTGCTGGTGGTCCTGGTTCAGGTAAAACATTTGTTACTCAAAGTACATTTTCAGGTACAGGATTAAAAGTTGTAAATTCTGATACATCATTTGAAAGAAATTTAAAACAAGCAAACTTATCTTTAAGTATGCCAGATGAAGAAACATATTTTAGAAACATTTTACGAAATGCAGCCAAAAGAACTGCTATCTCACAGTTAAATAAATATGTAGAAGGAAGACTTGGTTTAGTAGTTGATAGCACAGGAAGAGATTATGATATGATTGCCAGACAACACAGTATGCTAAAGCAAATGGGTTATGATTGTTATATGGTATTTGTAAATACAACGTTAGATGTAGCGTTAGCAAGAAACGCTAGACGTGAAAGAACTATTCCTGAATATATTACAAAGTCAAGTTGGGAAGGTGTGCAAAATAACATTGGTAAATTTCAAAGACTATTTGGTTTAAATAATTTTTTAGTTGTAGATAACAATAAGTCTGATTTAGAACTTGTTACACTCACAATGAATAGAGTTGGTAAAATGGTAAGAAGATTTATGAGAACACCTGTACAAAATTATATTGCAAAACAATGGATGAAAAAAGAATTAGAGGCACGTAAAAGAATATGAGATTTAAAGATTTTTTAAAAGAGTCTATAATTGACATACCAAGACAAACGTATGCAAAAGGTGTATTTGATAAAGCAGATACTCCTAATCCAGTATTAAAACCATCAGTAAAAAAATTAGTATTAGATGGTATAAAGACATTTGAGAAATTTGGTAAAGTAGTTAAGTATACCTTAATTGGTTCAATACTTACAAAACAATATAGAGCTGATGCAGACCTTGACATTAATATCTTATTTAATATACCTGGTTCAAAAGAAGAACAAGAAAAGGTACATGATGAGATTAGAGAATATCAAGGACAGATAAATGGTAAAAATATACCAGGCACACAGCATCCTATCAACTACTTTTCCATCATAGATCCTGTAACATTTAATAAGGCAAGGGACATGGCTGATGGTACTTTTGATATCGACTCTAACAAGTGGATCAAAAAACCAGAACCTGGCACCTTTGAACCTGAAAAATACGTTACGGATTTTCAGAAGCGTGTTTCTGAAATAGATGTTGTTAAAGGTGAACTTATACGAGATATGATTGATTATGAGGAACTAAAAGACTTAACAGGTAACGACATAAAAAACTTGTCAAGTTTAGTTTCTAAAAAGTTAGACGAAATTAAATCTTCTATTAACACTCTAATTGATATTGGTGACAAAACTATTGCAGACCGAAAGGATGCTTTTAGTACAGATATGTCACCAGACGAAATCAGAAAGTTTGGTGTAAAGAACCGACTTCCCAAAAATGTGATTTATAAAATGTTAGAAAAGTATCATTATCTCAAATTTTTCAAAAAGTTGAAAGAGATTATGGAAGACGGTAAAATATCACCAGACGAACTGAAATCATTATCAAAAATAAAAGAGGCCAAGGGTAGATCAATTGCATTTACCTTTGGCCGATTTAATCCACCTACAATAGGACACGAAAAACTTATTAACAAAGTGGCACAACAAAGAACAGATGATTACAGAATTTATTTAAGTAAATCTGAAGACACATCTAAAAACCCATTGAATGCTAGAGTTAAGTTAGCAACAATGAAACAAATGTTTCCTAGACATAGCAGAAACATACTACTTAATCCATCAAACATGATATTGGATATTGTAACTGATTTACATAAAAGAGGTTACTCAAACATAACGATGGTTGCAGGTAGTGATAGAGTAAGAGAATTTGATACTATCTTAAAAAAATATAACGGCGTTAAGAGCCGTCATGGTCTATATGACTTTGATAGTATATCTGTAGCTTCAGCAGGAGAAAGAGATCCTGACGCTGAAGGTGCTACGGGAATGAGTGCTAGTAAAATGAGAGCGGCTGCAAAATCAAAAGACTTTGCAAGTTTCAAAAAAGGACTGCCGTCTGGTTTTGCTAACTCAAAAAATGCACAAGACTTATTTAGAAATGTAAGAAAAGGAATGATGTTAGCGGCTTCGTTTGACGCTGATAGTGCATTTAGATTTAAACCATTTATAACTGCCTCAACAAAAGAGGAGTTAGATAAAATGACATTAAGGGACAAATATATTTCAGAGCATTTATATGATGTAGGAGATATAGTTGACGATATGGAGAATAATGTAACTGGTGTCATTGTAAGAAGAGGAACAAACTATGTTACCTTGGAAGACGAGGAGATGAGCCTACACAAATGTTGGTTATATAATATTATGGAAACTCCTGTCTATTCAATTAAGTTGGAGAAACGATCAATGAACTTAAAAGAGAAAAGAAAATTAGCGTATGATAAAGAAACAGATCAACCTAAAAAATACGTTGCAGGATTATCAGACAAAGAGAAAAAGGCACATGATAGACACCTAGAAAAACAAGGTAAAAAATCAGATAGTGACAAGTCTGCTTATAAACAATCACCTGCTGACAAAGTAGCAAAAACAAAACCTAGTAAACATACAAAACGTTTCAAACAAATGTATGGAGAATTGAAGACAAAATCAGAAAAAGAACCTCAACATAGAGGTAATGAATTTAATACAGATGGTATACCAGAAGCCTATGAAATAGGACATGATTGGGCAAAATATACATCTTCAATAACACCAGGCGAAAAACACTACAATCCTAAGTATCAAGGCGGTTCTTATAGTCCAAGTAAACATAGTGATAATTTAATTAATGTTAACGCAAGTAAGGATATAAGCATGACAGATAATAAAAAAGTTGAGCTAAAAGATATAGAAGAATGGGCAAGTAAAGAAGAAACTATTAATAAATATAAGGAAAGATATGGGGAAGAGTGGCAATCTAAAATTGAAGAAACATACAATAAAATGTTCAATAAAGTGATTGACACCAACACAAATATGCAAGAAGGAAGAATGAAGGATATCGCAATAGACCTTAAATCTAAGGACGAAGGCGGATTAGATCCAGAGGAATTTCAAAGAAAGTACAACAAATCTAAAGCAGAAATGAGAAAAGATTTAGGTGCTACTGAAGGCTTTAAGTTAACGTTTAAAGACTTTATGAAAGAAGAAGCAGACGAGTGGGGAATTTTCCCATCACAAATTACAGAAGCAGAACATCAAGGTAAAAAAGTTACTTTGAACAAACCTGTTAGAGGTGGTTCTAAAAAGTTTTATGTTTACACAAAAGGACCTAACGACAACATAGTCAAAGTATCATTTGGTGATCCTAATATGGAAATTAAAAGAGATAATCCTGCAAGAAGAAGAAGCTTCAGAGCAAGACATAACTGTGATAATCCAGGACCTAAATGGAAAGCAAGATATTGGAGTTGCAAAAAATGGTAACAAGATATAGAAGTGGATGGGATTACGAATCTCTAAATGAGTTTACAACTGTTTACGTTGCTAGATGGAGAGGTAAAGACGGTAAAAGATATGCGTCACCTTTTAAAACAAAAGACTCTGCTGAAAAGAGAGCAAAAGAATTAAGAACACAAGGTAATTCTGAAGTATCCGTTACACAAGATACGTTAAAGGGAAATATTAAGTGGGCAAAAGATAACGGACCTGATATAAAAGGAATGCAAAAAGAAGAAAAGTTTGAGTGTCCTAAATGTAAAGGTAAAGGTTGTGACCATTGTGGTGGCAAAGGTTATCATATGAAAGAAAATGTTGGTGATTTTTATCAAAGTAAAATGACACCTCAACAAATTCAGAATATAAAGAAGACTTGGCAAGGTAAGAAAGCTTCAGACGTTACACCTGCTGTTAAGGCAATGATTAAACGATTAGATATACCTACACAGTTGGCAATTAGACAGGCAAACATACCTCATATTTCAAAATTAGTAGAGGACGCTTCTAAAGACGCTGAGAATATGGCGAAATTGAGAACACGTCAAATGTCATTACAAACTAAATTAAAAGATTTAGATCCAGGTGAACCTAAAGACAAAACACCTATGGCTATAACTAAAAATGATATAGAGACCATACAAATGAAAATGGATCAGTTAAGAAGTAAAATGAAAAAAGAACAAGTACACCCAGCAAAATCTCTTATTGAAGCGATTACTGCTGTAAAAAACAAAGCAGAAAAAACAGGTATGCCTTATTCTATCTTAAAGAAAGTTTACGATAGAGGTATGGCTGCATGGAAAGGTGGTCATAGACCAGGCACTACACCTCAACAATGGGCTATGGCAAGAGTTAACAGTTTCGTAACTAAATCATCTGGTACTTGGGGTAAAGCAGATAAAGATTTAGCAGCGAAAGTAAGGAGCAAAAAGTAATGAACAAAAAATATTTTGATACAAGAAAAGATAGCTTAGAGGATAAGATTAATACAATTGCTTCTGAACAAGCTGCTATTTCAAAACCAGTATCAGACGTAAAATTATCAGTAGAAAAGAAATACTTTGAAAGTAAAAAAGGATCACTAGAAGATGTAGCAAGTAAACTTGTTGAAAGTAAATTAGATCCAGTAAACAAAGACGCTGTTAAGAAAAAGTTTGATGATAGAAAAGATAAAGACATTGACAACGATGGCGATACAGATTCATCTGATAAGTATCTACATAAAAGAAGAAAAGCAATTTCAAAAGCAACAAGTGAAGAAGTTGAACCTTGTGGATTAACTGCTGAAGCGTGTTGGGATTCTCATAAACAACAAGGTTACAAAATGAAAGGTGGCAAACGTGTCCCTAATTGTGTACCTAAAAATGAAGCAGTAAATCAGGACGATCATGGTGAGAAAATCAACCAAGATAAAAAAGACGCTGCTATGAAGAAGACAGATCAAAAGAAACCATTTGACAAGTTAAGACAAGAAACTAAACTAGTTAGACTTGGGAACAATGGTAAGACAGATACAGGTCAAAAAGCTGCAGTTATAGACCTTGAACCGTCAGCAAAACCTATCTAGTTGCGACATTTTGTCAATTGACAAAAGCACTATTATATGATAGTATAATAGTATAAGGAAAACACTATGACTAAACCTATCATATATTGCGATATGGATGGAGTACTTGCAGATTTTAAAACAGGTGCTCAAAAAACAACTGGTATGTCCATTAACAAATGGATGAATATACCATCTTCAAAAGAAAAATGGGGATTGATTAAATCTAAAAAAGACTTTTGGTCAACTCTTCCTTGGATGCCTGGTGGCAAACAACTCTGGTCTTACTTATCAAAATTTGATCCACATATACTATCAGCATACGTAGAAGAGTCGTTTGATCCTAACTGTATTCCTGGCAAAACTGAATGGCTAAGAAGAAATGCTGGAATGTCAAATCGTTCAAAAATCAATCTAGTACGAAGAAAAGAAAAGAAACTCTTTGCCAAAAGAGGTAATCCTGCTATCTTAATTGATGACTATGAAAAAAACATAAGAGAATTTACACAAGCAGGTGGTACTGGTATTCATCACACAAACACATCAAATACTATATCTAAACTTAAAAAACTAGGTTTTTAATCTTATAAATAGTACTGTTATATAACAATTACTAATTTAAGGAGAGATATATGTCTTTATGGGGAAACGATATAAAGCCTAAAAATCTTACAGACGAAGAAAAAAAAGAAGTCTATGCAACCGCTCAAGGTTGGGTAAGAGAAGCAGGCTCAGTATTATCAGGTAATGATAATCCAAATGCAGATCCAGAAGTATTAGTAGCAATCGGCGGATTAGCTACAAATATGGGTTCAGCAAATATTACTGAAATAGAATTTGTAACAACATCAATCGGTGCAGGTGCTGGTGGAAACATTGACGTTAGAGTAAGATTTAACGAAAGAGTTGACATTACAGGAACTCCACAAGTAACAGTAACTAACGACCAAACAGGTAGTGGTACTGATGCTACATTTACAGCAGATTATAATTCTGGTACAGGATCAAACGAAATTGTATTCAGAGCAACTTATGCAGCTGCAGATGGTGGTATTGCTGAGAATGATGTATTATCAATTGGATCTAATGCAGTGGCACTTAACGGTGGTACTATTAAAGATGCTGGTACAACAACAAACTCTACAATTACAAACGCTGCTCAAACAGGTACATTAACTGTTTCAGCATAATAACAAAATCATATAAGGGTGCTTAAAGTGCCCTTATATATACTATATGAACAAATTGATCTAGGCAAATACCTAGAGTAGCATTCCCGAAAGGGTTAACAGGAGAAAAAAATGGCAGACAAAAAAATAACGGCATTGACCGATTTAGGTGACTCGTTGGCATCAGCTGACTTGTTTCACGTAGTGGATGACCCAGCAGGGACACCAATCAATAAAAAAATATCAGCAGAAAATGTGTTTAACAATATACCTTCTTGGTTAGGTTTATCACAAGATTCACAATTAATAACTGCTGACGCTTCATCACAGGTTGCAAACGTAACTTCAGCAATAACTGAAATCAACGCTACTTCAGCAACTGGTGCAATATCATTAGCAGATGGTTCTGATGGACAAATTAAGATTTTTATTAATACATCAACAAGTGGTACAAATGACGTAGTAATTCAACCAACTAACTTGCGTGGGGGTACTACTATTACTTTGAATGCTCAAGGTGAAACAGTTGTATGTATATTTAAAAATTCAAACTGGAATGTAATCGGCGGACATGGTTTCGCAATTGCGTAATATATTAGGAGATTATTATGGGAATAACAACACAAACGTTAATGAAAGAGAAATTTGCTCTTCAAAAAACGTTTAATGAATTGAACAATAGAATAAAGACTATTGAAAAAGATTTATCAGTAATGAAAGCAAATATGAGTGCTGTTCATGGTGCCTTACAACAAGTTGAAAAACTTATACAATATGATGACAACTATGGTAAAAAAGAAGCAGAGATAATTCATAGTAGAGAAAAAAAAGTGCCACCACTTGAATCAGGCCCAGTTGAAAAACCTTCTTTAGATATAAAAACTAAGGAAGAACCTCAACAATTAAATGAGGGTGATAAATGAAAGAAGATAGGGATAGCTTTATAGAGGATCTTGCTGACAATACACCAAATGAAGCTCAGTTTGATAAGTTAAAAGAAGCTGAAGTACATGACGCTGAAGAAGACCTGGTAGCAGGTAAAACTTATAAGAAATTAAAAGACGAAGTAAAACGAGGAGAAAAATGAAAACATTTAAACAACACATAAAAGAAGGCGGAACTATGGGCGTTGGAACACCTCATCAATCTTCAGTAGAAGATGGATCAATGGGTGCTCACAATATACATGAACCTGCAATCTTACAAAGAGTGAATGCTTTTGTTGGATCTATTGCTGATAAAGAGTATATACAGCCTGAGGCTGCTCTATCTCAATTAGAAACTAGATTAAGAACAATTGGTGTTCAGTTAAAAGACTCAATAACAATTAATGATAAAAAAGGTAACTTTGAAAGTGCTTTAGTATTTAATGGTGGTCGTTTTGGTAAAGATACCGACGGCTCTGACATAAATGATGATGGAATTAGTCATAAAGTTGGCAAAGAGTTAAAACTAAAAGGTAGATACGAAACACTAGAGAACGGCGCTGTTAAAGTTTATGCAGAGCTTGGCTAATGTTTGATAAGATAACAAAGAAGAATTGGTTATTTTACGCCATAAAAAACTACAATGTTCCTAATTTAGATAGTGAACAGGAGTTTTATGAAGATGTGAAAAGATTTAAGTATCTTAAACGTTTATTTCGTAAATACAAAACCACAGGTGAACTGAAAACTAGATTAGTATTAAATCATATCATAGTATTGACAAATGTTTTTGGTAATGAGGCTGCGGCTACATTATTATTATTTAAGATTGAAAGAGAGTATTGGTCTGTACTAAAAACTTTCTTACAATATTTAAATGTAGTAAGTGAAGACGAGTTGCCAAATGTGAAAGTAAATAAAACTTTGTTATCAAGTTTGGAGAAATTATAATGGGAAGAGCAATAGATTTATTAATAACTTATAGAGTAATTAAAATGTTAGTTACTCCTTGGAAACAACATGACGCTTATAAGTTGGGTATAATTGATGACAATGGTAAAGTATTAAGAAAAGCTAAAACTTTGAAATCAGCAAAAGAAAAAGATTCTTATACTATACTACACAGATTTGTATTCAATTTGAAAAGACTACTAGGGTTATTACCTGGTGGTAAATCAAAGTTTGCCTCATACGCAACTGCTTTGGCACTATTGTTAAAAGAGAATAAAGATATTAACGCTGTAGAATTAGAAAGAGGTTTATATAAACATCTTATTGAAAACGACTTGGTCGCTTATGATGATGATCTAAAAGAGTCTGTAGGTTTTGATTTTTTACCAGAAGGTAGATTTATAATGATTGACAGATTAGAAGATTTAAATGGCGAACAAACTGCTGATGTAGGTGATGTAGTATATACAACTGAAAATCAGAAACCTTTTGATAATCTATTCGGCGTAAACCTATATCATGTTATAAATGAAGATACTAAAAAACAAATTATAGTATCAGAGGACAACATAGAGAGGGTAAAATTTTAATGAAAACCTTTAAAGAAATAAGATCAATTATAAGAGAATTTTCTGATAGTCAAATAGACATGTTGGCAAGACAATATGCAGGACTAAAAGATAAAACAATCTCAACAGATCAAGCAAATAAATTAAGAAAAATATTTGACAGAATACCTGATAGAGCGCTAGACGCTTTAAGAAGAAAAAAGATACCTTTTATATCTGGTATGGCATTATCACGTATGGTTAAAAAAGGTATGCCTGTAAAAGAAGACGCACCTGCTAATGCAGTAGGCAATGGATCAAATCTTGCAATGCCGCCAGCAGTAGAACCTGGTGTACACGTAAAGAAAAAGAAAAAAGATGTAACTAGCTTATTAAGACGTGAAGACTATGATAAAGTTGAACTAGAAAATTTAATTAATAAGATTGAGTCTAACCAAGACATAGAAGAAAATCAAATTAAACCTATAGTAAACAATATCAAATCAAAAAAAGAAAAAGGTACATATACTGAAGAATTTGCTATGACAGCATTTAGATATGTTGTAGATAGACAAATAAAATCTACAGTTTCAGAGGATTTTAGAAACAAAGTTGCTTCAAAATTACTATCAAAGTACGTATGAAAACTTATAAAGAATTAAGAGAGTATATGAGAGGGTTCGCTATAGGACCTGTTGACACATTAAAACCTATGGCATCCTTAGGCGGTTCTCAATCTTCTCCAGATAGAAGATACACAGCACAATTGCCTCAATTAGCTGCAACAGCAAAAGGGCCAGGGTTAGGAACAATTAAACCTATGGTCACAGCAAGTAAAAAGAAAGAGAAGAAATAATATGGAATTATTAATCGCATTAGCAATGAAGTTTTGGCAATGGTCATTATTGATATTATTTGTAATAATAGGTTTTATTATAAACTTATTAGATAAAAGAAAAAGTAACATAAAATTTAAATATGAAGAAATGCCTCAACTAAAACCTATACCAATTAAAACAAAAGGTAAAGGATTTTGGAAAGGTATTGCAATGTGGTTATTATCAACAAGAAATTGGGAACTAACAAAGAACTGGAGATATAATATAAATGGTGCCGAGTATGTAATACCAAAAGGTTTTCAATTTGATGGTGCAAGTATACCTAAATTTTTAAGAACATTTTTTTCACCAGTTGGCGTATTATTAATTGGTGGTCTCGTACACGATTATATGTACAAGTACACTGCTTGTAAACCAGCAGATAAATCAGGTTCACTTCTATTAGTTGATCAGAAAAAAGCAGATCAAATCTTTAGAGATATAAACATAGAAGTAAACGGTTTCTATTTTATGAACTACTTAGCGTATTGGTCATTAAGAATAGGTGGCTTTGTTGCTTGGAATGGTCATAGAAAAAGAAACGAAACAATCAAATAACATATAAGGAGTAAACTATATGAAATGGTTAAAAAGTAGAGTAAAAGAAGTATCATCATGGCATGGTGGTGCTTTAGTAGCAATGGGTTGCATTATATTATTTGCAGGACCTTTTGCTAAAATGGCTGCATGGGCGTCAATTGCTTGGGGTCTATGGGCGATTTGGAAAAAAGACTAATCAACCATGGGAATTAGATTATTTTTTATTGGAATATTCATCAGCGCTTTAATCGGCGCTGGTGGATACATTTTTAAGTTACAGAAAGACAACACTATACTTAAAGCAAATGCAGTTAAACTAGAGTCTGCTGTATCCGAACAAAAGACACTAATAGAAAATCAAAAGAAAGATTTTGCTGAAATATTAGAAGCAAACAAAAAGATAAACGAATTAGTTGGTAATCTCAAAAAAGATTTAGACGATTTAGACAAAAGATTTTCAAAGAAAGATAGAGATATTGGTAAACTGGCCATTGATAGAACAAAGGTCATAGAAAGAATTATAAACAAAGGCAGTGATAACGCTACAAGATGTATAGAGATTGCTAGTGGATCACCATTAACTGAAAGTGAAAAGAATGCTACGAAGAAATCAGAAATCAATCCTGAATGTCCTTCTATTAGTAATCCTAAGTATATTCCTTACTAACTGCTCAGGCGTTAAGAAGTTAAGTATATTTAAGGAAGAAGTAAAAAGACAAGAGCTTCAATTAGAGAAGCCTACACCTTTACAGTTAGAAAAGATTAAATGGATAATCATAACATCTGAAAATGCTGATGAAGTATTTAAGAAGATGGAAGAACAAGGACTTGATCCTGTGTTATTTGGTCTTACAGATAACGATTATCAATTAATAGCAAAGAACTTTGCTCAAATAAGAAATCAATTAAAGATAACAAATGACTTACTTGATAAGTATAAAGAATACTATGAGTCAGATAAGGATAACAAATAATGGCAACAGATACAAAAGCAGGAAGTAAAACTGAAAAAACTAAAAATTCAGCTTCAGCAACAACTGGCGCAAGTGCTAGTGCTGATACTTCAAAAAATTTAGGTAAAGGTACAACAGCAAATGCAGGTGCATATTCAGAAGCCGAAGCAGGTGCAGTTGCAGAAGCAAAAAAAGGAAACGCAAGTGCAAGTGTAGGTGCTCACGCTGAAGTTGGTGCATACTCTAATGTAGAGAATGAAACTAAAGTTGGTGGTGTCGGAGTTAAATCAGAAGCACATGCAGGTACAAAAGTATATTCAGATGTAGGAGTAGGTGGTTCAATAGGTACTAATGGTGCTGAAGGACACGCAGGTGCTATCGCTGGTTCTTGTGCTGAAGTAGGTGCAAGTACAACAATTGGCTCAGACAGAAACAATGCCTCAGTAGGTGCAAAAGTTTCAGTTGGTCCTCAGATTGGTGCAAAAGTAGGTGGCGGTGCAACAGTAGATGATGGTAAACTAACCGTAGGTGCAGATGTTAAATTAGCACTTGGTGTTGGTGTTACATTACAACCAAGTATTACCGTTGATACAAGACCAGCGGCAAATGCCTGCAAGGCGGCTGGTAACGCAATCGCAGCTCCATTCAAAAAAATAAAAAAACCATCAAATCCCTTTAAGAAAAAGAAAAAGAAATAGATGGCACACAAGATTGACGAAACAACAGAATTAAGAGTATCACTAAAAACATTAGCAGTAATTATTATTACTGTTGTTTCAGCAGCCGCATTTGTATTTCATTTAGAAGAAAGACTTGATATATTAGAACACAATACTATGATGAACAAGGTCCAATTTGAATCCTACAGAGAACAACCAAGTCGTAGTCACACAGATGTGGAAGTAATGAAAACACAAATTGAACAATTAAAAAAAGAAATTGACGAGTTAAAATCATATAAATAATAATAAAGGAAACAAATGAAAAGACTAATTACAGGTCTTTTATTATGTTTCGTTATGGGACTTACACAAGTTACTTGGGCTGACACGACCTCAACATCAACAGATACATTAACACAATCCAATAGTAGTGGTTCAAACACTTCTATTTCAGGTGGTTATTCGGCAGAAACTACAACGACCTACCAATCAGGTTCAAGTAGTAATAGCACAACTACAAACACTACTAATGCCTATACAGGCGATCAAAGAGTAGTCAATTCATCATCAGCACCATCTATGTCAGCAATGTCGCAAGACCTTTGTACAGTAGGTATATCAGCAGGTGTATCAACATTTGGTTTAGGTGTATCAGGTGGTACATATAGAACAGACGAGAATTGTGAAAGAATTAAACTATCTAAAGTATTAAACGATTTAGGTATGAAAGTGGCTGCTGTATCTATTCTGTGTCAGGACGAAAGAGTATTTTATGCTATGGAACAATCTGGAACACCTTGTCCTTTTGAAGGTAAAATTGGTAACGAAGCAAAAGAACAATGGAAGAAGTATGGTAAATTAAGACCAGACTTTGAACAATACACAGCAAGATTAAGTATTATTGAAAAGAAAAATAAAGAATTAAAAAAAGAGTACAATGAAAAACTAAAAGCAAATAAAGAGATCATTGAAAAACAACAAAGTGAATTAGAAAAAATTGAAGCTGAAAAAAAAAAGTTAATCAAAGAGATAGAAAAAAAAAAGAAGTAAATAAAAAATGGATATTGATACCCTTAACATTATTCTTTGGAGTGCCCTTATAATCTATGCGACATACAAAGTATATAATTTTATTCACGGTCTTAATCCTTACGATTTTAGTAACAAGAAGTAGTAACGCAGAAACTACTTGTACTGAAAACGAGTTGGGTGACCAGACCTGTGTTACAACCACTACAACAACTGTACCTGGCGTAACAACAGATAATCTATTATCACCTAATTTCCAAGACGGTAGTTGGAACTATTCGTCTAATATGACCTTTCACGGTTCAAATACATTAGCAACAACTCACAACTCATCAGCAGATTCAACTGTATCATTAAGCACAGATGGTGGTTTAACTAAATCACAAATTAATTCTGGTTTTACATCTACATTTGGATTGGATATTTGGTTTTGGAGCGGTTCTACTTCTAATGTTACAATGAAACAAACTCTTACAGATGATAATGGAAATGTAATTACTCAACAAAGAGTTATATCAGGAACAAATAATACTTATGGAACAAATTATACAGATACAATTACTGTAAATGCTAACACAAAATCAGATTATTCTATCAAAGCAGAGCTATCTAATACAACACCTGCTTACACAACAGGTCATTATGGTCCTGACATTAATGATCCAAGTTTAGTTGTAACTACAAACAGTACAACATCAACATCTACTTCCGAAACATTTTTATACTGTTATGAAAGAGTACCAAACGCTTGCACTTACGATAACGAAGCGTTAGAAGAAATAGCAGATTTTAAAACAGATGATGGTAAATCTTATGATGAATATGTAGAAGACGCAATAAAAGATTTTGAAGTTGTAAGTGTAGATACGTCTATTATAGTAGAAGATGATTTTGGTAAAATAGAAGAATTTAAAATAGAAGATTACGCTGTAGAAACATTTAATGATTTTATTGAAGCAAATGATTTAACCGAAACTTTTGAAACAGCTTTAATAGAAGAAGATTTAGGTAAAGAAGAATTTTTTGACACAATGACAGATAGTATTAAAGAAGAATTTGGTGAAGACTTTGATATG